GATCAAACGCACTGTTGTCACGCTTGAGCGAATGGCACAAGGTATCAAGCACCATGTTAAACATATCCATTGCTGCCTCGCCGTGATAGATGGCATAGTTCCAGTCAATGGCTAGATCGGCTGCCAGAGTTACATAGTCTTTGCGGCTCATTTTGTGCCTTTCATTAGGTGATGACGTAAGTCTAACACGGGGGTGTGACATTGGCCCGGGGCGGGGGGACGCCTAAGCGTCCCACCCAAATAGATGACCTTCCATAGCGGCATCCTCAGCAAAGATATCGCCTTGGGGCCAAGGGTCTTCCTGCTCATCAGCATCGGCCTCATCGGACCAAGTGTCCTCAGCGTGATCGCCATAGTCTGCCCACACGTCGGCATCGGCAACGGTTTCGGTATCCCACAGGGTGCTGAACATGGTGTTCCTTTCATCGAAGTTAGCGTAAGCGTATCACGAGGGTCTGACATTGCGGCCCGGGCTGTTCGGTGTTCGGTATTGACCGAACAGCAGAACGGCAGTAAAATACTGGTCCATACATAAAGCGATAATACAAGAAAACACCCGGGCCTAGTGCCTCCCGCAATGGGCATGGCCCTTTCGGCACTCAAAGAAATCAGATGAGTAGTCTTCCTCATCAATGCTCTCAGGCATGGTGGCCTCAGCAGGGTAGAGATAGGAGCAACCCTTCTCAGCATAGTTCCAAGCGGAACCGCAGACGCATCCAAACGATGCCTTGTCTAGGTGATGAGCGAACATTTTGTACCCTTTCGTTGAACGTAACGTAAGCCTATCACAGGGGTCTGACATTGGCCCGGGTGGGCTATGGTAGCCCCACCTCCTTGGCAAAGGCATACGCCTGCTTATAGGTGGCAAACATACGGATTTCACCCGTGTCCACGTTCATCACATCCCAAGGGGTTTCAAGCACGAAGCAGCCAAAAGAGACAGCAAGGCCATTGACAGGGACACCGTACCACATAATTCCTCCAAAACTGGGATGCTTATGTGGTCATCATAACACGGGGGTCTGACATTGCGGCCCGGGCGGTACTCCTAGCGGAGATACCAAGGGTCGTCTTCAGGGGTAGAGGTCACGCGGGTGAGGCGATTCTCATCAAGGGTATCAAAGTCAAGGTCGGCCATAGCCTGAACGATGGAGAGGAAGTGCTCGTCGTTTGCGTCTGCAAATGTTGTTGTCATGGATTGATCATAGCATTGGGGTCTGACATTGTAAAGTCATAACGTAAGATGGACAGGAGCAAGGGTGCCCGGGGCGTGCTGGCTAGTGCCAGCCACAACCGCATAGGTCATAGTGCTCAGCATAGTGGGCGAGCGAACCCCAGTCAGGGGCAGAGAAGAAATCGGCAGGCGAGGTAGCGCACTGCATGGTAGGCTGGTCCTCGTCAATGATGGCGAGGTAGCCAAAGTGCTGCACCGTGGCTGCGTGCGCGAGAGTGAAGGTCATGGGGGTTCCCTTTCGTTGGTTAGCCATAGCGTACCACGGGGGTCTGACATTGAGTGGTCTTAACGTAAGCACGCCTCAGAGCAAGCGCCCCGGGCCTAGCAAGTCTAAAGATCAGACTTGTCTAGGATCTCATAGTCCTCAGGGACAGCCTTGGAGTAGACGAACTCCAGAGCAGCGTCACGGCTGCTGAAGGACTTGACGAAGCGGGTCAAGTGGTAGACGCGGTACATGGGCGTTCCTTTCGTAGGTTTCTTATAGCGTAAGCGTACCATAGGGGTCTGACATTACCCGGGCCTTTCGGCTACTTGAAAATGGTCCCAGCGGTCAGCATCTCATAGCCGCAGGTTGAGCAGCGCAGCATGTAGCCCGTGATGAAATTCTCAAGGGTGTGGAAGCAAGAGTCGTTGCCAAGGGACAGGGGCGGGAGCGTCAATGTGATCATGGCGTAAGCCTATCATAAGGGTCTGACATTGGCTGGCCCGGGCCTCCTAGTAGAGGGTTTCAAAGATGCGATAGCCTGAACGATCAGGGAAGGAAATCTTGTTGGTAGCCAAGGCGTTTTCAGCCTCAGCCCTAGTCTTGAAGGTAGCGTAGTTGGTAGCGTTGGAACGGGGGGACAGGATTTCGTAGATGATGATCATAAGGTATACCTTAGCATAGGGGTCTGACACTGCCCGGGGCACCTAGAACAGGTGAATGTTACTAAGTGCCACCACAACTATGATCACTAGGATAAGGATACGCACTATACCTCCTCAAAATGATAGGTCAGCCAGTCGCGGTCACGGCAGTTCAACTTATTCAGGTGAAGGCCAGCGGCAATCTGAGCACCGCGAAGGGTGCGGTACTCACCAACGGTGATGACGGGGGCGTGGTGGATGCTGGTGTAAGTAACTTTGATCATAACGTAAGACTAGCATGGGGGTCTGACATTGACCCGGGCCTCCTACACCTCCATGCATTCGCAGAGGATGCAGATGCCAGTAGCCATCTCCCAGCCCTCTAGGCTATCTTTGCACACCGTGCAGCGTGCGTGGGTGGTGGGCACAAAATCAGTGTCCATCTCGAAGTCGATGTCAATGCTCATCGGGGCATCCTTTCGTTGGTGTCTTATAACGTAAGACTAGCAGAGGGGTCTGACATTCCCGGGTTGCCTCCTACCACATCCACCCCGTGTACTTCTCCCAGTCAGCGAGGGTCATGACCCCCTTGTATTCACCGCAGAGGTAGCAGACCTTGCCGTCAGGCACCACCTCATCGCAGTAGCAGCAAACGAACTCTGGCATCTCAATCTCGGTGATCATCATACGATGATCGTAGCACAGGGGTCTGACATTGCCCGGGGCCTAGCGCACCTCCCAATCAGAGAGGGGGGCGAGGCGCTCATTGGAATTGAGGTAGAGGTCCATCAACTCCAACTCCATAGGGGTGAGGTAGGGCACTGAGAATGAGGGGGGTGCATCCCACGCGGCAGGCATAGCAGGGGCAAGGGCTGGGGTTTCGGTGATCATCATAGATTGATCGTAGCATAGGGGTCTGACAGCCGACCCGGGCCTTTCTAGTAGAGGAATTGGAAGATGCGGTAGCCCTGCATCTCTGGGAAGCGGGTAGGGTCAGCCAGAGCAGCCTTGGCCTCAGCCAGAGTTCTGAAGGTGGCATAGTTGGTAGCCTTGGGACGGGGGGACAGAATCTCGTAGATGATCATAAGATCATCGTAGCAGAGGGGTCTGACATCGCCCGGGGCTACTCAACGCACCCCCCGCAGTAGTCCCAGAAGCATAGGATGCGGTACTGCTCGCAGATGTAGCAGACACCCATGAGGGGCATAGGGCCAATGACTGGACGTTCTTTGGAGATGATCATACGAGCATCGTAGCATGGGGGTGTGACACTGGCCCGGGCCTCCTAGTGCCTCGCGCAGAATGCGTGGCCCTTGCGGCACTCAAAAAAGTCAGGCGAGTAGTACTCGTCATCAAGGGTAGTAGGGACATGGGCTACGTTCTCATTGATCATCATAAGAGTATCTTAGCATGGGGGTCTGACATTGCCCGGGGTGCTCAGGTACACATGACGCAGTAGTCGTCACGGTAGGAGCCTACTACCTCAAAGTCACATCCGCAACCTGTGGAGCAATCCGCTGCGTAGGTGTAGACGGTGTTGAAGGAATGGTCCCAGATGCCGATCTCGGTGATTGTCATAGCGTAAGCGTAGCAGGGGGGTCTGACAATCGACCCGGGCGCCCAAAAGGTGTTGGTACGCAACAACTTTTAGTGCCTAGCGCAAAAGGCATGACCTTTGCGGCACTCGAAGAAATCAGGAGAGTAGTACTCGTCCTCATCAAGGGTAGTAGGGGCAACGACTGCGTTTTCTTTGATCATGGATTCATTCTAGCAGGGGGGTCTGACATTTGGGGGGGCATACAGACCTTCTTATGTAACGGTTGGGTAACGGTTGCCCGGGGCCTGAGGGTGGTCGCCCACCCCTAGGGGTTACTCGCTCCACATGCACGCGAGGGCAAAGACGCCGAGGGTGAAGGAAGCGAGGGCAAGTACCGCAACTGTGATCATCATAGATTGATCGTAGCAGAGGGGGCTGACAGTCGGCCCGGGGCCGAAAAGTTGTTGGTATGCAACAACTTTTTGTGTGGCCTGATCTCTAATCAGGTCTAGGTTTATTTGCTCTTGCGAGGCTCACCCTAGAGGTGGTCGATAAGTAGATAGAGAACAGTAACTGGCTGCCAGAGTTGGTCCTCATCATGAGCCTGACTTTTTGGGAATTGCAAAGGGTGGGGCTGGGGTTGCCAGACGTGTCCTTTGCTCCTGTGGTTCGGTTACTGCTCTCTATTTACTTATAGAACTATTATGACATAGGCGTCTGACAGATGCAAGTTTTGGAGGGTTTTTCGGGATGATTAGAATCACATCGTAGGTACTTGACAAATGGCTGCTGGAGGCCCGGGGCACCTCCCTAGAAGAGATGAACTTGCGTGGCAATAAGAAAAACCGTTGCTACGCAAAGGGTTATCGCTGCCCACATGCTCAACCTCCGAGGGTAGAGAGGTGAGCAACAATAGCACGACCATTGTCAGTACGTCGCTTGAATCCTGTAGACCCTTGCTCACCATACTGAATGTCATAGTACTTATCTGCAAGCATGGCTACCCCGAAGGTAGAGAGCCAAGACAGTGCAAAGACAATAAGGGCAAAGAGCGAAACACCTGTATAGACGTTCATGATGTGCCTTTCGTTGTTGTTATGGTGCTAGCCTAGCAGGGGGGTGTGACACTCCTAGTGGAGGGGCCATTCCTCAATCATGAAACCCTCACTGCTATAGATTTCCTCTGAGGCTATAGCCTGCTCCATCCATGCTTGGGCTACCTCGCGTGATGCGAACATACGGATGGGGCCATCCCACATTTCAGATACTGAGTAGATCATTGTCTTGCCTTTCGTTGATTGCTTATTAGTTAGAGTCTAGCAGTAGGGTGTGACAGTGAGGCTAGCGGGTAGCCTGTGAGCACCAAGCGCACACACCATGTGCGTCAGTACGATGCCAGCCGCTAGGGGCTACCGTGCAAGCGACACCCTTCGGTGCGGTGCGGGCCTCAAGTGCGAACGATGAAATCATTTTCTTGCCTTTCGTTGTGTTTCCGTTTTTCCTTATGACGAAAGTCTAGCACGGGGGTCTGACACTTTTGACCATTTCAGGGCTTATTTTGAAATTCTTTTTTGTGGGCTACATCACATGTGTGCGGTCTATTTTGGGCTTGACATTGCTTCAAAAGTGCGTATCGTACACCTCTAACATAAATTGTACTTTTAAAATATTTAAAGTTTAAAATTTAATAAATCAAAATATATATATGGTATAATTTTAAAATGAAGCAATGTACAAAATGTAATGAAATGAAGCAAATAGATCAATTTGCAAAAAATAAAAGTAATAAGTCAGGTATCCACTCTTGGTGCAAATTATGCATGACAGAAAAAGTATTGGGGTATCGCGGAGGCAGGGTATTCAAGAAATTGACAGAAACAGAATCACATAAACAATGTAGGTTATGTGAAAAAATGAAACTATATTCAGAGTTTGCAACCAAGGATAGTCGTACAACAAAAACTGAGACATATTGCAAGCAATGTAAAAAGTTTATGGGTACAGAAAAGGTGTTATCAAAATATGGGTTGAATGTTATCTCGTACATGGAAATGTTTAATGCTCAAGATGGCGTATGCGTAATATGCAAAAAACCTGAAAACAATGGAAAAAGACTGTCTGTCGATCATGATCATTTATGTTGTTCGGGAGCATACAGTTGTGGCAAATGCATTAGAGGACTACTTTGTAGCAGATGCAATAAAACTCTTGGCATGGTACAAGACAACCCTGATTATCTTAATGCAATGATTGAGTATCTATCTAAATAAAATATTTTAAACTTTGCGGTACAATGAACCATGAGTTGCTGTGGAGGAATCAATCCTTGGGGCAAAGAGAGGAAAGCAGTGCGACCAGTAAAACCGTGGGACTTGTTAAAGAAAGAAAATTGGACCGAAGCAGAAGTGTACGCAAAGCGATTAGAAATTTGCGAGGCATGTGATAATTTCACCAAAACACGACAGTGCTCCTTATGTCATTGCTTCATGGACGGCAAGACACGACTTGAAAATGCGTATTGTCCTATACGCAAATGGTAATTATAATGCAGACGCATAGGGGAATGACTGTATTGTAGTGCAGACGGCGAACTGAAGTACATTATATGGTTGCGGCATGGTGACATTATGGTGATGTGTTGGTAGGGCTGTGCTATTTTGCGGCTTTAAATGCGTGTAGTGATATAATTTAGTTATGGCGATAGACTTTCCTGCATCACCGACATTGAATGATTTGTTTGGTGCTGACGATAAGTTGTGGCAGTGGGATGGTGTGGCGTGGAATGGTATTCCTGGTCAATGGGATGGGGTTACTGGATTAGACACAATAAACATAGCACAGAATCAAGTAACTGGGCTGACGACATCATTATCTGGGCTGACAACATCACTATCTGGCAAGGCAAGTACGACACATGCTGCAAGCCATGCAAGTGGTGGGAGTGATGCTATTACTATTTCTGCTTCTCAAGTAACGGGGACGGCCATTATAAGTGGCGATACTCATTTAATTACTTTTTGTACGTCGTCTACTCGTCCATCACCAGAAACTGATGGGCAGATAATCTATGAAACTGATACTCAGAAGTATTATGGATGGAATGGAACTATTTGGTCTGCCATTGGTGGTAGTGGTGATGGTGACTATACCCAAGCATTTTTCATGGGTGGAATCTGATAGAATAGGAATACTATGGCTGCCACTTATAAGAATACAAGAATCCAAGGCACAGCATCCACATCTACATACTCTACTCTATATACAGTTCCTGCTGCAAGTTCAGCCGTAATCTCAACAATAAGCGTTGCAAACACATTGTCTACAGAAGCAACCTATCGTATAGCCATTGTTAATTCTGACGTTACTCCTACCGCGACCGACTGGCTAGTCTACGACTCAACCGTAGCAGGAAATGATTCAACGTTTATTAGCGTGGGAATTACATTGACTGCCAACCAAATACTTAAAATTTCTTCATCTGCCAACACCGTTACATTCATGTGCTTTATTTCGGAGATTTTATAATGGGTGTCAGCAGAACCAATAAGCCAACTCAATTCACTGTAAACAGTGTAAAAGGTATAGATGCAATTGGTGGAACAGTGACTAATATTGGTGGATATAGAATACACACCTTTACTGGAAATGGTCAACAGTTACAAATAACTGCTGGATCAAGCAATATAGAATACCTTATTGTCGGTGCTGGAGGTGGCGGTGGTGGTGGTGATGGCGCTGGAGGTGGTGGCGGTGGAGAAGTAAAATATGGATTTGTCAACAATGTCAGCATTGGTTCATACGCCGTAGTCTTAGGATCTGGTGGAGCAACCCCAGCGGGTTCAAATCCTGGAAGTAATGGAACAATATCAACAATGTTTACCTTAACTTCTATCGGCGGGGGTGGTGGTGGAAAGTCTGCTGCTGGTGCAGGAGCAGCAGGTGCTTGTGGTGGTGGAGGTGGTTATGGTGGTTTAGGAGGCACTGGAACTGTTCACTATAACGGTGGAAATGGAGGAAGCCCTTATCCAGGTGGAGGTGGTGGTGGTGCAGGAGGTACTGGGTTTGCTGCATCTGGAACCTCTGCTGGTAATGGTGGGATAGCCTTGTTTAATTCTATATCTGGAGCGTCAGCACCTTATGCCGCTGGCGGTGGGGGTGGGGCCAATGATCCAGAGGGAGCAACTCAAGGAATTGGTGGATCTGGAATAGGTGGAAATGGGGAATATGGATCAGTTCCACAAACTGGAGGATTAATAAATACTGGATCTGGTGCTGGGGGCATGGATAACAGTGCTGTCGGTATTTCAGGTGGTTCAGGTATAGTAATCGTTCGATATATCAAATGATATAATTAACTATGCCTACATCAAGACTTGGATTTTTATATGATGGTACTCAATGGGTACAAACTGTATCTCAACCTAATAAATAAACTTGGTATAATATATATATGGCAGCAAGCAAGCCGTCTTGGAAGTTACGACGCAGAGCAGTATTTGGTTCTTTAATTTTTTGCGGATTCATTATTGTGTATGTATCCTTAAGATGGGACGATACTAATCTTGCATCGACATTGGCTCTAGGAGCATTTGGTTTGATTGGTGCTATAGTAGCATCATATATCGGCGGGGCAGCGTATCAAGATGTACGGTTATTCAAGCAAGAACCTACAAAGGAAGAGGAATCAGATGTTTACTAAGTTATTCTGGAAAGACGCAACAGAGCGTGCAGTCAAGACATTCGCTCAGTTCTATGTAACACTCGCAGCAACACAAGCATTGAATGTATTCAATATGGACTGGACCACACTATTGGGAGTATCTCTCGGCGGTGCATTGCTGTCCTACGCAACATCATTGGTTTCTGCACAGATCGGCGTGAAGGGTACGCCAAGTTTAGTCAAGGAATAGATGTTATAATAAACATGCACTAAAAAATAAAATAGTAGGAGAAAAACAGAATATGAAAAGCATCTGGGGACGGATTCCTGTGAAGATCAGGGAACGTCCCTTTGATGCTTTTTCTGCTTTCCTGCTTCTTTTATTAGGGCTGTATCAGTTATTAGATCCGAATTGGCCTGAGGAAGTAACCCAAAGCATTAACGGTCCATTAATTGTTATCATATCGTTATACTTGATGTTCGCGGGTATAATAATAATTATGGCAATGAGTCTTGACTACAGAAAATATCCAATATTCTCATTTTTCGGGCAGATGTATGGTTGGGCATTCATGGCAGCAGCCACCATGTGCATAGAACTCATCACCATATACAATGCAATGCAACTCACAGTGGGTTTCTACCCACTGCTTCTCATTTGGACCACTGCGTGGCTGTTCATCACGCTCGCGGCGGTATCCAGATCATTATCCCTCTGGCTTCGCTACAGGAGAACCTGCTAAATGGAAACTCCAATACTCGTAGCCATCGTGGCACTGCTCGCCGCCCCCTTGGCATCCTTCTTCACATGGATGCTGAACAAGCGCCAAGGGCTGGCAAACATATACAACTCACTGAGCGAAACGCAGCAGAACGCGGTAGAGACAATGAGCATGACCATGCAGAGCGTAAGAATAGACTTGGACAACGCTCATCAGAAAATAGATCAACTGATTTCGGAGAATCAACTCCTACGAGACAGCATAGAGGAACTCAAAGTACAGAATCGTCAACTGCTGTCTGAGAACGATCAGTTGCGGAAGCAGGTAGTCGAATTGACGAAGACCCTTCAAGAACTCGTTTCCTTTGAGAAGTCCTTACCGCGTGACAATTAGCGCATATGACCTCGCACTTGTTCATTTCGATCATGACAGTTTTCCATGAGTAGTCCGAACGAATGAGATCTGATACGTTACCTTTCTTGTCATCCCTCGTGTGATCGAATTGCAATGCCTCTGCATGTGCGGCATAGCCGCAATCAATGCAGCCTGATGCAATTTTGATCATGCCTGCGAGACGCCAATGGCCTCTCCTTTTTCGCGCTCGCGCAGACAAACCTAAACTAGATTCGAAACTCATTCCATGCCTTTGCCGTTAAGGGGTAATGATCTAATACTATTTCGTTGATGACCGTTGCATAGTCTACAATCTCTGCCTGTGCCCCGTGGCCTAGGCGCAGAGAGCAGAAGTGAAGTAAAGCATTTAATGATGCCGTCCACCGCCAACGAACATACATGGAGTATGCAGGGAGTAGCAAACGTGCCTGTTCAGGCGCTACGCCGTCTCGTAGGGCTTCTTGATACATGTCCTCTGACTCCTTGACCAAGCGAGTCATCCATTGAGTGTACTTTGCACCATAATAAAGGGAGAGGGGATCTCCACTACCTTGTTTTACATCAAGACTTGCAGACCTCCAAGAATTAGGATCAGGAATATAAAACTCTTCCCTCTCTGTTATATAACGACGAGAGGATTCATTCCATCCTAGTTGATCATCAAGGTGAGTAGAAGATACAGCGTGCTTGTACCACTGCCTAGCAACCATAAGAGGAGCGTACACTTCAAACGTCATAACACAGTGACGAAGAGTAGAATCATGCTTGTTCTTTACGAGGAAGTTGATAAGATGAACGTCTCTATTTTTTATTACTGATACAGACTTATCAAAAGATGTGCGTGCGCTGTTCACTACATCAATATCGCTACCCATATTATTAATGAGCATAATGTAACCATGATCAAGTACTGGAATTTTCAAAGGAAACCTTTCGTCTCTAGACCCTGCGGGTCTGTGTAAGGAGAAGAGTAAGAGCAACACCCTTTTCTCTCTTTTCTCTAAAGACAAGTATACTGACCTTTTGTTGCAATTATCAAGAACGACGGTAACGTTTTTGTAACGTTTATAACCTGATATAATTATATTAAAATAGAAGGAGTTTGTTTGAATGATACCCGGTAAATATAATATGATATGTCCACAAGGATCAACGTTTAATCAAGTGCTGACGTACTCTATTAATGATGTCCTTGTTAATCTTACTGGGTACTCTGCTAGGATGCAAGTAAAAGAAAAGTATTCAAGCACAGTAAAACAACTTGACTTAACAACGTCTAATGGAGGAATTACTCTAGGTGGAGCACTTGGAACAATAACAATAAATGCAACGGCAACTCAGACTGCTCTTATTGTTCCAAAAGAATACCTATATGATTTAGAATTAGTTTATGGACCAACAGTAAATAGAATTATAGAAGGAAAGTTTATCGTGACAGCAGAGGTAACTATATAATGAAATCATTATCAATTAATGAACCTCAAGTTGTCGTTACCGCTTTAGAAGAAGTTGTACAGATAAACATAAACGATAATTCAATAAACGTATCTACATCAGAGACTGGTCCTCAAGGACCAAGGGGCACACAAGTATTATCAGGAACAACTGATCCGTCAGTAATCGTTGGATTGATTGGCGATCAATACTTAAATACAACTAGCGGAATGCTGTTTGGACCAAAGACAGAACTTGGGTGGGGAACTGGAATACTGCTTGGAAATGGATTAATTATTAGTGATGTATCACATACCCATTACCAAACTACTGCATCCAGTGTATGGACAATTACTCATCAACTTTTATTTACCCCAAACATAATTGTAATAGATATGGATGGAAGGGTATTTGAAGGATCATATCAATACAATGGACAAACAATAACTGCCACATTTTCTGATTCAATAACTGGGGCGGCGTACTTATCTTGAAAGGGGATGAATTAAATGGCAAAAAGATTTCTTACTGATATCAATCTTGCAGGTAACCAGTTAATAAATGCTGCTTTCGAAAAACTAACCGCCGATCCAACGACTGGCAATTTCGAGGGAAGACTATATTACAATACTGCAAGCGATATCTTAAAACTATACACTGGCTCAGCATGGACTGCGGTTGGCGCTATTACAAATGTTCAAGGCACAACAGATGAGGTTGATGTAAGTGTCTCCAACGGAGTTGCTACATTATCTTTACCAACAACCATAAATGCGAATACTACTGGAAGTGCTGCAAAATTAACAACAACTAGAGCAATTGAACTTAGTGGAGATGTAACTGGAACAGCAAACTTTGATGGTTCAGCCGCAATAAATATCTCTACCACAATTGCTGCAAATAGTGTTGCATTGGGTACTGACACAACTGGCAACTATGTTGCAGACCTTACTGCTGGATCTGGAATTTCAGTATCTGGTGGAGGTTCAGAAACAGCAAATGTTACTGTAACAAACTCAGATAAAGGTTCTTCTCAAAACATCTTTAAGAACATTGCTATTGACGGTGTAACTATTGTTGCTGATAATAATGACGATACTGTCACGTTTGCAGCGGGAACTGGTATTGGGGTTGCAGGAAATGCAACAACAGATACTTTGACAATTAGCAATACTGGTGTAACATCTATTGCAGGCACAACAAATCAAATTGCAGCCAGTGGATCAACTGGATCAGTAACGCTATCGTTACCAAGTTCCGTGACTTTTCCTGGAACGGTAACGTTAAACGCAGATCCAACTCAAGCACTTCATGCAGCAACCAAGCAATATGTTGATGCGGTAGCAGAAGGATTGCACATTCATGCTTCAGTTGTAACAGCAACAACAGCAAACATTGCAGACTTTGACAATCCCCCAGCAGCAATTGATGGCGTAACGCTTACCGATCAGATGAGAGTTCTTGTAAAGAATCAATCTACTACATCACAAAACGGTATCTATCTTTATGATTTAGCAACAACAGCATTGGTCAGAACATCAGACTTCAATGCTCCCGCAGAAATTCAAGGTGGAGACTTTGTGTTCTGTACTGGAGGAAACACCTATGACAATACTGGTTGGGTACAAACAGAAAAGGTTAATACCGTAGGAACTGATCCAATTGTTTGGGTACAGTTTTCTGGTGCAGGAACATATAGTGCTGGAAATGGACTAACATTAACTGGATCAGCATTTAGTATCAATACCACTATCACAGCAGATGTTAACTCTAATCAAACATTAACAAATAAAACGCTAACTAGCCCAGCAATAAACAATCCAGTTGTTTCAGGACTATATCTTTCTGATAACAATATTGTTATTGAGGGTACTACGGATTCGTTTGAGACTACCCTTACTTTTACCGATCCAACAGCAGATAGAACAATTACTTTCAAAAACGAAAGTGGAACGGTAGCCTACACATCAGACATCACATCAGCATTAACTACTTACACAAGAAAGTATTCTGCTAATGTTGGAAATGCTTCAGCAACCTCTATCTCTGTAACTCATAGTCTTTCAACAAGAGATGTTCAGGTTCAAGTATATGACAATGCAACATACGATACGGTAGAGGTTGATGTTGTAAGAACTGATGCAGACACTGTAACTGTTTCATTTGCAACTGCCCCCGCACTCAATGCCTATAGAGTAGTAGTTGTAGGATAATGTTTTGGAGGGGGTGGTCCTACTCTGCTACCCCCTCCAATTCAAGGAAGGTATAATAAAATATGACCAAAAGATTGCTCAATACTCAAAGAATAGTAAATCTATCGGCTGATCCTGCTACGGGTTCTGCTGGAGAAATCTATTACAACACAGTAATTTCTGCATTGAAGTATCACAATGGTACAACTTGGGTAGAATTCGGTTCTGGTGGTGGAGGCGTCACGATAAGTGATACAGCACCATCATCACCAGCAGCAGGAGATCTTTGGTTTAATAGTTCTAACGCGATTATGTATGTATACTATGATTCATATTGGGTGGAATTTAATGCGGCTGGATCTTCTGCTCCAGTAGCAACAGACGTGATACTGTCAAATACATGGTGGCTCGGGGTATAATTAGAACATGGGAATCCGTAGACTTGCAATAGCAAATCCTTCTGCCACTACAGATACCACGCTATTCACCGCAGACAATCAATATCTAATCTCGGTTATTGCAACAAATAAATCAAGCAATACCTCCGCAACCATTAGAGTTTGGGTAGAGCCATCAGGAGCAACGTTAGATTCTCAATTTGCCTATATAGTGTACGACATTCCTGTAGATGCAAGCAACTCCTATGAGACATTCAGGTTTGCTATCAATCAAAATGATGAGGTGCATGTTTATGCATCAACAGCAACCATATCCTTTCAATCATATGGGCTTGTTCAATATGATGTAAATCTCGGGGTAGGTATAAGTTCATACCAAGCAAATGCCCCAGCAATAAAGGTAGATGGATTAATTTGGGTTGATGCTGATGGAACACTGCCAGGAACTACAGCCAAGCCAGCAAAGGTGTGGTCCTCATCTGCCAATGACTGGATTCCCATGGCAGGAAGTTTTGATTCCTCTGGCAACTATACTTTTTCTGGAACCAATGTGTTTACTGGGTCAGTAACAGTTCCAGGGTATGAAAAATCAATACCTCTACAATCAACTGCTCCAGCATCTCCATCATCCAGTGATTTATGGGTAGACGACACAACACCAACAGCACCACAACTTAAGGTATATAATGGATTATCATGGGTAGCACTAGGAAGCACAGTGAATGATAGTCAAGCCGTCATAGCGCAAAGGATGTTTGCGTAATGAGCGGCATTCAAAGATTCTTTGTAAGCAAAAGAATTGCAGATCCAGGACAAAGATTATTAACTTCGATACTTTCATCATCAACGGGTGGATCTTATGCAGATGTGGGGGGGTATAGAATCTATACATTTTCTACTGTTGGAACATCATCATTCAATGTTTCATATGTACCAGATATGCTTAGTAAAGGAGTTCTTGAGTACCTCATTGTTGCAGGCGGCGGCGGTGCAGGCTGGGATGTCGGTGGAGGTGGAGGTGCTGGAGGTCTTATCTATAACTCATCCGCACCAGCATCTATTCAAAATTATTCAGTTGTTGTTGGCTCTGGAGGTGCATCAAGCACCGGGCTTAACGTAAAAGGATCAAATGGATCAAATTCTTCTTTTAACCTACAAATTGCTGTAGGTGGTGGAGGTGGGGGATCTTATAACGCATCTGGACCGGGCCTTTCAGGAGGGTCTGGTGGTGGAGGAGGAAATTCTTCTTCTAATGGGGGGCTTGGAACGATTGGTCAAGGAAATAATGGTGGTGAGTCTTCAGGTCAATGGGGTAGCGGGGGAGGTGGAGGTGCTGGAGGAGTGGGATCTAATGGGGTAGCCAACGTTCAAGTAGCAGGAGGGTTGTCAGCGTCATCTTCAATTTCTGGATCACCTATTTCCTATTCTGGTGGTGGATATGGTAACTCAGACGCTGGTGCTATAAACGCTACAGGATATAGCATTGCAAACTCCTATATAGGAAATTATGGATTTGGAGCAAATGGTACTGGAATTGGTGCTGGTTTTCTTGGAAATCAAGGTGTAGTAATAGTAAGATATCTACTTTAAGGAAAATAATGCCTAGATTTAAAACAACAGAAATGATACTTAAAGGTACTGAAGAGTACTTTGATGAAAATTGGATGGATACGCCATTCTTACAACTACCCGATTCCGATGCATGGGATTATTCGCGGGAACTGAATATAGAGGACGTTGATCTCTGGGAAGTTATATCAGAAGCATCTGGCCCTACTGGACTATATGCAGCATGGTTACCATATGCAGAATTCTATATGATTCTTGTTCGCCGACAAATTGATTCAACATATTATGGCAAGGGTGCAGATGAGCCTGCGGGTAAACGTTGTGATGAACTTGGTATTCATTACCCCAAGAAATGATATAATCTATATATGGCAACTTTTAATAAAATTCCTCTTTCTGCCTCCACAAATGGCAAAGGAATTTTAGTAGCAGCCACAGCAACACTTGGAACGACAATACATACCGCAGGATCTGGAACAGCAAATTTTGATGAAGTATGGCTGTATGCTAGTAATAATTCTTTGACATCTACAAAACTTACTATTGAGTATGGATCAGCAAGCGTTCAGGATAATGTTGAGATCACAATTCCAGGAGAATCTGGACTAGTCCTTGTTATCCCAGGATTATTTTTTAACAATGCATTAGTGGTCACAGCATTTGCTGCAACTACAAACGTCATTACCATTCATGGTTATATTAATAGGGTGACTGCATAATGCCGGGGTATTTAATAGTTCCTCCATACATTGCCGCAGGAGTACCAATGTCTCCAACAGGAGATATATCTGCTACAGATGTTCAATCTGCAATGGCAGAGATAGCATCAGAGAAAGCAACAACTACAAGCGTAACAACATTGCAAAACAATCTCAATAGTGTTAATTCAACGCTATCAGCACAGATTTCTTCAGTAGAGGGAGTAGCCCTGTTGGGCTTATGATATGGCAAATACATTTAAAGTTCTTTTCAGAGGTGCAGCAGCAACAACAAGTGCCACGCTTTATACTGTGCCAGCATTAACCACGGTATTAGTAAACTCAATCGTTGTTGCAAATACATCCAACACTACACAAACATATAATATTTTTTTTAATGGCGTTTCTATTGCAACGCTTGTTCCAATTCCAGCATACGACTCTATAATTTTAGAGCCAAAACAAGTAATCTTAACAACAAATACTATTTCTGGATTTGCTTCAGCAACATCAGTAAACTTTCATGTATCTGGTTTGGAAATAACCTAATGGGTATATCAAGGTTTTCAGGGGATGTAATTAGTAGATATCAGATGCCACAGGCAATTGGTGGGTATGTAACTGAAAGTGGTGGATATAGAATTCATACTTTTCTTAATGATTATATGTTAGATGCAAACTCAATAAATTTTATTAGAACTGGAAATGTTGAAGTTTTGCTTGTAGCAGGAGGTGGATCTGGTGGAGGACATACTACCACTAATGCTAATGGTGGCGGCGGCGCGGGGGGAATGTATACAGGAACTATGAATATGTCTGCACTAGGAAGTTATGCTATTGTTGTTGGATCTGGTGCAGCAGAAATTGTTTATGCACAGTCTGCACAAGGAAATAATGGAGGTCTTTCATCATTTAATTCTGTAACAGTGCAAGGCGGTGGAGGTGGTGGCGCTACCTCAGCAGGAGTAACTGGAAAAAATGGTGGATCTGGTGGTGGTGGTGCCTATACTGGATCTGGAGGATCAGCAAATGCAACTGGTACTGGATTTTATGGAAATGCTGGAGGAGCAAGCAATCAAACTTGGACTGGCGGCGGTGGCGGGGGCGCAGGAAGTGCTGGCGTTGCAGGAAATGGTGGAGTTGCACCAGCAGGAAATGGTGGTCAAGGATTGTCATCAACAATAAGTGGAACCTTAAGGTGGTATGCAGGAGGTGGTGGCGGTGGTGGAAACTCATCAGAGCGTGCAGGAGATGGATATCATGGTGGTGGAAGAGGAATTGGAACAACAACACAATATAATTACACTGTTTTTGTTAGAGAAGTAAATCCAGTTACACTTGGATATGGAACAGGTCATGCAGTACAGAATACTGGAGCGGGCGGCGGCGGCGGGACATACTGGAATACTGGATATGCAAACTGGGGCGGTGGATCTGGTAGAGGTGGATCGGGAATTGTTATCATTAGATATCCACACAGTATCACTTAAGCATTAAAATGCTATAATTAATTTATGCCAGGGTATGCAAGACCAACACAGGTAGTATTTGCAACTGAAGTGATCACTGTTCCAGTAGGAGATATAGCAGCAACACAATTACAGTCTGCATTGTCTGAAATTTCCTCGGAAAAAGCAACGGTATCTAGTGTCTCATCATTACAAACTCAAACTGTTAGGGTTTACGACAATGCCGCTGCCAGATCTTCAGCAATTCCCTCTCCTACAGAAGGAATGACAACATACCTAAAAGATTTAAAAACTATCAATGTGTACAACGGTACGGCTTGGATAGAAGTTTCTGGCTCTGGCGGGGCAAATCCACTATTTTTGGCAGGTACATAATGGGAACACTATATAAAGTATTAGGACAGGTACAAGGAACTGCGGCATTGGGAACATACTCCACCCTTTATACCGTGCCTGCTGCAACGGGAACAATTGTTTCAACGATTGCAGTATGTAATACATCTACAACTGATTATAAGTTTAGATTAGCATTGTCAACAACCACAACACCAGGAGCAGCAAGTTGGATTGCATATGATTCTACTGTGTCAGGAAATGACACGTCTTTTATCACGGTATCTCTTTGCATGGACACAACATATAAGTATTTAATAGTTTCTTCAGAGAATGTTGCCGTATCCTTCACGGCATGTGGAAGCGAGATTTCCTAATGGGTATCTCCAGATTAAAGTATCCAACTTATTTTAATATGAGTTCTTCTAAATCAAGAGTAACTGCCACTGGAGGAAATTCTACAACAGATGGAAACGGATATAGGGTTCATACATTTTTAGGTAATGGAACCTTTGCATTGTCTACAAACAACACTACAGTAAATTATTTAATAATTGCTGGTGGTGGTGGAGGAGGATCTAATATGGGTGGCGGCGGTGGTGCAGGAGGATATTTAACTGGAACAATGACCTTAAGTTCTGGAAATTATGATATTGCTATTGGATCAGGGGGGGCTGGTGCTTTAGCGGGAACAAGTATGGCTCGTGGTTCATCTGGATTAAATACAACTGCTCTATCTTTAACTGCAATTGGTGGTGGTGGTGCAGGATCAGATTATGGTTCGTCAGGAGTTTTTAACAATGCAGTAAGTGGTGGATCTGGAGGTGGAGCACAAGGAAACTCTGCTGCTGGTGGAGCAGCAACATCTGGTCAAGGAAGTGTTGGTGGAAATGGTGCTGGATCTTACTACCCTGCTGGTGGAGGAGGGGCTGGAGGAGCAGGAGTTGCAAATCCAGGCACGGGTGGAACGGGTTTGTCAAATTCAATAAATGGAACAGCATTTTTTTGGGCTGGTGGAGGTGGAGGAGCAGGCTATAGTGGCATTGGTGGAAACGGAGGAGCAGGAGGGGGCGGTGGTGGTGCAGTTGGAGTTACAACTGGAGGATCTGGATTAAACAACGGATCTCCTGGAGGTGGAGGATCACCAAATGCAGTAACCAATACTCCAGGAGGTAGTGCAGGATCAAACACTGGTGGTGGAGGTGGTGGAGGTTCTCATCAGAATGCCAATAACTACGGTGGTACTGGTGGATCAGGTATAGTTATCATCCGATATCTTTACTGAATGATATAATTCTAATATGGCTATAGTTCGTCTTGCTCTAGGTAATCCCGCAGCAAACACCGATACTCTTCTGCATACCGCCACAAGACAATCATTAGTATCAGTAATTTCTACAAACAAGGGTACATCTGGATCAGTTCTAAGAATCTGGGTACAGCCAACAGGAACAACACTAGCATCTCAATATGCATATATGGCATATGATGCTGCTCTTCCAGCAAATAACTCATTGGAAACTTTTCGTTTCTCCCTTGAAACTGGAGATAAACTATATGTAAGATCATCTACCGCAGACGTATCATTTTCCATCAATGCTATCCATGAGTCAAGTGGTAATCAAAACATCGTTACGGTGTCTACAACTGCCCCCGTGGGACCAAACATTGGAGATGTATGGGTAAACACGAATACATTAATTGTAGGGTTTTGGGACGGTAGCGCATGGACAAGTGCAGTTGGTGGATCAGCAGGGTATGCTCAAGCAACTGAACCAGAATTTCCTAACAGTGGTGCTATTTGGGTAGACATTGATGAGTCATCTCCAACCTATCCTCAATTCCCTACCGTGCTCTATTCCCCCACGCAGCCAACAGGATTGGGCGTTGGGGATGTGGGAACAATCTGGGTAGATGAAGATGCACCTACAATGTCTCAAGTAGTTGTGCCAGCCGTAAATTATGTGGCAACTGCCCCAACTGGATTAGGTTTGGGAGACGCAGGGTACTTATGGATTGATTCAGATGAAAATACGATAGAATACAATATGAATGATTATACAAAATCAGTGGATATATTAAGTCCGTTTATGTTGGCGGGGATGTAGAATGGCGAAAACTGGGTATGTGTGGGATGGAACACAATTTGTATCAATCAGTTCTCCTATTGCTGCCGTGCCAAATGCGGTATCGTCATATAGTTCTTCTGCCCCAGCATCAAGGACTACAAGGACTAATCTTATAACCAACCCATCATTTGAGGTGGATACTGCTGGATGGAGCGTCGTCGGAACCGCAGGAACAATTTCAAGAAACACCACAGATGGTATTGTCGGAAGTTCCAGCGCAAAAAATACAGTTACGGGTACAGGTAGTGCGGGAGTTATGACATATTTTGTAGGTCTTGTAGAAGGAATCACTCCTGGAATAACCTATACTTTCTCGGCTTATATTAAGTCAAGCGTTAGTAGATCTACTATTATCTACATGAACTTTCTTGATGCATCAAATAATCTATCTGGGCAAGCACAGTCGATACCAACGTGGAGCAGCACGTCAGCGTGGACTCGCATATCAACGACACTTATTGCCCCTGCAACAACGGTAAAACTCCATACATATGTTGGTTTTCTGGGTGCTCTTGCAGGAGAGACACACTCTATGGATGCGGCTCTCCTTGAGGTATCTTCAACCCTTAATCCATATTTCGATGGAACAAATTATTCTTCTATACCTGAAGCATATCCTTCATCAATATTAACTACATGGACTGGAACTGCAAATGCATCAACGTCTACAATATCTTATTACAAGCAATCAGATGTAAAGGTTGGTCAGTTATGGGTGGATTCAGATGATAGATCGTTGTATGTTTACAATGGTGCTGAATGGGTAATTGCGGCGGCAGCCACAGCAACAATTCCATCAATAAACTTAAACTCAAATGTAATTGCAGCAGACTACACCATGCCAGTGGGATATAATGGTACAAGTGCTGGACCAATAACGGTTAACTCTGGGGTTACCGTGACAATTCCCAGCGGATCAGTTTGGACGGTAGTGTAATGTCAATTAAATTAAATAGTACCCTTGGTGGATCAGTCACATTGCAGGAGCCTAATACTGCTAGTGCATTTACTTTAACATTGCCAACAGATAATATTCAACCGGGAATGAATTTAATTACCCCCACAAGCGTGGTCGGTGGAACATTTAGTGGAGGGGCAATTAGTTTTAGCGCATCAACAAGCGTAAGCATTAATGGATGTTTTAGTTCTTTATATGATAACTATCTTTATCAAATAACCTATACTGCTGCCAGTGGAGCAGACGCACAAATGCGTTTTAGATTGCGTGTTGCTGGCGTAGACTCCATTGTTTCTTATATAAATCAACGTATTTATGCGTATTCGACAGTCATTGGCACAGACTTAAATATAGGCGGGAACACATCATTATTTATTGGTTCTATAACAACTGGATATCCGCAAGCAGCATCTTGTCAAGGAACGCTATTCTCTCCAGCACTAATACAACAAACTCGTGGAAATAATTTAACTAATCATTCAGATAGTAGCGGTAATTATTACAATCAACTCAATAACCACTATCATACAGTTTCTGCTGCATACGATGGTATGACAATTTTTCCATCAACTGGAACTGTAACTGGAACTATGCGTATTTATGGAATGAGGAGCCAATGAAAAAAAATAAAAGGAATGAGGAATCAATGAGTCAATATGTAGAAACATTTGCAGACGGAACAGTAATAACCCGTCCTTGGAATGAAGAAGAACTTGCTCAATTTGAGAAGGATAGAATTGATAATGAGGAAAGAGAATTGGCTGTAACTGCCGCCAAAAATGCGCGGGAAGCAGCAATGCAATCCGCTATATCCAAGTTATCAGCACTAGGTCTTGATGAGTCAGAAATTCAAGCAGTAATAGGAAGCAGCAATGCCAGTATCAATTAATGGTGATGGCGCTATGAGCGGCGTAACTGCAAGAACCTCCAACATCTTTCCCAATTCTGTCACTGCTGCGGTATCCACAAATCAAACAACTACTAGCGCAACGTTTACTGATTTAGCGACAGTTGGCCCTACTGTTACTCTTATCACTGGAACAAAAGCCCTTGTCATAATTTCTGCATCAATATATAATTCAGGTGCTTCAGGATCGGAAGCGGGATTTGTGGTCAGTGGAGCATCAACTCTAGCAGCAGCAAGTGCTACCGCTTTGTATATGGGAGGGTCAAATGCTGTCGTTTCTATGGGATCTTCTCGTATTGTTTTAGTTACTGGACTTACGTCTGGGTCAAATACTTTCACTATTAAATATCGAGCAGGCGGCGGCACTGCAAACTTTTATAATCGTGAAATAACAGTTATAGATATGGGGTCTTAACATGAGCACATTAAGGACAATCAACCTACAACATCCTACAGCAGCAACTGCTAATATTACCTTGTCAAATACGGGGGGTATAGCATTAAATGGATCTGTATCAGGTGGAGGTATGGATCTCATTACCCCGACATCGGTCGCGGGGTCAGGGGTCACCCTGTCCGGTGGTCAGGTGACGTTCACTGCGGCAGCCACCGTCAGCGTGAACGGATGCTTCACGAGCGCATACGCAAATTATCTAGTCCTTTTGCATCAATCGGCTAGAAGCGCTGCTAGCGGCACCTTGGTCAGAATGCGTGCTGCGGGGTCTGACACCTCTAGCAGCACATATGGTTACTCCCAACTTAGGTTTGGTAGATCGGCTTTCATTGTTGACGGAAGTGCAGGAACTACCACGTCTTTTACGGTTGGTTACGGTGCCACGGGAAACACTGAGTACAGGATTATGCAATTTCTTAATGCCGCGGTAAGCGCCCAAGCCGCCTTTGACTGCTCAGCCTTTACAACTGACTCCGGGAATCTTGGTTATCAGGTAAGCGGTATTTGCACGCAAGCCACCGCTCATGATGGCTTCACATATTACCCAGCGTCTGGCAACGTCACAGGAACACTGCGCGTTTACGGAATGAGGAACTCATGAGCAACATAAACTCCTAATGATATAATAAACATATGAGTTTCCCGGCAACATATAATCTTTCATTGTACGCAGGCGATACCTATGAATTCGTGGTAGTTCCAAGAAATTCAGATGCAAGTAGTTTTAGTCTTGTTGGGTATACCGCCGAAATGAACATTGCCACAAGTCGTGGGGCAACAACAAAAATATCAGTTCAGGCGGTAGTTGATTCAGTATTGAATATTGTTACTTGCACTATTCTTCCTGGAGTTAGTGGAGCGTTGTCTCCATCAACAACATATGTGTATGACGTTCAGATAACCAATGGATCAACAAAGATCTATACTCTTCTGACAGGAAGCGTTTCTGTTACAGAGGATGTTTCCTAGTGCCCAGTATTGATGTAATTCTAGAATCTCCAGAACTCGTTGTTCTTGGAGGTCCAGCAAGTATTGAGGTTCAACTAGATACTGGGGCAACTGGTCAACGAGGTAGCACATCATATGTTGGAGCAGGACTACCAAGTTCCTCAACGATACCTAATTATTCTTCAATTCTTCCGGGGGATTTGTATATAAATGCATCCCCAGGACCCAACTATTCTTGGTTGTATCAGTATTTGGTAAAACCAGGAGGTAATAACTGGGAACCAATTCTTTCACTTAATCCTGCACTATATAACTCGGTATATGAAGTATCATTTGTTGCTGGAGAAGCAACTGTATCAATTCCAGTATCAACAATTACCACAACGACAACAACTCTTACTTCAGATAACTTTGCAATTACATTTAACTTTGAAAATCTTCATCCAATTGCAGGATCATTAAAAACAAAAACACTTACGTCTGGAAACTTAATTCTAGTTTTCACGGCAGCAGAATTTACTTCATCAACATGGGCGGCATTAGTAGATGCAAGCGTAAAGATGTCAATTGGCGTCAGAATAATCGCTGGCTCCATTCTGCTATAATTTAGAAGGTGATGACTAATGGCTAATACTGGAGAACAAGTTGGAGTAGATTATCCAACACTTATGCCAGACCTTACTGATATTGCTGATATTCAACAAGCATTTCAGATGTATCAGATTGGCATTGCAAACTGGAATGGTATTGATCCTCCAGCAGCAGATAGTATTGAGGGCCATTATGCATCCGTAAACTCTAGAGTAGATGATCTTGAAGATCGTCCAGTCGGAGGTGGAGAAGTAAATGATAATGAGCCAACGGTTGTAGGACCAGGCAGTCTTCCAGTTCCTAATGGATATATTTGGGTAGACAGTAATGCTGATGCCCCCACCTACCCACAATTTCCCACAGTATTATATTCCCCAACAGAACCAACTGGCCTAGGCGTTGGAGATGTAGGAACAATTTGGGTTGATGAAGATGGATCAGCGGCGGTACTTAATATAAACGATTATCTTCTCGTTACTACCGCTTCTTCCACTTATGAAACCATAGCAGCGCATAACACTTCTGTTCAGTCAGTCATTGATGCTTCAGCAGCATCTTCGTTCATGCTTATGGGCGCTTAATGATTTGCTATAATAGTAAAGTAACTAAAATTAGGATGGTATAAACATGGCAACTACATATAAAGTTTTAGGGCAAGTTCAAGGTACGGCAGCAGTAGGAACATATGCCACGCTTTATACTGTCCCAACATCTACATCTTCAGTGATATCAACAATCACCATTTGCAATCAAGCAGCAGCAGATGCTACCTATCGTGTAGCCGTAGCCGCAGCGGCAACACCAGCAACAGCAGAATTCATTGTGTATGGAGCGACAGTAAAGGCAAATGATACCGTTACACTAACACTCGGCTTAACACTTCAAGCAGCAAAACTGCTTGTTATTTCGTCTTCAGCAAACACCACATCCTTCGGGGCATTTGGAAGCGAGATTGTCTAATGGCTGTTGCTGCTGTAAGTAATAGTGGGACAAACGGTTCTAAGGCTAAAAACTTTTCCAGCATGTTTGGAGGAAGTAAATGGATAACTGTAAATGAGGGAAGCAGCACTAATGCAAGTTTTTCAACTTTGATCAATCCTGATGGAGACGGGACTAACTATCGTCTTGCGACATGGATAAACGCTGGAGACTTGAATGTTGTTTCTGCTGGATACGCAGAAGTCTTTATTGTCAGCGGTGGAGGATCTTATGGTTTATTTCAATTTGATCAATTTGGTCAAGGTGGAGAAGGTGGAGATGTTATTAGAGGGATATTTACATTACCTGTTGGAAATTTAACGGTTCTTGTGGGCGCTGCTGGTGTTTATAATGGTGGCTCTGGAGGTAAGAGTGGTATTGGAACCTTACAGACTAGACAAGCAGCATCGGGGCAAGGTTATGGTGGAGGGGTTGCTACTAGCATAACAGGCACATCGCAAACGTTGGCACTGTCTACTGGATATGGAACTGGTGCAGTTAAAGGTGTTGTTTATGCAAGATGGAAAATTTAAACACTAGTAAGAAATGATATAATAAACCTATGGCATATAAACCCGCATATATCTGGAATGGAACATCGTTTGATCAGATTGGAAATCAAGCGGTAGCCAGTTTGGACAATTATGTTCTTCTAGTAGGAGCACAGACAGTATCAGATAAGACATTAACTTCTACAATTCTCACTTCCCCCACAATTAACGGGGCAACGTTATCAGGAACTCTTTCTGGAGATGCCACACTATCTGGAAACGTATCAGTAACAGGAAGACTTGATCTTCAAGATGTTCGTGAAACTATTAATGATGGTACGATCACAACAAACGTTCTTACATTAGACTATCCAGCAGGAACTATTTCATACATTCCTACTGCACCTACCGCAAATTTCACGGTAAATATAACAAATGCTCCAACAGATAACGGTAAAGCAATAACTATTGTTGTCATGGTTACGCAAGGGGCAACAGGATACATTCCCAACGTATTGCAAGTTGCAGGGTCAGCCCAAACAGTAAGGTGGCTTTCAGGAGTAACCCCAACTCCAACATCATCTGTTGGAAAACTAGACATCTTCAACTTCACGCTTATTCGTCGTTCCACGGCATGGACGGTAATTGGAAATGCAGCACTTAATTTCTAGGAGATACTTATGCCAATAATTTCAAGTGTATCAGGTAACTTTAGCCCCATAGGTAGATCTAGAAGACCAAAAAATAGTGTTATTGGTGGAACAATAACGTATTACACTTCTGGTGGAAAAAATTATGCCGTAAATACTTTTAGTACTGCTGGATCATATACCGCCAACATAGCATCAGCATTAGATCCTTTTGATATCTTAGTAGTTGGAAGTGGTGCAAGCGGCGGCGGCGGTGGATTTGGTAGTGCTGGGGGATCTGGGGGATCTAGTGCAGCAGGATATATAAGTAATCTTGTTGCTGGATCATATGCAGTAACGATAAGTGCCGCAGGAGGAACTACAACGGTATCTTTTCCAACACCTATAGTTAGGGCTGGTGCAGGAGCAGCAGCAGGAACATCACCATATCCAAACCTAACCTATTATGCAGGAGGTGGTGGTGGATCTGGATGTCCATATGATTGCTGTGGCGGTGGCTCAGGTTCAGGTGGAATAACATCCTCTATAACTGGAACTCTTTTGGGTTACGGTGGTGGTGGTGGTGGTGGCTCCGCTGGGTGTACAAATGGACCAGGAGGCTCCCAGCAATTACCAGGTGGTGCTGGAGTAAATGGTGGTGGAGGTGGAGGAACTGGAGGGTCTGGAAACATTCAATCAGGAGGTAATGGAGGACCGGGAGTTCGCGGCGGTGGCGGTGGAGGATATGGAAACTACGCTTACGGAGCAGGTACTGGATCTTCTGGAGTTTTTATTATAAGTTATGAAATCGACTAGGATGATATAATAAACATATGGCTACAATAGACGCTACTGGAAGACCAGGGTACATGTATGATGATGCAACTGATGTTTGGTATGAAATCTCGGGTAAAGTTTCTACCGCCGCAAATTATCAATGGATAGGCGCTCATCAATTTGACAATAACGTAACAATGAATGGTGCTTTGACTGCAACATTAAAGTTTAATTCTTTTCTTAATCCTGCCGCAAGATTGGCAGCAATAGCCACCCCCTCTACAGGACTTATAAGTTTTTTGCAGCAAGATGCGGGGGGTAACACAATAAATAGATTTGAGTTTTGGAGCGGCAGTGCTTGGATACCAATGGTAGATCAAACATCAGCGCAAACATTAACTAATAAAACAATAAGTGGTGCCTCAAACACATTGACAAACATTGCTCAAGCATCAATCACATCGTTAACTACAGACCTTGCAGCCAAGGCTGATAGACAATCAGAAGATCTTCCAACAATAGCAATTGCATCAAATATTCTTACCTTTAACCTAACTAACTCAAACTTAGCAAACATAACATCAGCATCAGCAAACTTTACAGTTAATATTACAAACGCCCCAACGACAAACGATAAAGCAATTACTGTTACGGTGTTTCTCACTCAAGGTGCTACTGGCTATATACCAAATGCATTACAGATTGCAGGAGTATCACAAACAATTAAGTGGCAGGGTGGAACTGCTCCTACGCCAACAAGTACAGCAGGCAAGGTGGATATATTCTCATTCACTCTTAATCGCGTATCAAGTGCTTGGGTCGTATTCGGTTCCGCGCTATTGGCGTTCTAATGCCTAGACGTGGAAGTGTGGCAGGTATTTACGGTCCTAGTTCTGGTTTAGGAAGAAAAATGTTTAACCTAGCAACTGGTGGAAACACAGTCACAACTGTTACGAATTATAATAGTACTGGAGAAATTTGGAAAGTACATACTTTTACAAGTTCTGGAACCTTTACTGTGTTGTCTGCACCACAAACATTTCGTTGGATTAATATTGCTGGCGGTGGATATGGTGGTGGTGATCGCGGCGGCGGTGGCGGTGGAGGAGGCGTTTTATTCAGTAATTCTGCAATTCTTGCTGTGACCTCTTATAGTTTTACTGTCGGCATAGCGCAGAATAATTCTATAGCATTTGGACAAACAACTATCGCTGGAGGAACTGGAGGATCATATTCAAGCGGAGCAGGCGCTAGTGGTGGATCTGGCGGTGGCGGTGGTGGTCCAAGCGGTGGTGGTGGTGCAGGAACAGCAGGACAAGGTAATAATGGAAACAGTGCTCCTGGATTTAATGGAGGATATGGAGGATCTTGGGGATCTTCTAGCAATATAACTGGAACCTCTGTAGCATATTCTACTGGCGGGGCTGCTGCTGACTGGTCAGGAGCAAACACTACTCCCACTATCTTTGGGTATGGTGGGTATGGTGGAAGAAATAATGCAGATCAGTTAGGCAGAACAAATGGAGCACCAGGGGCTGTTATCGTTGCATATCAGATTGGATAACGGTCACATCATAAACATATTGACAGTGATATAATAATCACATGGCTACAGGATCAACAACCACATACAACCTTCCTTACCCCCTTCCAACTGACCCAGTAAACGTTGCTGGAGACATTCAAGCATTGGCAGGAAGAATTGAATATATTCTTCCAGAACTTACTCAACCAAATACAAAACTAACTGTTCAGAACGGAAGCATTGCTTCAATTGCCGCAGGCACTCCAGTATATATTTCTGGAACTGGAACTGGCGGGGAAATTCAAGTAACCAAATCAAATGCTGCAACTGGTTCAACAATGCCATCAATTGGAATAGCAGCACAAGCAATAGGATCTACCAATAGCGGAGATATTGTTATCTCTGGAGTAGTTGATGCCGATCTTAATACTAGCGCCTATGCGATAGGGCAAATACTGTATGTCGCGGTTGGCGGGGGGCTTACAGGAGTCGCTCCAGTATATCCAGACCTTGCTCAGCAAATTGCTATGGTTGTAAAAGTCAGTGCATCAACAGGAAGAATCATGATGCTATCTGGCGGCGGCGGCAACACTGGCCCTGTTACTTGGGGCCAATTAGCAAATGGATTGTAACAACATCGTTATAATACTCACACTTTAATCTTCTCAATTCCCCCTAAACCGTATTGCGGATAACCCATATTATTGCTATACTGAATCCTTACCAAATTTAAGAATGGACGGTGTTGTGCATGTCATTTATTGATGACAATGGGTCTATCGTAGACCCCTACAGAAATTTTATACATATTTCAAGATACAGCAGATGGATGGAGGACAAGAGTAGACGAGAGACATGGGTAGAAACCGTAGATCGCTACATGCTTTTTATGAAAAAGCATCTTGTAGAAAATTATAAGTACAATGAAGATGACATTAAGTTTGCACAAGTAAAAGATGCAATCCTACACCACAAGGTGATGCCCTCCATGAGGGCTATGATGACCGCTGGGCCTGCTTTAGAGCGTGATAACATCGCAGCATATAATTGCTCGTTTATCGCGGTAGACAGCCTGAGATCCTTCGATGAGGCTATGTATATCCTCATGAATGGTACTGGTGTGGGATTCTCAGTAGAGCAGAAGTATGTTGCTCAACTACCTGTTATTGCAGAAGAGTTATATCCAACAAATACCACAATTGTGGTAGAGGATTCAAAGTTAGGGTGGGCTAAGGCATACAAAGAACTCATTGGCCTTCTTGTTACAGGGCAGATTCCAGAATGGGATATGTCAAAGGTTCGTCCCGCAGGCGCACGACTCAAGACATTTGGTGGACGTGCATCAGGACCAGAACCACTGAACGATCTATTTAAGTTTACCGTTGAGCAATTCAAGATTGCCAAGGGACGTAGACTCAAGTCAATTGAGGCACATGACATTATGTGCAAGATTGGCGAGGTAGTTGTTGTTGGAGGTGTTCGTCGCTCCGCTCTTATTTCCCTTTCTAATCTAGATGACTTTGAAATGGCTAAGGCCAAGTCAGGTCAATGGTGGGAGACAGAGGGGCAGCGTGCCCTTGCCAATAACTCAGCGGTATATAACATGAAACCAAATACTGCTCAGTTTCTTCGTGAGTGGAGAAACCTCTATGAGTCAAAGTCAGGAGAGCGTGGAATCTACAATATGGATTCAGTTCGCAAGCATATTGACAAGTTTGATCGCAGAGATTCCTCAAAGGTTGCAGGAACAAACCCATGTGGTGAAATTCTATTGCGAGCCAATCAATTCTGTAACCTTACTGAGGTAGTTATTGATTCCAGCGACACTATGGAAACCTTGAATGAGAAAGTTAAACTTGCTACAATTCTAGGAACTTGGCAGTCAACGCTAAGTAACTTTAAATACATTAGAAAGTCTTGGCAAACAAATACAGAAGAAGAAAGACTCTTGGGAGTATCGTTAACTGGTATTTTTGGAAACAAACTTACTGGAACTCTTAATAAGGATCTTGCAGAAAACCTCACAATGCTTCGCGAAACTGCGGTAGAAGTTAATGCCAATGAAGCAGATGGTTTAGGAATTGAAAGATCTGTTGCCATCACTACCGTAAAGCCTTCTGGAACTGTTTCTCAGTTGACTGGGGTATCTAGTGGAATTCATCCTTGGTATTCAAAGTACTATCTTCGTTCAGTTCGTGCAGATAACAAAGATCCTTTGACAATGTTTCTAAAGGACTTTGGAGTACCAAATGAACCAGACGTAATGAAGCCAGAAGCAACAACTGTATTCTACTTCCCAATCAAGGCTCCAGATGGAGCAACCGTAACAACAGATCTCTCAGCAATTGATCACCTTGAGATTTGGAAGGTATATAGAACTTATTGGACAGAGCATAATCCATCTGTAACAATCAACGTTTCAGAGGATGAGTGGGTTTCAGTTGGGGCTTGGGTATACGATAACTTTGATTCTATTGGTGGAGTAAGTTTTCTTCCATTGTCAGAGCATTCATACAAGCAGGCTCCATATCAAGAAATTACTAAGGAAGATTACAACGCTGCTGTTGCAGCAATGCCAACTAACATTCCTTGGCAGTCATTACCACTGTATGAACTAGTAGATTCAACTACAGGAAGCCAAGAATTGGCTTGTTCTTCTGGGTCTTGTGACGTGGCTGATCTAGTTTCTGCATAATTTAATAGCATTTTGGGCGGGGTACTCATTGAGTGCCTCGTCCTTGCTATAATATAAGATATGGCAATCGCATCTAATCTTTATGCATCAAAGGTATTCTCTGAACATCCGATTGCCTCATGGTCTTTAGATGACGACATATCATACATATCATTAATAACTGAAAGCGAAAGAGACTTAGCAAATTGGACAGAACTTGTAAATGCTACTGAATCAGAAGTCATTGGGATGCAGGGCAGTCCATTTGAGAATAGTATTCTTACTGAAATCACTGCAATCAACCCTACATTAGTTGTAGAAGCATTCAGTCAAGATCTTTTTAATCTTCAAGATTTAAATCAAGCAATGAATACTTTTGCAATAAATTTATTCCTGTACACAGACGGATCTGTCTTGTATTATGAATATGGATACCGATATATAGACCCAGACTCAGCAGAATATATTGAGAATGTACAAAGAGTGGAAGATTCAAGGTTCTCAACTTGGATTAGGGTTGGATCTACCTTTAATCCCCCAAATCTCAACACTCAAGCACAAGTAGTATTTCGTGCAGCATTTTCCTCTGGATCTTCAGCATCAATAATCTTAAATGGTCTAACTGTTGGTCAGTGGGCAGAGCCAACAAGCAACGTATCTTTGGGTGTTATCCCACAACTAGTAGATGCTGATCTTCAATCTATTCTTGGACCAGTATACGGAGTTACAACACAAGCATATGGGTTATCGTCCAATGACGGATACATTTTGGCTGAAGATGGAAAACTTTTAGCAATAAATCGCGGAATACCGATGGTATATGGATCGGACAACGTTACACGACTAAGTTCATCAGAAACTTTACCATCAGTTGTCATTCCTGGAATGGGTATGCTTAATGAATCTGGAAAGTATAACTCCTACACGATGGAAATGTGGCTTAAGATAGAAAATAATCACGCAACATCTAGAAGAATTTGGGGTCCACTGTCTAGTAACGACGGGTTACACATAAAAAGAGGTTATTTATCTTTAGTAATAGGCAATTCTATTGGATCATACTTTGTATCAGAGTGGTACAGGCCAATGATCGTTCATATTGTTGTAAGAGAGAACTCGGCATCGTTATTGATTAATGGAGAAGAGGTAATATCAATTGCATTTGACACATCAAGTCTAATTTTGCCAGATATTACAGAAGATTGGATAGGATTTTACTGCCATCATGAAATGCCTATATTTGAATTAGATTGCATCTCAATACTTCCATATGTTATCCCCGCCCAAGTTGCAAAAAGAAGATTTGTTTGGGGGCAAGGAGTAGAAAGTCCAGAAACTATTAACTCTGCTTATGAAGGTACGGTTGCATACATAGATTATCCATATTCAGAGTACACCGCTAATCAAACATACCCAGATTTTGCTAGATGGGATGCTGCGTACTCAGAAAACCTTGCAACAACAAGAAGATCAGTCGCCATACCAGATTACAGATTGCCAGATATATTTATTGGAGAAAAAACAGTTCAAGATTTATATGATGACAACTATTTAATACAAGAAGTCGGTCATTCAAGATTTATGTCGTTTAGACCAAATGATACTTGGACAGATCCATGCTATTACTATTTTAATTCATTAAATATACTGACAGATGTTGTCCGTGCGGCTTGGGGGGTATTTGAAGTAGAGACGCCCACAGCAGCGTCAGAACCACTCATGCACTTCTATAACTCTATCACTGGAGATTCATTCAACATTGATATAGATGGGTTAGAAATTACATACAATCTGTATAGAAATAACTCAATCACCCCACAAAACTTTAAAACAGAAACTATCACTTTAAATTCTCATTTTGTTGTAGGCGTTGATCTTCCAAGGCTATTTTCTTCCTTTGGAAGCCAAGTTGGAGAATTCTTTGGCAATCCGTCTGCAATTCAGATAAAAATTGGTGGAGATGGATCAACAACATTTTCTGGATGGATTTACCGTGTAGGATTTTCAAATCAAACAAATCTTGAAAAAATTCAAAATCATTTTGATAGCAATGGCATTGCAATTCCACTAGACATAGAACTACTAGATGATCATCTTGCATCCTACACACTGTTGCCCACAGAAGACTTTAATCTGTACTACCTTGATGTTGGCGTATCGTCATATTGGGAAGAATACTACCCGCTTTCATTTTTTGCAGGATCTCTCAAGGATTCATACGGCAATCAATTCTATGATCTAGACTTCATCCAATATAATATTGGATATCCAACTACTACGGTGCTAGTGGAGGATACTGTAACAGGCAGTTGGTCATATGAAGAACTATCTGAAGCGTATTCAATCCCAATAATAAAGCCTTATGATGTGTTAGACAATGCATTGATATCTGGTTACAATGACTACGATGAATTAAAGAATAAAACGGTAACCGTAGAAAGTTATGATTTCTCTGAATCATCACTAAGGTCATACATAACCTTTCAAAAAATATCTGACGGATCAAATCGACCAATATCTGATTATCCACAAACGCAATCTATTCCAGCAACAAATGTACTAGATGTTCCATCATTTATAAATCAATTTAGTACAAAGTTTGAAATAAAAGATCAATCAGTAATATATCCACCAAAAACTTTCGGCATAGAAGATACAGCCATCGTAATACATTTAGAGGCAAACATATATGGGGTCAAGACAAATCCATTGAACATAAGGAAGATGTCTCTGTCATCAAAATCTTTAGATCCTTCAACGTTTAATCAAATAGGAACAAGATTTGGAAATAAACTGTATCCGTACTCAAAGACTGGTATCTACTATGACAATTCAAAACAAAATCCATACTCAATATATAAAGACTCATCACCGTACTTATATCTAACAAAATACTCAGGAATAGAGTCATTAGGAGAAAGAGAGTTCCAAGTAGAACGAGGAATATCCATGCCAATAAACTCTGAGAAAAAAAACGGGGATAAGATCAGTGCGATCCAGTTATGGATAAAATACAATGGCGATACATTTACTCAATCACCAACCACCTTGTTTTCATTAGACTCAGCAAGCCTAGACTTAGGCTTTAACGTAATATCAGATCAAAGTGCAACAAGAGGTAGATTGTTTTCAACAAATCTTATTACTGGTCAAGAGTATGTGGATCTAACATTCTATCAAGATGGAATAGAAGTAATAACACCATACTTAGAAAAAAATAAATGGACTGTTATTGGCGTTAACTTTGGAACCCCTATTGGATTCTCAAATTACACGGGATCAATAAACCTATTCCAATCAGCAACATTTAATGATATTGCTTATTACAAAGCAACATCACTACAAGAGGCTCAATCTATTATTTATAGAAGATGGGATAACGTTAATGGGACTCCGCTTACTCCACTTGATTGGCAATATTGGATAGGAAATACAGATCCTTATGGAAAGTGGGACAACGTTCTTAAACTTGCAGAAAAGAATATTTACGGGGTAAGTCCAGAAACATTGTATAAATCCTATACTGGAACAAACAGGCAGATCGTAGATGATGGAGAATTGCTAGTAATATCAGAAAGCGGTGTAACAATTCTTTCAAGTAGCATGACCGATGAGACTTATAGTTCAACATACCCAACAAAAACTAGGGTGGTCGTGGGAAATAGTCCAGAATGGTCATCATATAACAAGAAACCAGTCTAGTCTGGTACAATTGTGGTTATGAGTAATACAAAAATCCCCAAAATTGGTAAAAGTAAGATAACCCATATAGATAAAGGCTCTGGTCAGCGTAACATGTTTGGTTACGAGTGGGGTCTTTATTTCTGGAGGCTTCCAAGTGGAAGACTTTTTAAGGATGATGGAGGAAGGCTTCTTAATGTTCCTTCAGTTAAAGGAGACATTGGACAAATGTCAAAAATACGTCAAGCGGCAGCATCATACGGTCAACCAGATGGTGAAGCATGGTTCTATGCTGGTGCGAACAGAGCCACAGATGAAGAATATGGAGAGCAACTTGATCGTCTTAATCAAGGGTTGATCCCATCAATGAATGATCTTGGTGCAGTCCATGCTGCAAAGAAAACTGCTGCCATATACGGAGATGCCGAATAATGTCTGAACTCCTTATTGATGCAAAGTTAGCAGACGCTATCATTGAGAATGAATTCTTAAATTCAGACCCATTCAATAAGAGTTGGGAATCCCTTATCGGATTTAACGGAATAGATAAAAATTTTAAGCGTAGAGTTGCTCGTACTGAAAAAGCAAACACAACAATTAACAACATTCCTCGTCAAGCAGACGGTCAAATCTCTGAAAGATACTTATCTGAAGCAAATGCAATTGGTCAGTCAGAAAGTGGAGATGCAAACTCAAAGAAAATTAATCCTGGGCAGGTATATAGAAATGGATATGGAATCTTTGATTTAATTACCCCTCCATACAATCTATACGAACTCTCATCTTATTACGACACTTCATTTGCTAACCATGCGGCAATAGATACAAAAGTATCAAATACAGTCGGTCTTGGTTATAAGTTTGACATAACAACAGAAACATTGCTTAGACTAGAAGCCACATCAAGTGAATCTGCAAAAAAGAAAGCCAAAAAGCGTATTGAACAATTGAAGATTGAATTGGCTGACTGGGTTGAAAGTTGTAATGATGATGATAGTTTAACAAAAACTCTTGAAAAAACAGTTACAGACATGCAAGCAACTGGAAACGGTTATATTGAAATTGGTAGAACGGTAACTGGTGATATTGGGTACATTGGTCACATTCCCTCAACCACAATGCGTGTTCGTCGTCTTCATGATGGGTATATTCAAATTATTGCAGGAACGATTACATACTTTAGGAATTTTGGTGCTACCAATCCAAATCCAGTTACAACTGATAACAGACCTAACGAGGTTATTCACCTTAAAGAATACTCTCCACTCAATACGTTCTACGGTGTTCCAGATATCGTTGCCGCAATGACATCTCTTCGTGGGGATCAAATGGCTGCTCAGTATAATATTGATTATTTTGAGAACAAGGCTGTTCCACGATACATTATTACCGTTAAGGGTGCCAAATTGACTGCGGAAGCAGAAGATAAGTTATTCCGCTTCTTCCAAACTGGACTGAAGGGTCAATCCCACAGAACACTGTATATTCCGCTTCCTGGAGATAGCGAGGGAAGTAAAATAGAGTTTGAAATGCATCCTGTAGAGAATGGTGTACAAGAGGCATCATTTAGCGACTATCGCTTGAGAAATCGTGACGACATCCTTATGGCGCATCAAGTACCGCTATCTAAATTGGGCGGTACTGGTTCAGGTGGAACTGCTGCGGCAATGAGCCAAGACAGAACATTCAGAGATCAAGTTGCAAAACCATTACAAGAGTATGTTGAGAAGGCTGTAAACAAGATCATTAAAGAGAAGACAGACATTATCAAACTTTGCTTTAATCAACTCAGTCTTATTGATGAAATTGCAGATTCTCAGATTAATGAAAGATATGTAAAGAATCAAGTTCTCACTCCAAACGAAGTTCGTGAAAAGATTGGATATCCACAAAGAGATGGTGGAGATGTTCCTCTTGAATTAAACCCAAGACAAGCAGCAGATGCTAAAGGAAATATGACGGGGAACAAGACAAGAGACACAGAAAGATCAAACAATCAGTCTGATGGTGCTGGAGCGGTAACAGGAAGAAACCCTAAAGGTGAAGGAGCAAAGACATCATAACGAAATCGTTATAAAATGATGTTATAATTACAATAGTCATGATTAAATTCCAAGAAACTAAAACAGCAATCAGTGGCAACCACCTTAACTTTTCTACTCCTATTTCTAAGATAGATGTAGAAAAAAGAATGGTACATGGTTTTGCAACACTGGACAATCTTGATAGGCAAGGTGACGTTGTTCCACTTGAAGCATCAATAAAAGCCTTTGAGTCTTTTAGAGGAAACATAAGGGAGATGCATCAGCCAATTTCTGTCGGCAAGGTGGTTTCCTTTAAAGAAGAAACATATTTTGATGCAGAAAGCAATAAATCCTACAATGGAATCTATGTATCCGCTTATGTAAGCAAGGGTGCTCAAGACACATGGGAAAAAGTACTTGATGGAACGCTTAGTGCATTTTCAATAGGTGGAGAAGTTCATGACTCAGAAGATGTTTATGATGAAGAGTTGAATAAAAAATATCAAGTAATTAAAGAGTATTCCCTTAGCGAACTTTCTTTAGTTGACAATCCAGCAAACCAATTTGCTAACGTTATTAGTATTGAAAAAGGCCAAGGAACAGGATATTTGATGAAGGCAACAATTGAAAATGTATTTTGGTGCAGAAAAGATGATGTAATTCAAATGTCATATGGAGCAAATAAGGCTTGTCCTCAATGCGATAAGGCCATGTCAAACATTGGCTTCGTAGAAAGCAATGATCCAGAAAAAACATCAGTAATAAAAGGAATAATTACTAATACAAAGAAAACCATAATTCAAAAGAATATTGACATTGATTCATACGTTAAGTTTGATGATAGTTATGGAAGAGTAATTGACTTAGTATTTAAGGGTGGAGCAAGACTTTCGTCTGAAGAAGTTGCTGTTATGGCAAAAACAGACGATCCAGTTGTGATAATAAAATTATACTCACAAAAGGACGGTATAATTATACCAACAAATCGTCGCGTTATTAAGAATATTTCATTAGTAGAAACAGTTAATGCGATTAGTAAATCAGAGGTAAAGGAGGTAAGCAAGATGAATTCAGATATTATCGTTGTAGATGAGATCGAAAAGTCAATGAGTGAAGAGCAAATCAATCCACCAATGGAGGACGCAATTCCTGTCACTATGGTTGACACGCAAAAGGCTATTGAGATCGAAGTCACAGAAGAAGACGAAGAAGACTCAGAAGATGAAATGGCAGAAAAAGCCTATTCAGGAGCCGAAGAAGAAAAGGGCGACATGAGTGATGAGGCAAAGAAAGCCATTTCACCATCAGTAGTCAGTGAAGAAGATGTTAATGCTACAACCAAAATGATTGAAACCATTAACGATCATCTCGCATCTGCACTTTCTAGTCTTGCTGAAACAGTAAAGGCTCTTGATGCTAAGATTGAAGGCATTAATAAGGCAATTGCTGGAGTCAGCAATGAAGTAAGTGAAGTAAAAGATAGTTTTGGAAAGCGCGTGGACGCTGTGGAAAAGGACACTGCTTTCCGTAAGTCTGCTGATCTTGGCGAGATCTTGCAGGAACAACCAATAGTGGTTAAAAAATCACTGTGGGGCGGCAGTTTCCTCAAAAATGCCGATCTATTTAAATAAAACAGGAAGAAATTCAGGAGGTGAAACACAATGACACAAGAAATTATTAAGAACCAGCCAAGTGATACAGGAGAATACGGTGATCCAAACCCAGGTCTATACCAAGGTCAAGGAGCATTCGCCGCAGGAGGTATTGGTACTGTGGAAGACCCAAGTGCTGGTGTATTGGGAAACATCCCAAACTCCAACTATGGTGACACAACAGGCCCAAACGCAGTTAATCCAGTAGGAGCACCTGGTGGTCTTTTAAACCCAGAACAAGCACGTCGATTCATCGACTATGTTTGGGATGCAACAGTTCTCGCCCAAGACGGTCGTAGAGTTACAATGCGTGCAAACACGATTGAACTTGAAAAGGTCAACGTAGGTGAGCGTGTTATCCGTTCAGCAGCACAGGCACTTGGTGAATACACCAATGCTGGAGCAACATTCACAAAGGTTGAACTTACTACAAAGAAGATTCGTCTTGACTGGGAGGTTTCAACTGAGGCACTTGAAGATAACATCGAAGGTGCAGCACTTGAAGACCATCTAGTTCGTTTGATGACAAACTCATTCGGTAACGACCTTGAGGATCTTGCCATCAACGGTACTGGAGGGATGGACCCATTCCTTGGTATCATGAACGGTTTCGTAAATCAGGCAACTGATGGAGATTCACACGAAGCAGTCGTTGATACAACAGGAGGATGGACACCTGAGGTAATGCAGGAGATCATTTATGCTCTCCCACGCAAGTACCGTGCTATCAAGTCAGGACTCAAGTTCTACGCAGGTACAGATGTCTTTGCAAACATTGTAAAGAACAACGGTACACTTGCAGATGCTATCTCTGAAGCACTTATGCCAAGAGTTAGCGGAACACCAGGACGTCGTGAAGACTACCTTTCAGGTGGTGGACAGACATTTGGTGGCGCTCGTACCACTCGTGTTCTTGGCATGAATGTTCAGGAAGTTCCTTACTACCCTGCTGGTTATGTCGATTTGACATTCCCACAGAACCGTGTATGGGGTTTCCAGAGAGACATCACTGTTAACCGTGAGTACAAGCCAAAGAAGGACACAATTGAATATACAATTTTCGTCCGTTTTGGCCTAACATGGGAAGAACTAGACGCAATTGCATACGCAGAAGCAACACCAGTTGTTTCCTAGTATCAAATATGCTATGCTTTGGGGAGGGACTGCGGTCCCTCCCCTTAAGCATATAATGATATAATTAACATAAAGGAGAGGTACAGCATGATGAATGAATCAGTAGACTTGGTAGAAGAAGAGTCAGATGTTGAAGAAAATGAAACTGCTGTAGAAGCAGTAGCAAAAGAAAACCCAGTAATTCAAAACGTAAAGGTGGGAGAAGTTGTCAACTATGACAACCAAAAGGTTATTACTGGACCAGCAAAGAAGAAGACATCAAGATCTTCAAACATACAGAAAGATACTGAAAATGTTCTTGGATCGAAGGCTGCTGACAGAGCACTTGCAAAAATCATCGTAGAAGAAAAAAAAGAACCAAAGAAAGTTTCAGAAAAGATTGCACTTTGGTCAAACAAGAATATTCGTTGGTCAGATGTTGGAGACTTAAAAAAGGGTTATAATATTGTAACAGAGGGGGCATCCGAAAAGTGGCTTTCTAGGGATGGTATCCGCAAGGCTACTCCTGAAGAAGTAGCAACTTATTTCGGTAAGTAGTTTATGGAAATTCCAAGAACGCAACCGTTTCCACTGACTTTTACTCAGTCTGGATTTGAAGCAGATACAGAATATGTGTTGTGCATTCTTGATGATCACGCGGCAGATCTTGTAGAGATTAGAAGTCCTAGCGATTCAGATGGAACTATCTCCATAGATCTACCTAATTATTTTTCTAGGTACGATGATGAATACCGTGGAGAAATTTATTACAATCTTTCAATGACACCAGAAACTACAATTTTACGAGGAGATTTAGTATGGGTAGACACAATTACAGTCATGCGTCCATATGTAAATCCATTAACTATTGCTGAAACTCCAGAAGACATAGCAAATGCAATAATTTATGAAGAAATTGCAAGGGCAATCATTAATTCAATAACTGGTGGATTCATGTATAAAAGAGAGGTGGTTGAAACCGTAGGACTAGGCAACGACTACCTATCAGTTCCATTTAGACTTAATAAAATAGTTCGGGTATATGAAAACGATGTAATTGTTTATGATACAGAGCCTGCTGATGCAGAAACTTGGACAAACGTAAAGGAATATTATATTACTCCAGACAAGGCATCTATCAGCGTGGTTGTGCCCGGTACAACTGGATTTAATAGAACACAGTCAAAGCCTGTAAACATGAGAAGAGGTGCATCAGATTCCTTTACTCTATACAACACTAACGACTCACCAAACTTTGCGTATGATGTGTACGATACTAAAACATTCTCAGATTACGGGGGTAACTCTGTAATGTTTCCATCTGGATGGGATTATGTAGTATTGGTTGAAACGGGTTGGCCTATTATTCCACAAGATATAAAGCAGGCGACTAGCCTTCTCATCAGTGACATTAAATGCAACAATCTCCCTTATGTAAATCAATACATTTCAGAATATAAGAGCGATCAATTTAACATTAAATTTAATGATCTTGCATTTAAGGATACTGGAAACAGGATTGCTGACAAAATTCTTTCTGCCTACGTTAGGCCAATCTATCGCCTTGGTGTTTTGTGATGGCGTTATTTCCATGCTACAACCTATTCTTTCCAATGCATTGCGATGTCTACTATTCAGTAGAGACTCAAGATGATTATGGAAAGATGGTAAAAGAATGGTTTTTTGATAGATCAGAACATTGCTCAATATATTCAATTAGCGATAGATCTAATGATGAAAACTTTACTTTTAATGCCGCCAGCAAAGACATATTCTTTAAATTAGAAACCATGCTGTATGGAAGAACTCAAACAGATTTAAGAAAATCTTCAAGTGGAGAATACTATCCAATGTCTAATATTTTAATAAAAAATATTCGTGGCTTAGAGGGAGATGACTCATTCTTTATTGAGACTGTAGGCGGGTATTCTGGAAAATCAACAATATATGAGATAAAGGCAAATCAACCATACGTTGGACCATTTAATAAAGTAGACTACTTTAAGATACAATTAGAACGTTCAGATATTCAAGGTGAGTTGATAACATGATAGACATTAAGGTTGATGCAATGCAACTAAACAAAACTTTAAAGAATGTTGTGGATTACTCTGAAGGATTTCTTAAAGGTATAAACATGAAATCAATAGAGTTTAATAATGAGGTTGCTAACTTTACACATGCTGCACTAAATAAATATATTGATTCTCAAGCAAGAATGAATCCACTTAGGCTTCACCATGTGTATGAGTGGGGCAAGGCTGGTAATCAAGCATCAAGACTTTTTGAGTTTGATACAAGAGTCTTAGGAAAAACTATATCATTTACTGGAAAGTTTCTTCCATCAAGATCTGTAAGTGATACGTCAAGTGAACCGTTTGTCAACAAGGCAAATATTATGGAAAACGACATTCAAATAGTAATAGAGCCAAAGAATAGCGACGTGTTAGTATTTGAAAACAATGGAGAAACAGTTTTTACCACAAATGCAATTTATATAGATCATCCTGGTGGAAATGAAGTTGCTGGAAGTTTTGGAGAAACAGTGAGTAATTTTTTTGACAATTACTTTACCAATGGATTGTTAAAGCCATTAATAAATAAACTATCAACAGCAAGTGAGTTTGCTGCATCATTTTCCTCTGGTGCAAAAAGCGGTAGCAATGTGGGCATTCGTGCAGGAAAAGAATATTTAAATCTTAAGGGGATAGTTGAATGAGCCTAACAGATCTAACCTTGCCAGTGCTTGCAGTAAACGGATATCTATGGGATACCATGAAAGACATTGAGCCAAGTTTTGCGGCAAGGTATGGATCTACCCTACCATTCTTCCCACTTAGCGATTCAGCAACGGGAGCAAGTTGGGAAAACAAACCTTACATTATCTATGACAGAATGATGAGAACTACGGGAAGTTCATTTTATCCAATAAAGAAGGATCATATACTTTATGCGGTAAAAGCAACAGACATTGAATCATTGCAGTGGGGACTTGCAATTGAATACATTCTTGATAGAATGGATGATGCTGCTCAAGATATCAATGAGTGGAATAGACAAAAGAATAATAAATATAAGGTATACTTTCATAGTTTGAGAGTGTTTCAATCGGAATCCTCTACAAATAGAAACTTCAGTACGAGGCCGTACTATATTACTGAATTCATCGTTCAGTCTGAATATCACTTTACTGAGTCATTAGAATCATTTTTGACATAAAAAAGCAGGTATAATAGTACCGAGGGAACAACCGCAACAAAAAATAAAAGGAAAATAGAGGTGAAGTAAAATGGCTTATAGTCGTGGTGATTCAAAGCAGATTATCATTGGTGCAGCAGCACTATTTGTATCAAAGACTGCTCAATTTGATCCAACAAATACCAGCCCAGTTCTACCAGATTTCGTGGCAGGTACAGCATACCGTGAAACACTTACAACTGCTTCAACAGTAGTTCGTAACGTCGGTTACACAATGAACGGTTTAGAAATTCAATTTCAGCCAGATTTTGGTGAGGTTCAAGTAGATCAAATTCTTGACGTTGCAAAGTTGTACAAGCAAGGAATGCAGGTTAACCTTAACACAGCATTTGCAGAAGCAACTCTTGAGAACCTTCTCGTAGCAATTGCTGCTAGCGATAATGACCTTGCAAAAGATGTCAAGATGGACAACCCACTTGAAATAGGAACAGTTAACTTTGCAGATGTCATGGAAATTAAATCAGGCGAACTTGGCGAATGCCCAGTAGAGCGTGGACTTATTGCAATTGGACCTGGAACAGGAGACTGTGCTGCTGGTTCAACAATCGAAAGAATTTATGTTGCTTACCGTGCCCTCTCAATTGAGAGTGTTACAGTATCCGCAAAGCGTGATGCCCCTTCAATGTTTGAAGTTTCATTCCGTTTGCTCCCAGCAAACAACGGTTCATACGGAAAGATCGTTGACCGTCTCGTCCCATCTTCATGATGTGACTATAATTTAATAGGCATTGGCCCCGCTTCGGCGGGGCTTTTGTCATGCGTGATATAATTTACACACAAACCTTAGAAAGGGTAAAAATAAATGGCTACTACAGTTTTTGAAAAGACAGATCTTGTACTTATGGATGGCACAAAAATATCTATGCGTCCATTAAAGATTTCACTCCTTCGTAAGTTCATGAAGAAGTTCGATACCGTTGTTGAGGTTGCCTCAAGTAACGTTGATTCAATGGATGTACTTATTGATTGTGCATTGATTGCAATGGAGCAGTACGCCCCAGATCTTTCAACAGATCGTGAGAAGTTTGAAGATGTTGCTGACATTAAGATGGTTTACAAGATCATTGAAGTTGCTTCTGGTATCAAGTTGGACGCAGAGGGAAACGATCAGGCGATGGCGGCGGCACTACTTGGTCAGAACTAGACCTCGCTGTCCTTGAATCAGAAATATTTCTTTTAGGTAATTGGAAGGATTATGAAGAATTAGAAGATAATCTTTCTATGCCAGAATTAACGGCAACCCTAACAGCAATAAGAGAAAGAGAAAACAATCACAATAAATTCTTAGCAGCAATTCAAGGAATTGACCTTGATGGAGAATCTCAAGAAACCAAAGGGCAGAAAGAATGGGAAGACCTTAAAGCAAGGGTATTTAGCGGTGGAACTGCAAAAGATTCAAATGATATAACATCCCTTCAAGGGATAAATGCTTCACAGGCTGGTTTTGGTATTGGCGCTGGTCTTTCTTACAACAATGTTGGAGATGGATCGGGTAGTTGGGCATGAGGAAAAATGATATAATCTATTAAGGTGAAAACATAATGGCAGATGTAAATGCAATCATTAATATAGACATTAACTCGTCTTCTGCATTGGTAAATCTTAAAAGACTTGAATCGCAGATAGATCAGTTTAATCGGTCTGTATCAACAAGCAATGCAACGGCTGCTGCATCACAACAAAGTTTAAATAGAGCACTTCTTGATGGCATAAATAACACTGGATTATTTACTTCAAAGATTATTCCAGTTGAATCATCAATGAAAAGATTTTCAAGATCTTTAGATGAGGGTCGTTTATCTCTTGGAGAGTATACAAGATACGCTGGATCTCAATTACCTGGATTAAGCAAGGTGTTTAGAAAAGAATTTGACTCCATTGAACAAGTTGCCACATCTAGAGTTAAATCAATGCAGACTCAATATCTTGCCCTTGGTAAAACGGTAGATGGAGTTACAAGAGCAATCTCTTCAACTCCAACTGGATTAGCAAAAGGTATGGCTACAGACTTAGCCATGACTCAACAACGACAACAAATATTCAATAAATTACTTGATGATGGTTCTACTAAGTTGTTGAACTGGGGTAAAAATACTCAATGGGCTGGTCGTCAGTTGATGGTTGGCTTTAGCCTTCCCCTTGCTGCATTTGGCGCTGCCGCTGCCAAAACATTCATGGAAATTGACAAAGCAACTATTTCACTTAAAAGAGTTTATGGAGACTTAAGCACAACAAAAGAAGAGTTAGATTCAAATGTTGAGGCAGTAAAAGGTCTTGGAAAAGAATATACTAAATACGGTATAACACTAGCAGAAACAATATCCTTGTCTGGACGTGCGGCAGCCACTGGTGCAACAAATGAAAAACTTATGGCTGCAACTGAACAGACACTAAGATTTGCAACACTTGGTCAAATGGACTACAATCAAGCACTTGATACAACAATTTCTCTTCAAACTGCATTTGCAATTTCCAATGAAGATCTTGGGAAAACTGTAGATTACCTTAACGCTGTAGAAAACCAAACAATTCTTACAATGGAAGACATGTCTGTTGCTATTCCAAGAGTTGCCACGGTAGTCAAGGGACTTGGGGGTAGTGTACAAGATTTAGCAGTAATGATGACAGCAATGCGTGAAGGTGGAGTAAGCGCAGAGAATGCTGCAAACGGTTTGAAGTCAGGTCTTGCATCTTTGATTAATCCAACAAAGAGGGCATCTGAAAGTTTGGCTGATATGGGTGTCAATCTCAAAGGCATCATTAATCAAAATAAGGGTGACCTTATGGGTATCGTTACTGAATTTGGAACGGCAATAAATAAACTAGATGAATTTAGTCGTCAACAGGTTCTTGAGCAGGTATTCGGTAAATTTCAGTATGCAAGAATGAGCGCATTATTTACTAATATTACAAAAGATGCTGGACAAGCAGCAAGAGCAATGGATCTTGCTGGAATGTCAGCAGAAGATCTTGCAAAGATTTCTGAAAAAGAACTTGGACAGATATCAGAATCAACATCTGTAAAGTTTCAAGCATCAATGGAAAAACTTAAAATTTCCATCGCACCTATTGGAGAGGCATTCTTAAAAGGAATCACTCCAGTAGTCGATATGGTTTCAAAAATTGCTGATGCATTTAATAATCTTCCAGATGGGGTAAAAAATGCAATAGCAGTTCTTACGGGCGTGGTTGCAGGAATAGGCCCAGTACTCCTTATGACCATTGGTTTGTTAGGTAACGGTATAGCAAACATAACAAAATTTGTTCAATTTATTAGAAAAAGTTTGGCTGGCATCAAGGGTGATGCATCAGCATTCACTTATTTAGCACAAGGAGAACTTGAAGCAGTAACAGCAAGCAAGGCGCTTGAAGGTAGTGCTGTTAATCTTACAGATAAATTACTTCTTCAAAGGGGAGCAGTAGTTGGTCTTACAGCAGAATACGAAAGATTTGCTCGTGCCGCAGGAATTGCTAGAGCAGAAATGGGACTAGTAAGTGGAGCGCCCATGCCCAGTGGTGGAGGTAGGCAAGCAATACCAGTACCAAGAATACGCAAAAATACAGGTGGAACAATTCCAGGTGTTGGAAGCACAGACACAGTTCCTGCAATGCTTACGCCTGGTGAATTTGTAATTAACAAAAAAGCAACTGCTCAAAACCTTCCACTGCTTCATGCAATAAATGATGGAAAAGGAATGGGAGGATTTAATAAGGGTGGGCAGATTCCTGGGGTACAGTATTTTGCAATGGCAGGAAAAGTTCTTCCAAAACCCAAAAATGTAACTGTTCCTAAAGGTACGCAATCACCACAAATGACACATACAACACCAAAACCTATTTTATCAACAATTGGCACAGCAATGCCACAAAGAATTCTTGGTTCAGCAAGAGGAAGAGTTGCTCAGAGATTGGCTAATGCTGGAATTCCAGTTGAGTTATTAACTGATGCATGGATAAGAAGTCCATTTAATCAAAAACTTAAATCTAAAGTGCAAGGCTCAACAATAACTGATTGGGTAGAAGATTTAAAAGATAGTCAACTTGGTCCAGCGTACAGAAGAGCAGAAATAAGAGCGAGTGATTTAAGAGAAGAACTAAGAGGTAGTTTTCTTTCTGAAAACACTTATACTCAAGAGGATTTTGGAAATATAATAGAAGATGCTGCTAAAAGAATAAAACCAAGTTTTAGTCCAGCAATAGATTCTGCATATTTACCAAAACCAGAAGTTTTAAGAGAATATTCAGAGCAACTTGAGAGTGCTGGATTTTATTTACAAAAAAATGAAGCCAACGGTAAGAATTACATTGTAGATAGCACAGAAGTAGAAAAAAGACAAATGGCTTCTTCCTCATACCCTTTAACAAGAAATAAAGGTGGTTTAATTCCTGGTGGAGAAGTAACACAAAGTAGACCATTCTATGGAGTGTTCAATGCAAAAACAATTGATATGTTTAAGAATTGGATAGGAACTCATTCTGAAGCAATTCCTGCACTTAGACAAACGATATTAAAAGATCCTAAAATGAAGTCAATGTTTGGTTCAGCATTTTTAAAAAGTAAAGAACCAGAAACATTACTTCGTTCTCAATTTATGTCATCTGTACCAGAGATTGGTTCTGAATTATCTTTAGGAGCGTTAAGGTCTTTTTCTGCCGAAGGTACTGATGTAGTGAGACACCTAGCAGATAGTAAAATAAGAAAGGAGGCTGAAAAAGCATCTTATGAGTTAGGTGTAGATCAAAAGAGACAAAAAAGAGATGCAGCAAGATTAAGAAAGGCAGAAACTGTTGGACTACCATCTTGGTCACCAGAACATAAATATCGTAGTCCAGTTGGTGGAGCAACTGGAATAGATGCGTGGATGGAAGATACTAGACGATCAATTGAACAAGGAAAAGCAGGTATTAAAAAAAGCAAATCAAAGATAAGGGATTACAGGAAATTAAATCCAACCATCATTAGATTAAAAACTCCTGCTGGAACAATTCGTGCAAATCTTGATGATATTGTTCCACAAATTGAGCAGCAGTATGGAACTTCAGGTTCGTCTTATCAAGTTCAAGAACAAGAAAGAATTCTTAATAACGCAAGAATAAAAGTAAGTGGTAAGTCAACAGATAAAAATGGAATTACCACTTTAGATGCTGAATTGATAGAATCCTTTGGATTAAATAAGGGTGGAACAATTCCAGGATCAGGAAATACAGATACAGTTCCAGCAATGCTTACACCAGGAGAATTTGTAGTAAATAAAAAAGCAACACAATCTAATATTGATCTATTACATGCAATCAACAGTAATGGCGATTCTCAATCAATGAAAAAATTTAACAAGGGTGGAATGATTGGTGACGTTCAATATTTTGCAGAGGGTGGTGAGGCTCAATCAGATAGAGGTAGTGCATCTGGATCTGGGGCATACAAAGCAGAAACAAGAAGAGTTATGGCTGTTGGTTGGGACAGTCTACAAACAGAATTAGACATTTTAAAAGAAATGAAAAAAAATAATGAACTTAATGAAACTCAAGTTAAAGCATTTTCTCAAGGAGAAACATCCCATATAACTCCAGAAGTTGGTCCAAATGGAGGAAAGATGTGGAGGCCATCAAATATGATGGCAGACTTGGGATTAATCAATAATTACATTGAAGCACAAAAAGGTACATCTAAAAAAGCATTAGGAAATGCTAAATTGTTTGATGAAATTCAAAGCAAAACAAGTCTTTCCGCAGAACGTTTGCGTGCAGAATTAGACTTACTTTCACGAGGATTCCATGCAACAACAAAAGAATCTGCTATGGCATTACGAGCACTCTCTCAAGTTGGTGATCAAACCGGACAAAAAATAGCAGTTAGTAGAGTTTTAGATGCTAGATTACAGGGAACATTCTATGACACCTTAAATGCACCAGAAAGACAATACCGTTCAGACCTTCCAGTAGAAGAAAAATTTGGCAAGCGTAGTAAGCGTAGTAAGCCTGATAGAAACATTCCTCAGCCTGAAACTAGAGATCCAATGCGTCCACCAAAGTTATCAGCACAAGAAGCGGATAAAATTAAAAGAAACGCAGAAAGAGAAGCAAGGTCTAGTCTTGGAATAGCACCGCACAGAGGATTTAGTGCAAGTCAAGGTGGAGGAGGGTATGATCAAAACGATATATTCATTCCTCAACAAGTTATAGATGAGGAATCTAAAAAAATAAGAACTAGAGAGTATGACAAAAGAAATAAGGAGCATGGAAGAGAACAAGCAAGATTAATTGCAGCATCAAAACAAAGCGAAATGAATCAGCCAACTCCACCAACTCCACCAACTCCACCAGAAATAGATGCAGATAAGCAAGGTAAAAGAGCAAAAATGGGTAGAGGAATGGCAAAGGCTGGTGGTGTCATAGGAATGGCATCCATGCTTCCCTTTATGATGCAAGATCAAGAAGGTAAGTTTATGGGCATGGATGCAAACATGCTTGGCATGGGAATGATGGGTGCAGGAATGGCTATGCCAGCAATAGGAAGTGCTATGAGTGCAGGTGGTGGTGCTGGAATGCTTGCAGGAGGTGGTGTGCTTGCAACCCTTGCTCCAGTGTTAGCCCCACTCGCTGCTGCCGCTGCTGTTGCTGGCGTTGGCTTGATGTTGTGGAGAAAAAACATTGATGAGACTTCTAAAGAAACATCTAAGTTAGCATCTAATGTTGGAGTAACAGCAAACTCTTTAGGAGAAGTATCAAAAATATTAGGAGTCTCAACTCCATCTCAAAGACAAGCCCAAATGAACTTAGGAATAACAAAAGAAGATATTCAAAATCAAGAAATAATTTCTCCAATTCTTCAAAGTGAAGGTGGTCAAAAGTTTATTGAAGAATTAAAAACTGCAACATCTGAAGAAAGATTTAAGAAATTAGCAGATTACACTAAAGCGGCTATTGCCTCAGGAATGATGGACAAGTCAATGGCTTCAACATTTGCTAAGGGGGTCAGCCTTTCATTAAACGATGTTCTTCTTGGAAGAAGAATGATGCCAGTTATATCTGGTCAAAAGATTGGCAGTGGTGGAATGATGTCCATAGCAGATGAAAGAATTTCTGCTCTTAATAAATCCTCAGAAATAAAAAGAGTTGCAGCAGCAAGCGGAGAATCTCGAACTATCACAACTGCTGACGCGGCCTATACAGTAGGAGCAACAACTCAAGTAATATCTGATCTTTCTAATGTTATTGCTTTGGCTAGAGAGGAGTACGATAAGGGAACAATATCATTTGAAAAGATGAGATCAACAGTAGACAAGGCAACTGCTTCTCAGAATGAATACAGCAGTATGCTTACAAAAGCAATTTCTGGGTCTATGGAGCAAGGTGGAACCAGACAAGCACTTAATGATGCTCTTGTCACTATGGGTGTTGATCCAGAAAAAATATCAACATTTAAGAATGCTATGGATATAGGTGTGGGCGGTCTTGGAGTAAGTGCTTTTCAACAAGAACAAACAAAAAGAATTTTGACAGAAAAGGGAATGTCTGGAAACATAGTTACTAATCCAAATGCAATCGGCAGTAGTAGAAGTGCGGCATATGGTGCAAGATTCTCTAATTTAACTGGAAGCACAAAATCTTTTGAAAATTATCAAGCAGCAAAAGATCAAGCAGCAAAAGATGAAAGTGCCATTGTAAATGCTCAAACTTCAGGATTAGCAGAGCAATTACTTCAAGCCGTTGCTGCTAATAAGATTACAATAGATCAAGCAAATTTAATTTCAGAACAAGTAAAAACTGGATCAAAATTTGGAATGGATCTTGTTCGTGAGTTTAATGCAGGAGCAAAAGATTTAGGAGGAACCTTAAATGCATTATTTGTAGCCTCATCAAGAACAGCAGATATTGCTGGAGTTAGCGATGCTAAGGTTATGGGAATTTCACAAAAAGATAGGTATATTTCCGCTGGTGCAGCATTTGGACGTAAAGGTGGAGATGTTGATCAGTATGCTGCTTTAATTGAAAGCATTCCTTCACAAAAAAGAATAGACATAATTACAACATTTAACGGATTGACATATGAGCAACAATCAAAGCAAATAGCAGATATGACTCAGTTATCGGCAATTGGTGGAGCAGAAAATACTGGAAAACTTCAATCCTCAGATTTTTATCAAGGACAACTAAAAGCAGGGAAAACTGGAGGAATTGTTGATAGAGCGAAGGGTGCCGCTGCCGCAGGAGTTGGAGAAGATTACCTAAATGTAATGGCTACCATTTCAGCAGAAGACAACGGTGTTCCTATTTCATCAAAAGAATATAACTCTAGATCTAAGTTAGTTTTGAAATCATTAAAAGATTTTAGTTCTAATGACAAAATAAAAAAACAAGAGGCTGGAATAGTTTTACTACAGCAAATTGAAAATCCAGATGGTAAAAAAATAACAGCGGCTGAAGCAGAAAAAGGAATGCAAGACTTGATGAAAAAATTTGGAAAAGGAAAGACATTAAATCTTCCACCCACAATATTTAGAAAAGTTATAATTTTACAATCAAAGATCCTAGGACTACAACAAATGATAGATGCAAAAAGACTAGCACTATCAACTGCTAGCGGCGAGGGGGCACGAGATTTAAGGTTATCACTTAGAGCAGACGAAAACCAACAAGTTGGAATTGATGAACAAATTTTATCTGAGTATAATCAATCAGGAGTTACTGGTGGTGGAGATGGAGAAGGAAGCAAAGATGGTGGTGGAGGTGGATCAAAAGCCAATCCCCTACTAGACTTAAAAAAATCTATTCTTGATCAAATTAAAATGTATGTTGATATCAATGCAACAATGAAAAAACTGAATGATCAAAAATATAAGTTTTCAGATATGATATCAGGCAAGGGTGGAGTGCTTAACAGACTGCGAGGATTAAAAGGTAATGCTGGGGGTCTTAGTGATTCAGTCATTGATGCTATTTCAGGTATGGGTCCAGATGCAGCAAAGAAATGGATTGAAAAAAATACTAAGGGTGGAAAACTTACCAAAGAAGGACAAAATCAAGCGGATCTTTTAAATTCAGGTAAAATTAGGGGAACCATAGAAGGTAATCTTGCAGAATTTAGAGGAGCAAGAGCACAAAGAAAAGCATACAGAAACCTCAGGGGTAGAGGATTAGATAATTCTGTAGTTCAAGCAATTGCAGGAGATCCAGAAAAAGCAAAAGAACTTGAGGTTCTTCAAGCAAGAGTAAATGCTGGAATAAAGAAATCAGTAAAGGACATGAATGCCTTTATTAATTCACAAATAAAGGCAACTAAGGAGGCAGAACTTCTTGCAAGAGCACAAGATCCTCTTCAAACTAAAATAGACGATTTAACAATGGCACATAGAATAGACAGTGTAGTAATTAATAAACAAATTAAAATATATGAAGATCAAATTACTGCAATAAATAAAGAAATAACTGCGATACAAGAGTTAAATTCTAAGGATCAAAATAGAATTAGAGATCTTGATCGTCAAAAAGAAATTATTAATCGTCAGATTGAAATACTTAATCGTGCAAACGAATTAGATCAAAGAAGAGCAGATGCATTAAGAAGAGAAGATGATATAAGAAATAGAGCAGCAGATTCTTTAAATCATGAATTAGATATTATGTCTAAGCAAGAACAAAAAATACAAGATGCATACAATAAAAGAATTAAGGCTCTTGACGAAGTTGCAAAGATTAATGACTACATCATTAATCAACAAAAGAGCCAACTTGGATTAGCCGATGCATTGAGTCGTGGAGACATTTCAGCAGCAGTATCAGTGCAGCAAGATATGCAAGCAGGCAATGCTCAATTTGCTACTGAGCAAATGCGCTCTGGCCTTCAAACTGGGGTAGACAATCAAATTGCAGGCTTAACAACTACTGGTGGATTAACTAGAGATCAAGCAGAAGCACAAATTTCTGCTATCAAAGAGCAGTCATATCAAACAAGTTTATTAATTCGTGATATTGAAGATGCAATTTATCAAAGAAACCTTCAAATGATTCCATTAAAAGATAGTCAATTAGTAATTGATAATCAAATTAGAGTTATTCAAGATGCAATGTATGTCAGAGAAACAAGTATTATTGAAATACAAAATGGTAAACTTGCTAATGCACAGAAGCAACTAGACAAAGAATTAGAAATTAAAACAGCCTTAGACGATAAGTTCAATAGCCAAGTGGCAGATTATGAATTACAAAAAGATATAGTAGACATGATTGACGCACAAAGCACTGCTGTTGCACAACTTTCACGACATTACGAAGTTATTGCCAATCAAATTGATAATATTAATAAACTTGCTGCTAAAGCAACAAGTGAAATTAAAAAGCCAATAGAGAAGACAAATGAAACAGAAACAGACTTTAATGAAAGATATAAAAGATATGAAGATAGGATCTCTGCAATTGAAGCAAAAAGAGCAGCAGATGCGGCAGCAGTAGTAGCATCAATGACTCCAGTAAATAAGGCTGTTGGAGGATTGATTGGAGATGGAGCAAGAGATTCAATTCCTGCCATGCTTACCCCTGGAGAATTTGTAATGCGTAAAGCATCTGTGCAAAAATATGGATCATCAATGCTTGAAAAAATGAATATGGGTGCGTTTGAAATGCCAAGGTACAACGTTCAAGGACCACAAGAACAGACTAAGGCATCAAACACAAATAATACAAGCATTAACGCTCCAGTGTATAATACTTATAGTGTCAACGTCAACGTTCCAAATACCAATGCTGATCCAGATGTTATTGCCAATAAGGTTATGATGAGAATGACGCAAATAGATAACTCAAACATAAGGAGTCTCCGTGGCAACAAGTAATTATTTGGAAGGTAGAACGAGATGGTCTAGACCACAAGGACTGCTCTTCTCTGATAATGCAGGAACTCTTAGTAATGGCATCTTTGTTCCGCAGGGATCTGAGGCAGACGGTGATTTTATTATCCCCTCCGATCATAATCGTGGAGCAATAAACTTAACTCAACAAAGAATAGAGAATAGACTGAGAACTATTAATGGAACGATGCGTTCGTACCATGTAGCAGACAAGATAAACCTTTCTGTTTCTTGGCAGAATCTACCATCTAGGGCACACTCGCAAGAAGAATCTTATAATGCTAATGGCATATACGATGGGACTGGAATTGAATATACCGCCGATGCAGGCGCGGGTGGAGTTGAAATGCTTGAATGGTATCAGAATCACTCTGGACCATTCTATGTATATCTATCCTATGACAAATACATCAACTTTGAAGAAAATAGATATGATCACTTGAATCAATACAGTCAAGTTATCCACATGTTCTTCTCTTCTTTTGATTACACAATATCAAAACGTGGTGCAACTAACCATGACTTGTGGGACATAAGTTTATCCTTGGAAGAGGTTTAAGATGTTTCAGTCAGATGCGCTGAAAGATCATCTACAGACTTCCTATACCATTGAAAACAAGTCACTAGTTTTTGCTGAGTGGAATCTTAATCAACCAGAAAATATAGCGAGGATTGGCAACTATCGCTACAGACCTAGCGGTGGCGTCGTTGATGCTCAATTCGCTACAGTGCCGCTAACATACGATATCAACGATGCTGGTGGGTATTACACAGGAGCAACAGATGCAGACATTGTTGTTGATGGTGGGTATGATGACAATGGAGATCCTATAAGTTTTACTACCGCTAAAGATAAGATGCAGATGCTTTACTCACTTGAAGATTGTTTTAATCCGTTCAGACCAAGATCTGGAATAAACAAGATGATTTATTTGGGACTATCTGGAGCGGGGTATACAGAATCACAATACATTGCAAACTTTGGATCAGATTCTGCAACAAGACCAAGATACTATTTGTCATCAAAGTACGATCAATTTAAATATTGGACATCATATAGAACTCAAGACGGTGTGGAGTATGGCGTATCTAAAACAATGTTTAATGGAAGATCATATATTGACGATGCAGTTCCCTTTGTTGTATACAACGAAAACATAACAGCAAATAGAATTGTTATCAAAATGCAGACAAACGTAGGAGAAACAAATCTTGGAGATATTCGTGTAGGAGAGACTACAATTCCAGATCCTCTCTACGGTGTTGCCAATCAAACAACTCCCGTTAGGTGGCGGGTAGAGGTGCTCAAGGGTACTTCTTGGATAGAGGTAGCATCCTTTGATGAGAACTCTCTTCGTTCTGATGGAACAGCAATAATACAATCTGATGGATATGTAGAACTTGCATACGGATTACAGTTGCCAAATGAATATAAGGATATCTTTGTTTATGCTGGTGAAATATCTTCGTTTGATAGTCTTCCAACTAGCGCACCAAACGGGTATGCATATTTATTAAAAGATAATTCTGATGACAAGGGTATTTTTTATATATACAATGAAGTAGATAGTGAGTGGGTAGGGTTAGACCCACAATACACTTGGGACATAGCAGACAATTTTGTTAGTAAGAATAGCAAATTTGTAACTGATTTGACTAATCCAGATTATTTTTGGGATCAAGGTAAAAAAGTATATAGAGACATTGAAGTATTTAAGGGCATAAGAATTGTAGTTGCAACAATGAATAAGCCGAATTGTACTTTTGACCTTATTGAATTATCCCCTCGTCTATCTGCTGATCTTACTGATCGTGTTCAAGACTTTAGCATTACGAGGACTCTTTCTGATTTGGGTAATGGAAAGATTCCTGTAGGATCTTTGCTTGCTGGTACTGGTCAAATAAACGTTAACGATAATGATTTTGCTTTCGTACAAAATAATTCATTTAATGAAATAACTTCTCAAGGAAGCATTGTATCAAAATACTTATTGACACATGTAAAGTTTATGTTTTATGATGTGATAAGAAACGTTGACTCATATGATTACTATGTTCCTATAAAGACAATGTATTCTGAAGGTCTTCCTCAATCTCAAGGTAACTTTGATCAGATCTCTATAAACCTAAGAGATGCATATTTAATTCTTGAAGCAAGTCCTGCTCCATCCTTAATGCTTACAGACATTTCTTTAAGTGCTGCAATAATGATTCTACTGGATTACATAGGTTTTAGCAACTACGTCTTTAAAAGAATTCAAGGGGTGCCAGACCCAGTTATTCCTTATTTCTTTGTTGCACCAAATCAAAACGTTGCAGAAGTTCTTACTCAATTAGCAGTTGCAACTCAGAGTGCAATGTTCTTTGATGAGTATAATAATTTTGTTTTGATGACAAAAGAATATTTGTTACCAGATATCGGAGGAAGAGATTTAGATATAACGTTATTTGGTAACAAAGTAGATTCAATGTTACCAAACATTATTCAAGTATCTTCATCAAATAAAAGTGTTAACAATAATGGTCAAATAAACTATACTCAAAGATATATTCAAAGAACATATGGGTCAACTCGTCAATCCATGTATAGTGATGAGTTTAAGACTTGGGTATATACTCCAACATTAATGTGGGAAGTTACAGGAGATCAAACTACTAAAGCAATAAATGAAACTGCTACTGAACAATCTTCCTATTCGTTATCAGCAATGCCGTTAAATTCTAATCTCACAGCAGACGTTCCAACAGTGATAAACAACACAATGACCAACAATATACTTGACGTGGGCGAATCTATCTACTATATTGCTAGGTACAATGGATTCTTTTACGCTAATGGAGAGATAATAAAGTATGATGCAGTAGAGTATTCAATAACTGGACAAGCAACACCATTGTGGATAAACAATGTTCAAGAATATCAAAACTACTTCCTAAATATTCCATTTAACGGAAAGATGTATCCAACAGGAAAGATAAGAATATATTCAGAACCAGAGTATATTGTTGTTGGAGGAGTGACGGTAATGAGTCCTGGCCCTGCTAAGATTCACGGTAGAGGTCAATTTGGAACAACCATAACAAATCACGATGCTGGAATCAATACTTATTGGACAGATTCTAATAATGTGTATGGATGTCAGCAGCAAGGTAACTATATTTATAGTGCTGATCAAGTTGTTAATTATCCATTAGGATTAGAAAAGAATACTGCTGCTGGTATAAGTAATGCAAAAGCAAGAGAAAGTTCTAGAAACGGTATTATAAAGAATACAACCTCTCAAGTCTATTGGACAGAAAGACAAGTAAATGAATTTACAACAGCACAATCTGGAACTGTTCAATCTTCTGCACTAGTTTTTACTGGTCCAAACTTTGATACAGGAGTTTCGCCAAGAGATTATGTTTCTTATATACACAAGCCACTAGACAATGCCTATAAGCATTTTGGAACAAGAATGAGAATTATAGGTAAGATTGAAGCGGGTGCAAATAGAGTACAGACACCAATTGGAAGTGCTGAGTACATTTCAATCTCCCCCACAGATTCAAGCCAGCAGATGAGCATCTCAGGAGGCTCAGGTGGAATAGGTGTTATGGTCAATAACACAACAAACAATGGTTATTATTTTGAAATAGCAGCACTAACAAACAACAACATAAGCAGTTATTATGATTCCAATAGAAAGCAAATAGTTGTCTATCCTGTTGCAGTAGGAGGAATAGCACTTTCTGGATCTGGAAACAGGATAGTAACAGTTACTACATCTGTAAATCATCAGTTTAAGGTTGGTGAAAAAGTTGTTATGTCTGGTTTTGTTAGATCCCCAGTCAGTTCAGAGGTAAATGGTGAGTTTACAATAACAGCAGTAACAGCAAGAACGCTCACCTATGACTCAGGAGTATCAATTCCAGGAGTTCCGACAAGCGGTGGGCAAGCAGAAATCTATATTGACTCTGGTGTAAACATAAACAACCTAATATTTTATAAGGTAGTTGAAGGACCAGATCCAGTTACAGGAGTAAGAGGAGCAGCCTACCCAGTCAAACTATGGTCTGGACTTGGAAACATCCTTGTTGACTCAGGAAGGTTTACAGGACAATATAGAACCGTTGGAGAAAATGCACCAACAGTATATGATCTTGCGGTAGAGTATAAGGATAGTGGAACAATCAGAACCTTCTACTTATATGTAAATGATAAACAAGTTGCAACAGTAGTAGATAGTGATCCTTTAATAAAAAATAACAACATGTGTGTCTTTGTTCGTGGGTCAACAAAGTGTATGTTTGAAAACGTATACGCTTTATCAGAAAACTATGCTCAGAACACTATTGCCACAGCAGTAGATAACATATCGCAAGTGTTTGGAGATACAGAGATAAACTCTTCTGAGGCGTTAAGGAAATATGCGGTAAATGGTTTTGTTCAGGCATCGTATTTAAGTGGTATCAGTAGTTATCAGCCACCAAACTTTAATATGTATTTTGAAGAATTTGGCACAATACTAAGAGAAGCCGCTCATTTTAATATTGAGTATGACAGAGCCTATCCTGCATTATATGCAAAACTTGCTCCAACAATGAATAGAATTAAAACATATTCATCTTCTGGATTCTATGCTGGGGCATACGCAGCAGACTTCTTAATCTTTAATTGTTTAGATAAAAATATTAACCTTGACCCAACATCGGGAAACTTCCTAAGAATTCAAGGAATAACATTTACTCAAAACACAACTAAAACTTTAACAGTAGATGATTATTTTAATAGAGTGTCAAATCTTGCTGACCCACAATTTGATTCTGGAAACTTAGTTTATAGTCCATTACATGCAAAAGAACTATACAACAAAGTGAAGGTTAGTAGAACTCGCCACGGCAATCAAGAGTTTTCTATTGATAGCATGTATATACAAACAGATGCAGCAGCGAATGATACCTTGGGTTGGATTATTAATAGAACGATGGAGCCTAAAAAGAATATTGGGATGACCACCTTCGGAACCCAAATGATTCAATTAGGAGATTTAGTAAACATATCCTATACAAATCCTGAAGGCATCAATGTTATTGCAGATATAGATACAAAGTTTGTCGTCTATAATATTGAATATGGAAGAACTTCAAGCGGGACAAATATGACGTTATATTTGGCTGAGGTGTAGTATGGCTCAATCAAATGCAGAAAAAGCAATTGAACGGATGAGACTTGCTCAAGAGGCTACAAATGCAGGTAATTTTGCAGCCGCCGAAGCATATGCTGCTGCTGCTGCAAAACAAGCAGCCAAGGCTCCAGCAACTGTTCAACAAGCAGTATATAACCATACCGCTCAAATAATGCAAACTTTATCACAAACTCCAACAACACCAGCAACACCAACCCCCAAGGGTCCAGACTCTGGAGGCGGTGGAGGCGGTGGAGGCGGTGGAGGCGGTGGAGGCGGTGGAGGCGGTGGAGGTTCTTCAGCACCAGCATCTACACCGCCAGCGCCCGTAATTCCACCACCAGCAGCAACCACTTACGCAGTAAAACAGCCAGCCCCAAGCCTAGTCACATACAATGCAGAAACTTTGCCACAAGAACTTATTGTTGATTTGCTATTTGAGGATGTCGGTGGAACAGAGTTAATTAATGTTTCTAGGCATGATACCATTAATGGTCAAAACGTAGTCTATTCATTAGTAAGCAACCTATCTATATTAAATAGATCATTCAATCCAAATAACATTCTTGCTGGACAGATGTCATACTCTCAATTTTCTGAATACTCACTAGACATTGCATCAAAACTAGTTGGTATTTCATTAGACGCAGGCGGTAACCTTGTTATTGAATTTTCATCAATAGGAAACGATGAGTATGCAGAGATAGAATTATCTAGCGATGGTACAATATATAGGATTGGAGTGGTCATACCTTGATTACAAATAACGGAAAAGAAATTATTGCTAAGTTTTTGCTTGGTCAAGCACCTGCATATGCAACCCACATTGCATTAGGTTGTGGAGCAAAGCCAAACTCTGTGGGAGACTTTTCTGCTAAAGAGGTTATGGATTTTGAAATGATCAGGGTTCCAATTTCTTCAAGAGGATTTGTTGACGTGGGCGGCATAACAAAGTTAGCATTGTCAGCAGAAATGCCAACAGAATCTCGTTATGAGATATCTGAAGTTGCCCTATGGTCAGCAGCATCAAACAGCGCAGTCACAAACTCTGATAGCCGTATACTTTTTAGTTTTGATTCAAGCGAAGGGTGGAGACTTCATAAGACGGAATCTCCTGGATTTACTGGGCCAATTCCAGAATTCACTGCATCTCTTGATGGTGGAGATGACACAAACGATATCAATCTTCCTGTCGTTGCTGGCGATGCTATCTTTGCAACCACAGCAGACAACGAAACACTTCTTAGTTCAATCAGAAAAGATAGGCAAGAAGGTTCGCGGTTCCTTAATCACACCATCTTTTTAAGAGGAGACACCTCTGACATAAACTCGTCATTTGTTATCTCTGACGGAAGTGTTGGAAATTCATCCCACATCCATTTAGACGGAAGAAACATCAACTTATCTAAAAATAGTCCAGACGATGAAATAAAGATCGCATTATCAATAGTTCCTCAACAAGAAAGTAATATTGTTATTCCAGATTCAACGAGGGTCGTCATTGAATTTCTTCAATCAGAAATAAATCCAACAGTTGGATATGCTCGTCTCACTCACGAAGTATTAAATACAGACTTAGAAGCAGACAATAGGTATGCCGTAATTACTAAAAAACTTAAAGATCTTGAAACATCTCCAGAATTTTCATGGACAGACGTAAGAATGATTAGAATATACACGTCAATACATAAGGATACAGGTGACGTTAATCCAAGCGATGAGTACTACGTTGTATTAGATGCAATGAGATTTGAAAACCTTAATTCTCCAAACCCGCTGTATGTAATGTCTGGGTATTCAGTTGTTGACACCACGCTACAAAGACCAATTGTAAAAATAGCAAACACTAGTAACTATATAGAGTTTAGGCTTTCCGTGGGAGTTGGGTAATGCCAAAGATAATAATAAGAAAAGAAGAACTTCCCCCCATCAGTACAGATGATACTGGATACAACGTTCGTGTAAGATTGATATCTCAAGACAGAAACAGATCATCCTTTTGGACTCCATTGGTTACAATCATCTCCCCTCAAGTAACTGAAATTCCATACATTACTCACATAGTCAATACTGGTTCTGGAAAAACAATAAATGTTGTTTGGGATGATAATCAAAATAATAAAGAATACGATATTTATGTAAAGTGGTATATGACTAATGGAGATCCATCAGCAATTTGGGAGTACAAAGGATCGACACTATCAAATACCTATACTTTAATAGATCCATCAGCCCATTCATATCAAGTAAGCGTACAGAGGCTGACCTATCCAAAACAATATTCTTCAAGGTATTCTCTGTTTACATCACCAATACAGAACGTTTGATATACTTAACCTATGGCAATAGTTAGAGTCCCAGAAAGAGGGACGCCCCTAGATGTAACATACCTATATGATTTAGCAAACGCTATCAATAACGTATCTAATTCGGTATCCTCAGCAACATATAATTACACTACAGTAAAAACTAGAGAAGCATCAGATCAAAGCATAAAAACTAGTGAGTCTAGGATTATTGCAGCGTATGTAGATGTAGTAAATAATGAAAACATGTTGGCAGGAACAACAAGATCATTCAGTTATGATTACCCATCAGACTTTAGATACGCACCAATCGCCACAGCAAGTCCTGTAAATACTGGACGGACGGCAGTTGGAAACGATGTCACTATTGTTTTAAATTCAATAACAACTTCCAGAGTAGAAGGAGAAATTAAATTTGCTTCTACTGGAACGATGAGTGTAAGCATAAACTTAATCATTATTGGAATACCAACGTGATATACTTCTTTCATTATGCTTACTTGTAAAAAATGTAGTGGAAGAATGTTTATTGATAGAGCATTCTCTGAACACAATCATATGGAAACTTTCTGTATAAGATGCGGAACAAGAGTGTTTTATCATAACTTTGATCAATCAAATGGAGAAATCTCATGGCTATGGAACATGGAGAAGATGAGAATGAAAGATCATATATCCAAGTAATACATAGAAAAAATAAAAAGGCTTGGTTCCTTGATGGAGATCTGGTAAGAATAATTCATGTCAGTCGTGCTCAAGGAATTGTTATACTTTGGAACTGTACAAAGTCTTTACAGATGACTGCCACTCTGGTAGAATTTAAAAGAAAGAGAAAAAGAGCCTTTACAGTAGCAGAAACAGCAAGACTTCTTAACTATCACAGAAAGAGTATTCCCAGACTAGTTAAAGCGGGAATGCTTCCTCCTCCCATAGGACAACTGCCAGATGGCAGAACAGCATTTCATCATCTCAGTTATTATAGTGAAGATCATATCTGGGAAGCAAGAAATCTTATGGCTCAGACCCATATGGGCAGGGCAAGAAAAGATGGAATGATAACAAATAATAAAACCCCAACAGAACAAGAACTCAAGTATGCAATGGGTGAGGGTCTTATTTATTATGTAAAGAATAATGAAGGAAGATTTATTCCTGTATTTAGTGAGACTGTCTAGGTCTTGACTACTTACTATTAATCCAATATTATAGGTCCATCAACTAGGAAAGGCTTTACATGGAAGAAACCAGAATTGCTTGGTCACTCGGTTATACTTTTAATACCGGCAATTTTCAAAACCTTCGTCTTGACTGTCAAGTGACAGATTACAAGCACGATGATGAAACAGCCAAGGAAGCATCTGATCGTATTTATCAGTTTGTAGAAAATCAACTAATGGAAAAACTCAACGAGGCAAAGGAAGAACTAGCATGATCAATGATCATAGTGGACGATATGAAGCAAGAAACGAAAATCCAATCGTGCTTTGTTCCTATGGAGAGAGTCCAGCAGATGCCTTTAAGCAAATGGCTAAGTTACTAAAGAAGAGCGATCTTGTTAGCGACTTTGCAAGTGTTAATGCCGTAAACACTTCGTTTGAAGAAGGAATTCATTACGTTACCGTCTATATTTAAGGAGAGTCATGGCTGATCGCAAGGATAGGTTTGCACTTATCACTAGGTTCGAAAGGTCATGCAAGATGAAAGGCATGTCTGCGCCCACTATCAATAAGTACAATGAGCAGTGGGCAGCAGACGCCCTCTTGGAATCTTTTGATATAGATGAGTTGTACAGGGCAATGGAATACTATTTTAGTATTCAGGAACGTCCCACATGGAAGGCATTTGCCAATAACGCTGGCCGCCTGCTAGAATCCATGAAGGCAAGTAAAGAAGACAGAGAATTTCGGGCAGAAATGCGACAGAAGGCAAAGGAATGGGTGAATGGCTAATCTAGAGGCAAAGACAATATCAGCAGTCTTGAATGACAAGCAGGTTCACATTCTGCTACAGGCTAACATTGATACGATTCTTAGGACACACAACGATGTGTGGGGATTCGTAAGAAACTACTATGAGCAGAATCAGACTGTTCCTCCTGCAAACATTGTGAAGCAGCAGTTTGCTGATTTTGAGTACACCTCTGATACTGGTAGCACCAAGCATCATCTTGATGAATTGCGTACCGACTTTCTTAATGACAATATTAAGATAATGCTTCGCTCTGCTGCAAATGAGGTTCAAGATGGAAAGGCAACGGATGCCCTCAACACTCTTGTTACCGAAACAGCAAACCTAAAGCGCATCACATCAACAGTGCGAGATCTTGATGTTTCAAACGTTGATGATGCTGTAGCATACTTTGAGAATATCAAGAGGCTACAGGAAAGCGGTATGCATGGAATCTACACAGGACTTGCAGGATTTGACAACTATATGCCAGCGGGAATTACCCCCGGACAGTTTGGCGTCCTTCTTGCTTACCCTGCTATTGGTAAGTCTTGGATGGCCTTGTACCTTGCTGTACAGGCATGGAAGCACGGCAAGTCACCACTGATCATCAGCCTTGAAATGACGGAGGCAGAAGTTCGTAATAGATTATTTGCAATTATTGGCAACGGTATGTGGAGTCATCGTAAACTATCATCTGGAAACGTAGAGATTGATATGTTTAAGAAGTGGATGAGCAAGACCTTTGATGGCAAGCCAAGCATTCATATTATTTCCAACGAGGGAATTGGAGAGGTTTCTCCATCAGTACTTCGTGGAAAGATTGATCAGTACAACCCATCTATCGTGTTTGTTGACTACTTGAACCTTATGACTTCTAATACTCGTACTGAGAGTGAAGTTGTCAAGATGAAGAATCTTTCGCGGGAACTGAAGTTGCTTGCAATTAGCGAGGAAGTTCCAATCGTAGCCATCTCATCTGCAACACCAGATGACGTAACAGACATGAATAGTGTTCCTACTCTTGGTCAGACTTCATGGTCACGACAGATTGCCTATGATGCTGATTGGTTACTAGCCCTAGGACGTGCAGCCAACAGTGATGTGTTGGAGTGCGTATTTAGGAAGAATCGTAATGGCTTTCTTGGAGAGTTTATGGTTCAGGTAGACTTCGATAGTGGTCGATTTATCTATAAGGATTTTGAGTAAATAGTGTATAATTAGTCTATGCCAATTACACATAATCTTATATCACTAAACAATACAACTGCAATACCAGTCTCTGTTACGGGTAATCATGCTGGAAGAGATATCACTATTCAAAATGTATCTAGTTCTGCAATTGTCTACCTTGGAGCAGAGGGTGTAACCACCACTAATTATGGATATAAAATTGCCCCAAATACTGCGTGGTCTGTAGAACTAAGGGGTGGAGATGTTTTGTATGCAATATCATCTACTACATCAGACGTAGCAGTAATACAACTTGGATTAGAGAGTATGAATATCTAATGGCTAGATTTTATAATTCAGGTGGTGGAGCAGGCGGCGATGTATCTTTTACTGGAGAGGGCTGCATAGTATTCCCAAACGATGGTGAAGTTTGCAATGTGCCGAATAGTTCAGGGGATGGTGCTGGATACTCTACAATACAGATAAATCCAGATACCACTACCAATGATAATAGATATATCATTATTGATCCTACCGCGCCAAACCATATTCATATCCGTGCTGGTGGAACACAAGACGGTTCTAGTGCAGATCTATTCCTTGGTGGAGAAAGAAACAATGTTCATGTTTCTGATGGTGGAAGAGATGTGGTCATTAATACAAGACCAGCCACAGTTATCAACACTTATACAAATCTAAACCCAACAGGTAACACCTCCTTTGTAGTAAGCAATACAGCAAATATTTATGTAGGAGATACAGCATATTATGCAGGTGGCGGTGATACAGTCACTGTTGACTCAGTTACACAAGACTTACCAAGTGCTGGGTTACAAACTATTACAGCAAACATAAATGGAACCCCAGCAATATTTGTTGGAGGTGCAGCCCATATATTTAGTCATGAAGAATCATGGAACAACAGTTGGTTATTTAATGACTCTGGTGTTTTATCTGGCCCAGCAATGGGATCAGTCGCGGTAAATGGAATTTATAACAACTTTACTGATGACCTATACATAGGTAGTTCAGAGTCAATTCAAATAAGTGGTACTGGAGGAGAATTCCTTAACGACTCCTCTATTCCATCAAATCAGATTGCAACCATTGGAGATGTTGCAAGCAGCACTGTAAGGTACTCTCCAACCTTTACCGCCACTGGTCTAGCATTTACAGGCAGCGGAGTTACATACCCAACATATAACTCTTACTATACAAAAGCAGGAAAGATAGTTAGTTTTGTTATTGAACTTGACTTTACCACTGTCACTAACTTTGGTACTGGTCAATACAAACTGCAACTCCCCTTTACACCTGCTTTTGGATTTAATCATTTTTCTGGCTGGATATGGGCTGATCCCAATGTCGATCCCGATACTGGCACTGGTCACACAATTCTTAATGCTGATACAGCAGGAGTTACCGATGTTTTAGACCTACATTACCTTAAGCAATCAGGCGGGGCTAACTCACCAATTAGAGAAGGATTGTTCTTACAAGGACTCCCTGTAACTCTAACTAGTATCAGTAAGGTCTATGTTAACGGTACTTATATCTCTGCTTAATTCAATTAACTATAGACTGATATAATTTAATCATGGTATTTCTTCATAAGAGAATAAAAAGATTTGAACTTGTTGGACAAATAGCCGACGATTCTTTTATCTTACGCATGAAGGAGCAGTACATAAAGTTGTTATCAGAGTCAATGAAAGATGAAGGATACGTTCAGCGTATTGACATTGACCCAGATTGGTCTGTATCATATGAGGACAACCATTACGAATTTATATTAAGCGTATACGGATCATATATTGGAAAGAGGGAAGCCGCATGTATCGACGGTTTAGACAAGAACCGACCTCTCTATACTCCCCAGAACAAGTTAAGCGAGTCATTCAAAACTCAGGTATAGAAGTAGTAGGAGAAGTTCCTAATGGATGGATTATGTTCTGTCCATTTCATAATAACTACCGCACTCCCGCAGGGGAAATGGATAAGCATGGTGGACATTTCTACTGCTTCTCATGTAGTACATCAATCAGTCTTATTGACTTTGTAATCAATCTTACCAAAAAGACTTACTTTGAATCTGTTCGATTCATTAAATCTTTTGAGGTTGATAGTAGCATTGTTGATAGCCTTGACATTGCTCTTGAGACAAGGGTGGAGTTTGAGCCATTTGATGAACTCATGATTAAGAGACTAAACAATCAAGCATTGGAATCTCCTAGGGCGGTTCGTTACTTTGAGTTTAGAAGTATAACCAAAGACAGCATGATAAAGTTTTCACTAGGGTATAGTGAGAAGCAGGACATGGTTACTGTTCCGATTACAACTCCAGATGGTAACATGTTCGTTGGGTTCGTCGGTCGTTCTGTGGAGGGTAAAGATTTTAAGAATACCCCTAAACTTCCAAAGTCAAAGATTCTTTTCAACTTGCATAGGGCAAGATTACATGATACAGTATATGTAGTTGAATCTTCTTTTGATGCAATTCGTTTAGATCAATGCAACATTGCGGCGGTAGCAACTTTGGGTTCTAGTATATCTAAAACTCAGATTGACCTATTGACGAAACACTTTAACAATGTTATACTTATTCCTGACAACGATGATGCTGGTAAAGAGATGGTACGTCGTGTCATTGATGGTATGGGGCACAGAGCAGTATCAATTGGAATTCCCCAAAGATTCAAGGATATCGGAGACATGACAGACTCCGATATCGGAGAGTTAGTTAAGAAAACGCAAGACCCACTATTAGCAATGTATTAATCAACTATATAAGGAGCGTATTAAATGAGTATTTTGAGAGGTTTGAAGGCTATGGAACAACTTGATCGCTCTCCTGCTAGTTTAGGAGACGGAACTAAGGTTCGTTGGGTTAAGTTGGAAGACAGTCAAAGCGTAAAGGTTCGATTTGTTAATGAACTTGATGAGGATTCACCAAACTATGATGCAGTACGAGATCTTGCAATTGTAGTATCTGAGCACACCAACCCAAAGGATTACAAGCGTAAGGCTGTCTGCACTATGGATAGTGAAGGCCGTTGCTTTGGGTGTGAGATGGCTAGGAAGCAGACTGAGGCTGATCGTAAGCAGGGTTCGTGGCGTGCTCGTTTTCGCTACTACACCAACCTGCTTGTAGACGATGGCATGGAAGAGCCATACGTTGCTGTATGGTCACAGGGCGTAGGCAAGCAGTCTGCGTTTAATACTCTCAAGGAGTATGCCATTGACACCGGAAGTATTAGCAATAGGTCTTGGAGAATGAAGCGTCAGGGCAGTGGAACTGATACCAGTTATATTATTCTTCCTGGAGATCCAGACAACGAGAAGTATGACTGGAGCAAGGTTGAGCCATTCAATCTTGAGAAGGTTGTTCGTCAGGTTCCATATGCAGAGCAGGAGTCATTCTATTTGGGATTTGATACTCCAACATCCAGCGACACAAAAAATGTTGACTGGTAATTGACAAACAGAGAAGGGGACGGTAGAATAAAACTATCGTCCCCTTCTCATTTATATTTAAGGAGTTTTATGCCTAACTACGTCCCCCTTCACCTACATACAGAGTATAGTTTGATGGACGGAGTTGCAAAACCAGAAGAATATGTAGAGCGAGCACAGCAGAACGGTATGTCTGCAATCGCTATCACTGATCATGGAACGCTATCTGGTCATCGACCAATGTATCGTGCGGCTAAGGCGGGTGGCCTTAAGCCTATCCTTGGAGTAGAAGGATACATTACAGCAGATAGGTTTGATAAGCGTGACAGGAAAGAGCGAACGCTTCCACTTGATATGGTCTATAACCATATAGTAATTCTTGCTAAGAATGATGTTGGCCTTGAGAATCTTGGTCGTCTTAATGAGATTTCTTGGAACGAGGGGTATTACCGTAAGCCTCGTATTGACTTTGAGGTTCTAGAGAAGTATCGTGAGGGGCTTATTGTTTCCTCTGCTTGCATGTCTGGCCTTATCAATAAGGCTATTGAGGTAGACGACTATGCTGTAGCAAAGGCGCACCTAAAGTGGTTTGGAGATCGCTTTGGCGATGATTTCTATGTTGAGGTTATGCCACACAATACTGCTGGTATGAATCGGGCATTGATTGATCTTGCTGATGCCTGCGGTCATAAGATTATTGTAACTCCAGATTGCCATCATGCGACGGTAGACCAGAAGGTCATTCAAGAGATCATGCTTATTAATAATACTCATGCTAAGTTTGAGAAGGATATCTCCTACGATAAGTCTCGTAAGGTAGAAGACCCTCTTAAGCGTCTTGACTATCTGTATGGACAAGATCGAATGATGAGTTTTAATAAGTTTGATATTCATCTTCTTTCTGGTGATGAGATGCATGAGTCAATGGGTGAAGACTCTCGCGCAGACATGTTTGCTAATACTTTGGACATTGCCGACAAGGTGGAAGAGTATACGATTCATCGTAACCTAAACCTTCTTCCTGTTGAGCACAAAGATCCTGATGCACAGATCAGAAAGTATGCATTTTCTTGGCTAAAGGCCAACAACTTGGATACTAATCAAGAGTACGTTGACAGGCTCAATGAAGAACTTGAGACTATCAAGCAGAAGAAGTTTGCCTCTTACTTCATCGTTGTCCAGAATATGCTTAATTGGGCAAAGAAGGAAGGTATCATGGTTGGTCCCGGTCGTGGATCATCTGCTGGATCACTAGTTTGCTATGCCTTGGGCATCACAGATATTGATCCTATCAAGCATGGACTTCTGTTCTTCCGATTCATTGACATGGATCGTGATGATATGCCAGACGTTGACTCCGATATCCAAGATTCTCGCCGTGAAGAGGTCAAGGATTATCTAGAGAAGCAGTATAAGCACGTTGCATCCATTGCAACGTTCCTACAGTTTAAGGATAAGGGCGTTGTTAGAGACGTGGCTCGTTGCTTTAACGTCCCTCTTGCTGATGTTAATCGTGCGCTAAAGACAGTTGATACTTGGGAAGAGTATGTGATGTCTAAGAATACTCAGTGGTTCCGTGAAAAGTATCCTGAGGTAGAACTGTATGGAAATCAACTGCGTGGTCGCATTCGTGGCACTGGGGTCCATGCAGCAGGCGTTGTTACGTCCAAGATTCCAATCTCTAGGGTCGCCCCAATGGAGACTCGTAACGTCACAGGAAGCGATTCTAGGCTCCCTGTGGTCGCGGTAGACATGGAAGAGGCAGCAGACATTGGTTTGATCAAGATCGACGCTCTGGGGCTTAAGACTCTTACGGTTATGAATGATGCTCTCAATATTATTGAGGATCGAACTGGAAGAAGAATTGTTCTAAAGGATATTAATCTTGAGGATTCCAATATCTACAACATGCTGTCTGATGGGCATACCAAGGGAGTCTTCCAATGTGAAGCAACACCATACACAAACCTACTAATTAAGATGGGCATTAGTAAGTTTAATGAACTTGTTGCATCTAACGCCCTTGTACGCCCTGGTGCTATGAATACTATTGGCAAGGACTATATTGCTCGCAAGCATGGCAAGCAGGGTATTGTTTATGCATCCCCAATCATGAAGGAGTTTACCGAAGACACTTACGGTACAATTCTATATCAGGAACAAGTTATGCTTGCTTGCACAAAGTTGGGCGGCATGACTATGGGAGAGGCCAATAAGGTTCGTAAGATTATTGGTAAGAAGAAGGATGCGAGAGAGTTTGACGAGTTCAAGGAGTTATTTGTTCGGAATGCAACTGGGCCACTTGGCGGGGCGGCTGCTGAAAAGATGTGGCATGACTTTGAAGCACACGCAGGATACTCGTTCAATAAGTCTCATGCTGTCGCTTACTCAACAATTTCGTATTGGACGGCGTGGCTGAAGTATTACTATCCGCTTGAGTTTATGTTCTCTCTTCTTAGCAATGAGAAGGATAAGGACGGTCGTACTGAGTACCTAATTGAGGCAAAGCGCATGGGCATTCCTATGCGTCTGCCACATATTAATGACTCTGGATCTGACTTTAAGATTGAGGGTAAGGGGATCAGGTTTGGTCTTTCTTCCATTAAGTACATCTCAGACAAGATTGCATCCAAGTATCTTGAAGCACGTCCATTTAAATCATTTGAAGATGTAAAGGAATTTACATACACAAAGGGTAATGGGGTTAACTCACGAGCACTTGAGTCAATGAGGGCAGTTGGAGCATTGACATTTCCAGACAACCCTAGGAATGACGAAGAGATTCGTAGCAACATGTATGAATACCTAAATCTTCCAGAGTTTAATATGCAGGTTCCACAGCACTACCATGCTTATGTAACCTCTGCTGATGACTTTGATGAGAAGGGCGCATTCATCCTTATGGGTGTTGTTCGTGGTATTAAGCGTGGTAAGGGATGGAGCCGTGTAGATATTCTAGACGGTACAGGATCAATTGGAGTATTCGATGAAGAACAAACTACTATCGAAGCAGGTAGGACTTACATTATTCTTGTTGGATCTAACAGAATTGTGGAAGCAGTTCCTATTGACGAGATATCAACGAGCAAGTCACCGCTTATCAGGTTTTTAAATTACAAGCAACTGCCGTACAGCGATGACGAATACTATGTGTTATCCTTTAAGCCAAGGATTACCAAGGCAGGTAAGAGGATGGCAAGCCTAGTAGTTGCCAACTCAGGTAGAGATCTCCTATCAATGATTGTCTTTCCAACTGCATTTGCGGTTGCATACACAAGGATAGAAGAAGGTAACATTTATAAGATTAACTACAGTCTCTCAAAGGACGAGGACTTAATATTTCAGGAGGTAGTTGCATGATTAAAACAGAAAAAGAAACTATGGAGGATATAATGAATTTTGATACATGGGCAAAAGAGATTCATGAAACATCGGTAGAGAAAGGATTCTGGGAACCTAATAATGAAGAAACCCATACCATCTTCTATCTTAAGCAGATTGCTATGATTCATTCAGAGTGCTCTGAAGTACTAGAAGCAATTCGTAAGGAAAAGGGAGACGATCAAGTTGTTGAAGAACTAGCAGACATCATTATCCGTACCCTTGACCTATATGAAGGATTGAAAGAAGATGGTTACACAGAAGAATCTCTTCATCAAGTTATGAGACGCAAGACAACCATCAATAGACAACGAGCACAAATGCATGGAGTGCTTGGGTGACAAACATTGAAGATATCCTTGCGAGTCTTAATCCTAAGTTACGGAAGAAGATTAGTTTAGGTTCAGAGATTGAACAAACACACTTTGCCAAGACTCCTAGTTTTGGATTAAATAGAGCACTTAATGGTGGCTTTCCCTACGGTCGTCAAGTACTAGTGTGGGGAAATAAGTCATCTGGCAAGTCGTCATTCTGTCTACAGTTGATTGCACAGGCGCAGCAAGAAGGAAAGTCCTGTGCTTGGATTGATGCAGAGATGACCTACTCACCAGAGTGGGCTACAAAATTGGGAGTAGATAGTTCAAGTCTTATTCATTCAACTGCTCGTACCATGAATGACATGGTTGATGTTGGCACAGATCTAATGAAAGCAGGGATAGATATAATTGTTGTTGACAGCATCTCTGCACTTCTTCCTGCAATCTATTTTGAAAAAGATAGCACAGATCTGAAGCAATTAGAGAACACAAAACAAATTGGTGCAGAAGCAAGAGATATGACAAATGCTGTTAAGATGCTTAACTATGCAAACAATCAAGTAAAGCCTACGCTGTTAATTCTTATATCGCAGGCCCGTAACAACATTGGTGCTATGTACGTCTCACAGCAGCCTACAGGAGGGATGGCGACCAAGTTCTACTCGTCTACCATCATTAAACTCTTCTCATCAGAGTCTGACAATCAAGCAATTAAAGGAAAGATCTATGTTGGAGATAAGATCATTGAAGAGAAAGTTGGTCGAAAAGTTCGTTGGGACGTTCAGTTCTCAAAGACAAGTCCAGCATTCCAAACAGGAGAGTATGATTTCTACTTTAGGGGAAGTGATTTGGGAGTTGACTCTGTAGCAGACCTCGTTGATACATCAGAAATGCTGGGCTTTATTGAACGAGGAGGCGCTTGGTATACGGTTGAAGGAGAACGTTATCAAGGTAGAGAAAAGTTAATCCTTGGAGTTAAGGAAAATCTTGATATCCAGCAGGCACTAATTGAGAAGGTATCCAATGAGCAACTATAGTAAGCCAAACTATAATAATCGTAATCATCTAAAACCAGCACCAAAGTTTACTAATTACAATGGTGAGTTCATCTGTCAAAGATGTAAGGCAGAAGTAAAGAGGGCTAGGTTCTGGAAGGACACCTTTGACTTTACTTGGATGTGTGAATGTAAGTTTGTTTCAAAAGTAAATCTTTATATAAAGGGTTACTGATGACAGAACGTGGAGAGGCAAGCAGGATAGGTGCAAAATTGCACAAAAATTCTGGTCGCAATAACACTAAGGGAGATGCTAGTTGGCACAACTATGTTCTTGACTTTAAAGAATTTACTAAGTCATTTAGCATCACTCAAAATGTTTGGGCAAAAGTAGTAACAGATACCTTAAGGGTTGACAAACAAAAGTCTCCTGCGATATGCTTAATCCTTGATGGTAAAACTAGGCTTGCCATAATTGAATGGTCTGAATTTGAAAGGTTGGTCGAAAATGACAACGACTCTTGAGCAGATTAACGATCTGTATGAAATTGCAGAGTACATGAATGATCCAGAGTTAACTTCGGCACTAGAGTTTATTGCCAAAGTTATCTTTAAGCCAGACATTCCACCACACGTTGCTACCGTAGAGATAGTTAGGATGCAAGCAATTGCAGCAAAACTTCAAATGCGAGCAACATGGATGGCTAATGTAGACAAAAGCAATAGGGATAAAAAGAATATCTATTACACCGCAGCGGCAGAGGTAGATAAGGTCGTTGCCGCATTAAAGTTTCTACTAAAGTAGGGTACAATTATGTTTTACAAACAAAGGATAATAATGGCTAAAAACTTTTTAAAACAGGTAATGGATAAGCAACCAGAAGGAGCAATAGACACCAAAGCGTTTATTGAAAAGATTGAGTCTGGCTATATCGCAGGTAAGGGGCAGCCAGAATTCAAAAAGAAAAAGACTTTTAGCCCATCCTCTCTTGTGTATGGAAACGGTGCGTGCCCTAGATATTGGTGGTTGGCATTTACTGGAACAGAATTTGTTGACGATCACGATCCATATGCTGTAGCAAACATGAGTTCTGGAACAATGGGTCATGAGCGAATTCAGAAGGCAATTGAAGATGCTGGAATGATGGTTGAGAAAGAAAAAAGAATCATTACTCAAGATCCACCAATCTTTGGTTTTGCAGATGCGGTAGTTCAGTGGGGAGAAGATCAGCCAGTAGTAGAAATTAAGACAATGAGGGATGAAGCCTTTGCTTATAGGAAGTATGCAAAGCCACCTTCATATCACTTAATGCAGTTAGTCATCTACATGAAGGTTCTTGGAAAGAAGTTAGGAATCCTTCTCTATGAGAATAAGAACTCTCACGAACTTCATGCCATCACAGTTGAGCCTACACCAGAACTTATTGAATGGGCAGACTATGCTTTTGACTGGATGAGAAAAGTTCGATCACAGTGGGAGAATGAGGAAATTCCTCAAAAGACCTACAGGTCTAATTCAAAGGTATGCAAGGGATGCCCTGTATCAGCAGCGTGTGCTCTTGCTCCAAAGGGCAAAGATAAGATCGAACCCTTGGAGTATCTTGCATGAAGACTTGCAACTGGTGTGGCAATAACTTTACACCAAACGTTAACTATCAAATTTATTGCTCACCAGAATGCAGGGAACTTTCCACTAAAGAAAAAGTAAGTGAGAGACAAAGAAGTAAAAAAAGACAGTCTTTTATGGGAAAGAAACGATACTGTTCTGCTGGATGTGGAACAATTCTATCTATCTATAACTCAAAAAAACGCTGTAGCCAATGCAACGTTGATACAAATAAAATTGACAAGGCGTTGAAACAACTTAAGGGAATAATAGATTATGAAAGAATTGACGAATAAACCAAGGTCATTCTGTTCTATTGATGCCAGCACTAATAGTCTGGCGTTTGCATATTTCTATGAAGAAAAGTTAAAGAGTTATGGGAAGATTAAGTATTTTGGAAGCGATATCTATGAAAAGATTATTGATACTGCATACAAAACAAAGGCATTCTTTGAAAACTTTGAAGATGTAGAATACATGGTGATAGAACAAGTGATCTATATGAATTCACCAAAGACTGCTGCAAACCTTGCAATGAGTCATGGTGCGCTTGTTGCTGCTGCTGGAATAGCAGGTATAAATCATGTTGCAAGCGTTAGCCCAATGCAATGGCAGAATTGGTCGGGTAATAAAAGATTGACCGCAGAAGAAAAAGAAAAGATTCGTAATACAAATCCAGACAAGTCTGCCTCTTGGTATAAGACTCAAGAAAGATTGTTTCGTAAACAAAAGACAATAAGATTTGTTAATGAAAAGTTTAACGTAAAGATTGACGATGATGATGTAGCAGATGCAGTCTGTATAGGAGCCTGGAGTATTGACAATTGGGGAAAGGTGTTCTAGAATATGGCTAAGAACATGGGGCTTCATCACTCTGAAGCATTTTTAAAAAAAAGATTACACCTAGACAAAAAGACACCAGAGGAGATTGCAAAAGAATGCAACGTGAGTCTACAGATAATATATCGACAGATGAAAAAGTTTGGACTAAAAAAGTGAAGGATATGGTGAATCATCCACCTCACTACACTTCAGATCCATCTGGTGTGGAGTGTATACAGATTACTCGTCATAGAAATTTTAATGTTGGAAACGCCATTAAGTATCTTTGGAGAGCAGGAATAAAGGATGATGCCAAGCAAATTGAAGACCTAAAAAAGGCTATTTTTTACATAAATGATGAAATAAATAGATTAGAAAGTCTATAAACTGTGTGATCTGACTCACACTTCCACCATAAACCATTGACAATAGAGCATAGTCTGTGTTATGCTAGATAACTGTTGCCGCCGCAAGGAGGAATCAAATGACGAAAACAAAACTGGTAGGAGGAATTATGGTTAGCATAATGGCAGTAACTTTTGTTACTGCTTCTGCTAATGCTGCTTCAACCGAACAGGTGTATGCTAAGTCAAATGCACCTATTGCGACGGAGGCTTTTATGAATAAGCCTGTCGTGAAGATGGCTGTTCAAAAGCCAAAGATTACCTGTAAAAACTGGCTTGCTAGGGAACTAAAAAAGGCAGGATTTAAAGGAAGAGGATTGAAGATCGCTTGGTCTATTGCTATGAGAGAAAGTGGAGGAAGGGCAGATGCCATTTCTTCTACTGGAGACTATGGAGTTTTTCAATTCAATCGCGCAGCGTGGGGAAAGCAACCTTGGTGGAATACATCAAAGATGCTCACACGCAACTACAATATCATGATTGCTTATAGCATTTCGCAACATGGTAGAACCTTTTATCCTTGGGATATTGATGGTCGTGGAAATCACAAGGGCGCATATACATCTGCGTCTGTTTACAATAAGTACAAGTCGTGGTACAACAAGTATCCGACAACCTGTAAGTAGTAGATGGCGGGGTAGGGAAACCAATTCAACTAGGTGGCAACAACCCTATCCCGCCACTGCTATACTAGTGGCATTATGATAGATATTATTGAACACATGGAGGAAGTAAACAAAGTAGCCTCCGAATATATAAAAGGATTTAATGAGACTGAGATCTCTAAAGAACTTGACATACCAAGAGCCAGAGTATCTTCTCTTCTTAGAGAATGGAAAGCGATGGCGTCTAACTCAGAAGCAGTTAGATCAAGAGCAAGAGAAGCCCTTGCTGGAGCAGATCAACATTACAGTAAGTTGATCAAGCAATCCTATGAAGTTATTGAAGATGCAAACACTCAAGGTAGCCTTTCAGCAAAGACTGCGGCTATAAAACTTATTCTAGATATTGAATCTAAGAGAATAGATATGCTTCAAAAAGCAGGGTTGTTAGAAAATAAAGAACTCTCAGATCAGTTATTGGAAACAGAAAGAAAACAAGAACTACTGATGAAGATCTTAGTAGAAGTATCTGGCAAGTGTCCAACGTGCAAACTAAAAGTTCTTGATCGCCTATCAGAAGTATCTGGTCCAAATGGAGATGCCGTGGTAATCCATGAATCTTGATCTGTCAGAATTCCTTAGTGCCCTTGATGAGTCTCCATTTGAAGAGAGTCCAGTAGACCTTGACACATTCCTTCATGATCCCCAATATTTAGATCAGCCAGAACTATCACAGATCCAAAGAGATCTTGTAGAGGCCATGAGTCAAATCTATAAAGAAGATGATCTTATTAGGTTCATGGGATATGAAGAAGGTAAAGCACACTTTAAAAAATATACTAAAGCAGAGGTGCTTCTTCAGTTAGGCAAGGGATCTGGTAAAGATCACACATCCACCATTGGTTGTGCATACCTCGTATACAAACTCCTATGCTTAAAAGATCCCGCAAGATACTTTGGTAAACCACCCGGTGATGCTATTGATATTATCAATGTCGCGGTAAACGCTCAACAGGCAAAGAATGTATTCTTTAAAGGATTTAAGAATAAGATTGCTCGTTCCCCTTGGTTTGCAGGCAAGTATGATGCAAAGGCTGATAGCATTGAGTTTGACAGAGCAATAACCGTATACTCTGGTCACTCTGAAAGAGAGGGCCATGAAGGACTCAATCTTATCTTGGCAATCCTTGATGAGATTTCTGGTTTTGCTCAAGACTCTGCATCTGGAAACGAAAATGCAAAGACTGGTGATGCTATCTATAAAGCATTCCGTGCTTCTGTTGATTCAAGATTTCCAGACTTTGGAAAAGTAATCCTGCTCTCATTCCCCCGATATCCAGGAGATTTTATCTCTAAGCGATATGACGAGGTAGTTGCTGAAAAAGATGTTGAACATAAGTCCCATACATTTGTTATTAATGAAGAACTGCCACATGATTCACTAGATAATCAGTTTACTGTTGAGTGGACAGAGGATCATATAATATCCTATAAGTATCCAGGCATTTACGCCATTAAGCGTCCAACATGGGATGCAAACCCAACAAGAAGAATTGAAGACTTTAAGATTGCATTCATGACTGATAACGCAGACGCTATGCAACGCTTTGCATGTATGCCATCATTCTCATCAGATGCATTCTTTAAGGATAAGAGTGTTCTTGAAAGAGCAATGTCTCTGCATAACCCCATAGATCAGTTCAAGCGGGTAGAACCAGTATGGCAGCCTCAAGAGGGTGTTCGATACTATGTTCATGCTGACCTTGCCCAGAAGCACGACAAGTGTGCTGTTGCTATTGCTCATGTGGATAAGTGGGTTCAAGTAAGAACATTCAACGACTATACACAGATTCATCCATTTATTATTGTAGATGCAATTGTTTGGTGGGAGCCAAGAAAAGAAGGTCCAGTCAACCTATCAGAAGTAAAGGATTGGATTGTTGATCTGCGTAGGCAAGGATTTAGCCTAGGTCTTGTTACGTTTGACAGATGGCAATCATTTGACATTCAACAAGAACTACAATCTGTAGGAATTAAAACAGATACTCTTTCTGTAGGAAAGAAACACTATGAAGATCTTGCAATGCTCTATTACGAGAACCGTGTAGTGATGCCTCACATAGACATTCTCTTACAAGAAATGAGCGAGTTAAGAATTGTAAGTGACAAGAAGGTCGATCACCCCAGAAAAGGCTCTAAGGATCTCTCAGATGCCGTTACAGGGGCGGTATACAATGCAATAGCGCACAGCCCTCGTAATGCTAATCAAGAGATTGAAATTCATGACTGGAAATCAATAAATAAAAAACATGTTACAGATGCTAATGAAGACAATAAACGGTGGGAACCAAAGGAAATGCCAGACGACATTGCTGATTTCCTTGACTCATTTAATATGCTGTAGTATAATTTTCATATCAGAAAGGTAACAATATGGTTATATCATTTCTAATTGCTACGTTAATAATATTTTTATTAAACTTATTCATAACTCTGCTTTCTATTTCAAATCAGTACGGAGATGATCAAGAAGGCGTTGAGGTCTTTAGGGTAATAACATTAGGAGCAGTCTTAGTAATGATTACTTGGAATATAGTCGCCATAGTGTATATATAAATCAAGCGTCACGGCTGGCTGGTGGTCAGATGGTGTCTTATATACATCCTAGAGTTGGGTTCAATCCCCAAGTGACGTACAATTGTTATATAATTATACAAAGGAGTTGATAAAATGCCAATGTTATATTTACTAATGATTATTCCGTGGGCATTGACAGTAGTACTGTTATCCTATATAATTGTAAAGAATAATAACAGAGATTTAGAAGAAGGTTATGATGATCTTAACATTGAAGATGAAGGTGATCATAAAATAATTCGTGCTGCAATATACGACAGTAAAGCATTCTGGGTTGATGAAAATATATTCTACGAATCAGAAGTTATTAGAGAGCCAGACTGGTCTACAGCAAGACCAATCGACACAATGAAATTGTCAGAGAAATCTTTAAGCAATCTATTAAAGATTCTTGATGATCTAAAAGAAAATGAAAAGGAAGAGCGATGAATGTGGCAGTGCAAGGAACAAAAAACTTTATTGAATACAATGTGTTTATGCGTGCGATGGGGGTAGCCCTATCATCTATTGCTGATGATGATGAATTTAATGTATATACTGTTGGTCCAGCACAAGTAAACTCCTTCACTTCAGAGTTCTGCAATATGTCAGAAGGAGGGCTGATGAGAAGAGGAATCAAGACAAGATTCTTTAAAGTTCCATCATCCTATATTGAAAAGAACGCCAAAACATTCGACTACTTTGCCTTTCTTTCTTCCCCAAATGAGCGACCTTCAAGTCTGGTCACATACATGGAACTTATGGGAGTAGAAACTGGCATCTTTAGATATTAGGATGTGAACATGCTCTCAAGAAGAGATACTGCATACCTTAGTGTTGCCAGATACTGTGCAGCAAAGTCAGTTGCTAGGAATACTCATGGAGCCGTTGTTGTTAAGGGCGGTAGAGTTCTAGGAATTGGATGGAATAAGAATAGAAATAACCCCACAAAGGTTTCTCCAGAACATATTAAGACTGAATGTTCATACCATGCAGAAGAAGTTGCAATTCGGGAAGCAGGGAAAGATAACGTTCGTGGGGCTATAATCTATGTGGCAAGAATAAGTAAAAATGGTAGTGATAGAGATAGCAAGCCGTGTTCAAATTGCGCTGCTCTTATTGAGCAGGTAGGAATTAAGCGAGTTATCTTTACATCTCAATAGGAGAATATAATGATTGTAACTAATTTAGAGCAAATGGAAACCATTGTTTCATCACGAAAAGATTTGTCTTGGGATGGTTGGAACGTAGTAAAGCATAGCACTAGCAGCAACGCTATGTATTCAGTTGATGGAGAGTTTAAAGGTGGTAAGTGGATGAAGAAGAAAGTATTTCCTCTTACAGAGACTGGATGGAATATTTCAATCGTAGCAGGGAAACATGATGCACAGTTGGAAAAGTGATGCCAAATGCTTAGGAAAAGATACAAATCTATTCTTTGATAAGTATGAAGAAGATAAGGTTATAGCAAAAAAGGTAGACGCCTTTTGCCAATCATGCAAAATGAACAGGATGTGTTTTTCTACTGGATTCTCTGGTAAAGAGTGGGGGGTATGGGGTGGAGTTTATCTAAAAGATGGTAAAATAGATAAAGAACAAAACTCCCATAAGACTAGAGAAGATTGGTCTAACACTTGGGAGTCATTAACTACGGAGATAAATTAATGTATACACCAGAGGTTGGAATGGCTATCAGAGCAGTTAAAATTCCAGTAGACATGTCTGTTGACATTGTTGATTATGGAAAATACCTTGGCATTAGATTTTACGAAAGCGAGTGGCAGCATATTAGTGAATATGAAAGAACTAAAATGGCTGCCTATTTTGAATTAATTAGAAGGATCATTAAGAGTAAGGGTCTTGAGTCAACTCTAGATCCTATTTACGATAAACCCGGAATTCAGGTATTGTCATGAGTATATTTATTTCAATTGCTGGATACCGTGATACGGAGTTACCTAAAACAATTAAAAGTTTATACAATAACGCTGACAAACCTGAAGAACTTTATTTTGGAATTGTATCTCAAGATCTTAAAAATAAACATCCAGACGTTAGTTGGCTTGGAGATCAGGCAAAAATATATGAGATGCACGCTAGAGATGCAAAGGGTGCAGGCTATGCAAGAAAAATTGCGATGGAGTTGTATGAAGAAGAGGATTACTTTCTTCAAACTGATTCTCATATGCGATTTATTAAGGGTTGGGACACTAAATTAAAAGATATGCTTTTAGAATCTCAAAAGTTATCTAAAAATAAAAAGGTAATCCTCAGTCAGTTCCCTGCACCCTACACCATCCACTCAGATGGTAGGGATTATTATGAAAAAGGAGATCCAGACTTTTGGGATGATGTGTCTTGGACAAGTGTGGTTAATACTTGGACTGGTGTTTGGGCTGGCAATAGAGAAGTCATGGAAGATAAAACAAAGCCCATGAAGTCTCACACTGTTCTTGCTGGGCTACTCTTTACTATTGGAGACTTTGTAAAAGAAATTCCATACGATGAAAGAATATGCTTTATGGGTGAAGAGTTGTGTATTGCAATGAGAGCCTACACTAGAGGTTGGGACATATATGCACCTAACGAAATGGTGTGTTGGCACTTCTATAAGCGTGAGAATAGACCAAAGGTATGGAATGATAATACTGGTGTTCGTTCTTGGACAGACATTGAAATGAAATCTCAAAAAGTTCAGAGAGATGTTATTCTAGGTATTGAGCAAGGTGTTTATGGAATAGGCGACTACGACAAGTATGTTGAATATCAAGAAATGATTGGAATAAACTTTGCTGATTTTTATACAAACAGCATAGACCGTAAAGTTAATTTAGGATTGCTTACTCAAGAAACTATTTTTGATGAAGAATTTAATATGATCGAAATATCAATAACTGGGTACTGTAACTCTGGTCTTCATGAAGAATGTTTTGCAAAAGATAACTGTCATTGTATTTGTCACGAAGGAGAAAAAAATGTCTGAGAATAACGATAGACTAATTAGTAACATGAACGCTGCATCTAGTAATATCAGAAAGATTATTGCTGGCAAAGGCGGGGACGGAGCAGAAAAAAAGTATGGTCAGGCATACCAAGAACTGGTAAAGGTTGGACTAAAACCACAACTGCGTAAGAGATATAGATGAATCAAGATGTCATCATTCCTTGGAGGAACGTAGGAGAGCCTTGGAGAAAGAAACATTTTAATTTTCTCTTGGACTACTACTCCAAAAACTTTAATATAATTATTGGAAACAATGAGGGTGAGTTTAATAGGTCTGCGGCAAGAAATAGAGGAGTTGCAGAAAGCACCAGTTCCGTTTCTGTAATCATTGATGCTGACAATTATATCCCTATTAATCAAATACTAGATGCAGTTAGGGCGGCAGAAAGAAAAGACATATTAGTAAAACCATTCTCTTCATTTGGATACTTAACTGAAGAATCCACAAACTTGTTTTATGAATACTATTATAATCAGTATATGGACTTCAGTCCCACATACATAGAACCCCCACAAAAAGATTTTACTGGAGGAGCCTATGTTATGAAGAAATCTCTTTGGCAGGATCTTGGGGGAATGGACGAAGGTTTTGTTGGATGGGGTGCAGAAGATGATGCATTTCATTTATTATGCAAGAACAAAGAAATAGCAATAAAGTATATACCTGGGATTGATCATCACCTTTATCATCCTGCATTCAGAATAACGTCTGAGTTTAACTATAATAAATTAATGAAGGAGTATGTACATGGGAACAAGTCATCCAGAAAGTAGACCTTGGGTACTAGATAAAATTATTAAGAATGATATTAAATCAATCATTGATATTGGTGCTGGGTCAGGAACATATTATGATGCACTAAAACAAACAAGATACAAGGGCACCATTGATGCTGTAGAAGTTTGGGAACCATATGCTATTGAGTTTAATTTAAAGAAAAAGTATAAGAAACTTTGGATAGAAGATGTCAGAACCTTTGATCGCTTTCATCATGACCTAGCCATCTTTGGAGATGTGTTAGAGCACATGACAGTAGACGAAGCACTTGATGTTTGGAATAGGGCATCAAAGTACTGTGCGTTTGCAGTTATCTCTATACCAATTATTGAGTATCATCAACACGCTATAAATGGCAACCCATATGAGGAGCACATTAAAGAGGATTGGACTCATCAAGAGGTTCTTGACACGTTCCCCCACATCATTGATTCTTGGCAGGGTGAAGTTGTTGGAGCATATTGGGCAAAGTTTAGATAAAAGGAATAAATTATGTATGTTGCAAAATTTAGTAGAGATTCAATCTTCTGGATAGTAACTATATTTGAAAAACGTTGGTCTGAATCAATGCTATCAAATGAATTAATTGAAATAAACAGAAAAGTATTTATACTACATTCCAGTGGATATCGTTGGATCAACTCAGAAATTTCTAGAATTCTATTCGATCAACATAAATTAGAGATAGTAAATGGATAGAATGATAGAATAGTATGTATGGTAGCCATAAGTGATATATATGAAGACTCAGACACATATGTTTGCATAACCCATAAGCAGTTAATGCCATGCATTCAAGAAGGTAATCATCTAGTATCAAATTGGGTTTCAGATGTACAAAAAATCTTAAAAATAATGGAGAAAACATGAGTTGGATTAAAAGAGAATCAGGAAATAGCGTGAGTAATCAAAACACCAATACCACTAATAAGGTCGCTAGTAACTCTAATAGTTGGAAGTTAGTGGCTGGTGGAGAAGCCCTAAGAAATCAAGTAAACAATCGCTGGCCCAATAGGGACAAGCGTAGCGATGGAACTAAGGGTGATTCTGCCCATGCAACTAGAATCAGTGATCATAATCCAGATAGCAAGGGCGTAGTTCATGCATTGGATATTGATGAGGATCTGAAGGGATCTAAGAATGACAACGTATGGTTTTCAGATCAACTAATTGCATACGCCAGAACAAGAAAGCCTGGATCAGAAAGATTAAAGAATGTAGTTTATGAAAATAGAGTAGCATCAGGAACATATCCCACTAATTATTGGACATGGAGAAACGGAAACTTTGGTCATGATATTCATATGCACATATCTTTTTCTAATAAAGGTGAAACTGATGCAATGAAGTTTGACATTCCAATCCTTATGGGTAAGGGTGGTCAATGGGATGGAGCAGTTCCATTCTTTGATATCCTTTTAAATGCATCCATTAATGGTGCAACAAGCACAGCAACTTGGAGACTTGCTTGCAGACTTTCAGAATTAGGATTCTTTGAAGGAGCAGTGCAGCCAGAAGGAAAGCAGGCATTCCCATCTAGGGCAATAAAGAACATGCAAGACTATATGGGATGGGACAGAACCACATACAATGCAAAGATTCATAAAACAATTTGGAAAGAACTAACGCTTTCACATCTAGAAGCCTGATGGTGATGATACTCACAGTTACTTTGTTTGACTAACAAACAAATTACTGATAAAATTGAGTATCACCCAAAAGGAGGTATTTATATGAAGACAATCACAAATTTGTTTTCTAGAATGTTTAAGTCTTATAACAATGAGATGACAAGCATTCATAGAGAGTGGGACAGACAGCGAGCAAGATCCATGTCCCCTGCTGAAACAGCAGAAATTGATGCAATCTTTTCAAGACATGCTTAATGCTTGACAGTCCCACCCTTAAGGTATATGCTTTAGGGGTGGGTTAGTCATTTCTAGAGTAAGGAGTTAAAAGTGTTAGATGCAAGAGGAATTCCAACAAGAGTGTGTCCGTGTTGTGGACACGATCTTTTCACAGTACAAGTTTCGTTCGATGAAGACTATGAGATTTGTGGATATCTTCTTAACTGTGAATGCGCCTATTGTCACACAAAACTAACCGCTCCAACCCCGCTAGACCTAATCATGGAGAGTTACTGATGCAAACATTAGGTGTGCTATAATGTTTGCATGAGAGAGATATCATTAACACAAGGAAAAACGGCATTAGTGGATGACGAAGACTACGAATATTTGATGCAATGGAACTGGCATGTAGCATCTAATAGATACGCATCTAGAGCAATTATGCTTCCCGATGGGAAAAAAACTAAAATTTCTATGCATAGGATAATAATGTCTTGTCCAGAATTTTATGAAATAGATCATATAAATAGAAATACTTTTGATAACAGGAAATCAAATTTAAGAATAGTTTCACGCAAACAAAATGCAGATAATAGAAAAAATCTTTTCAAAAATAATACTAGCGGTGCTAAAGGTGTGTGCTTTCATAATGGAAAGTGGCAAGCATCATATAGAAATAATGGACTATTGACGTATATTGGAAGATTCAATACAATAGAAGAAGCCAAAGAGGCATATGAGACTACAAAGTCTCACCTAACAAAGGAGTAAATCATCCAAACATTCGTGCCTTTTAACGATATGAAGTTGTCTGCTTTTGCTCTTGACAATCTTCGTTTAAATAAACAACTCTTGGAAGGACGACAGATCTATAATATTCTTGTCTCAGGTAAGCGCACAGGGGCTTGGGTAAATCACCCGGCAGTCAAGATGTGGCGTCATTACGACATGGCCCTTCTAGAATACCTGCGTGCAATCAAGGATGAGTGCGTTAGTCGCGGTATTCAGACTGAAAAAAACTGGAATGCCATCATGGAAATTGATAACCGTAATTGGAATCGCGGGAGTAATGTGGTTATGCCTCCATGGTGGAATGATGAGCGTGTACATGAATCACATCGTAATAATCTTTATATCAAAGATAGTGTTCATTATATGATCTTTGGTGATGCAAAACGTGTGACATGTTGTGATAGTTGTAATTATTTTTGGCCTACACACACTCTTTTTTACAATGCAGAACTGCTCAGCAATGCAGTATAATTAGGTACATGTTATTTGGAAACAACGTCCTTGGACCAATGCCACCAGTAGGACCAATAAGATTGTGGGATGCTGGAGTAGTGTGGGCTGACCTAGAAAAACAAAAAGGTGTTTGGGATTGGTCTAAGTTAGATCATCTTGTTAGTCTTGCAGGTACACGATCAATAACCTTAGTGCTTGGTCACCCACCAGCATGGGCAGCAAAAGGTGGTCCAGACGGAAAGGAGGCTGTCTGGATGCCAGCAGGAAGCAATAGACCCCCCATTACAGCCATTGCTTGGCGAAGGTACATCACAGAAGTTGTGAACAGATACAAAGGTAGAATTAATAATTATCAAATCTGGAATGAGCCAGTAGATAAAAGATTTTATTCGGGGGAACTTAGTGAGTTGGCAACTATAACAAAAAGCGCATACACATTAATAAAGAAACTTGATTCAAGTGCAAAAGTTTTGTCTCCTCCCTTGCAGCCAAGAAGGCAGGCAGCATGGAACACTAAAGGAAAAATACTACTTAAAGAACTCAAGAGTGCTGGATACCCATTTGATGTGTACACAATGCACATTTATCCACAAAAAGGTGAAGGAATAGAAGGCTTTGTAAGAGATTGTAAGTTAGTTCAAAATGCAATAGCCACATGTCCAAAAAAGCCACTATGGATAACAGAGTTTAACTATAATTTAGGCGGTACAGGAAATCCATATCCTATTGCTCAACAAAATAAACTTATAGCAGAAACAGAGAAAGCCTGTAAGATGCTTGGCATACCTAGGGCTTATTGGTATGCCTATCAATATAATAACCCAGCATTAATAGCAATAACAAACACTTGACAATAAGATTGTCAACATGTACAATATAAATATACAATGCGAATGTTGCATAATGGCAGTGCCTCAGTTTTCCAAACTGATAGCGCGGGTTCGATTCCCGCCATTCGCTCCACACCTCTGTAGTTCAATGGATGAACAGTTGGTTTCTACCCAATATGATGCAGGTTCGAATCCTGTCAGGGGTACTTAAAATAGGGTACAATATAAATGCTTATCACCTCTGACACGATCATGTGATAGGCACTTAACTACTTGTGGGAAAGTTTGGCAATCCGTCTGTTTTGGGAACAGAAGAACGCAGGTTCAATTCCTGCCAAGTAGACGTACGGGCATTAGTAGACTGGTTTAGCACGTCACCCTGATAAGGTGAAGAAGGTGGTTCAATTCCATCATGCCCGACGTTAGCACGCAAGAGTACGCCAATAGTTACCTAATCAGATAAGTATTAGCGTACTCTCAAGGGGATATAACTCAGTTGGTAGAGTGTCTGCTTTGCAAGCAGAAAGTCGCAGGTTCGAATCCTGTTATCTCCACGGTGACAGTAGTGTATGGGATGGCACAGCAAACTGTGGCTTTGCTAGACAGGGTTCGACTCCCTGCTGTCACACCACACCTCCGTAACTCAGTTTGGATAGAGTATCACGCTACGAACGTGAAAGCCATAGGTTCAAATCCTATCGGGGGTACGTTGGGAAGATTGGCAGAGTGGTTATTGCAGCGGATTGCTAATCCGTGAGTCGTAAGGCTCCATAGGTTCGAATCCTATATCTTCCGCGCAAAGAATGGTTGGATATGAACACCAATATGGTATAATATCCATATGAGAATTTGCAGTCAATGTAAAGAGAGTTTAGATGAGTCTAACTTCTATGAAAGAAAGCGTGGTGGCAAGCAAGCCATCTGTATTTCTTGTAGAAAGATTTTAAATGAAATAAATTATCAAAACAATAAGAACAAAGTAATGGATAATAAAAATCAGCGGATTGAAAGAAATAGAAAATTCATTGTTAGCATTTTAAGAATGGGCTGCGTTGACTGCAATAGTAAGGATATTCGAGTATTAGAGTTTGATCATCTAAGAAATAAAACACTCGGTATAGCACAAATGAGATCTCATTCATTAGAAAGACTTAAAGAAGAAATAGATAAGTGTGAAGTTGTCTGTGCTAATTGTCATAATATTAGAACTTCAGAAAGAAGAGATGACTGGAGACATAGGATATACTTAAAGGAAATGGGAACTATCTAATGAGTACTGTGCTAGTTCTTAATGCTGGTTTCGAACCACTTCACAGAGTAAGTATTCAACACGCTATTCGTATGCTCGTTAGAGAAGTTGCAGTAGTTGAAGAATCAATAGATGATAAAACAATAGGACACTTTCCATTCCCTTTGGTTTTAAGGTTAGTTAGATATGTTAAGTTAAATTGGAGATCATCAACTCCTAAGTGGTCGAAAAGAAGATTGCTTGAAAGAGATCACTACTGCTGTGTGTACTGTGGAAAGCAGGCCACAACAGTCGATCATGTTATTCCTCGTGTCAATGGTGGAGAAACAACTTGGCTCAACACTGTGTCAGCATGTTTACGTTGTAATGGTAAAAAGGGTTCAAGTAGTATTGAAAAAAGCGGAATGAAATTAGCAAGACAACCGTTTAAACCAACATGGAAAGACATAACGCACTAAGCCTGATATGCTCCAAGGTGGGGCAGGAGACTGTAAATCTCTCGCGGTATCGCATGGTAGGTTCGATCCCTACATCAGGCACACTAATAAAAACTACGAAGGGATGCTATGATGAAGAATACTATGGTTGATAATAGTAAGGTCAAAGATACTATTGTTGATGAGGTCAGTCCATCAAAAGTTCTTAATGCAAATGATCGTTGTGATTATTGTGGAAGTCAGGCATATTTTTGGGTAAACGGAATCAATGGAGATCTGTTGTTCTGCCGTCATGACTTTCTTAAATGGGAAGATAAGTTGCGAGCATATGCTTTTGAGATTCTAGATGAAAGTCACAAGTTGGGCATTAAAGTAGAGTCATCTGCTTGACCTATAACTAAACAGTGTGTATAATATAAATGCGGTCTTGGTGTAGAGGTAACACAATTGTCTCCAAAGCAATTATCAAGAGTTCGATTCTCTTAGACCGTGCGATCATGCTTTTTCGAAGGCATTCATGAAATAGGTTCATGACTGGAATGACAGATAACAGGACTTACCTCCCGATAGTGTTGCAAAGTAGAGTCTAGAATCAAAATGCTAAATTCGGTCTGTCACATTCCTCAGTAACTCAGCGGTCAGAGTTCTTCACTTGTAATGAAGGGGTCGGGGGTTCGACTCCCTCCTGAGGATCGCAACACCTATAGACGGGGATATCCCCCGTTAAATCTCCGCTGGCATATCGGGGAGTTAAGAGTACTCAATATATGCCACTTGGCCCGTTGGAGTAGTGGTTATCTCACCTGACTTTCAATCAGGAGAAGGTCGGATCGTAACCGACACGGGCTACCAAGGATGATTAACTCAACGGTAGAGTGATTGCTTTACATGCAATTGGTTGGGGGTTCGAATCCCTCATCATCCACTCCAACTATCAAAGGAAATCATGAACGTTGTTGATGAATTCAAGGGCATGATGCTTGAAGATATTAAGTATCAGATAGATCTTAAGAGAGCAGATTTCACATCAGTCTTTCTTAACCTTACTCATGACTTTAATAAAGCGGTAGGTGTTCGTAATCACAATGCTTTTGCTGGTAAGGATATTTGGTTTGTTGGACGCAAGCAGTGGGATAAGCGTGGTTCAGTTGGAACATATCACTATGAGGATATTCACTATGCCAGTAACTGGGACAATTTTATTTTGCATAAGCCAGATGGACCACTCATCTGTGTGGACAATGTGGGCGACATACGTCAGGTTTCTCTAGGTTCATTTGACATTCCTTATAATTCTATCTTTGTTTACGGGGAGGAGGGATCGGGAATACCTCAGGAAATCCTAGATCAGGCAGATTATATCCTTAATGTACCAATGTGGGGTAGTGTTAGGTCATTGAATGTAAGCGTAACAAGTGGTATTATTATGTACGAGTATAGAAGACAGCATTCCCCGCTGGTGTAATCGGCAACACGGCTGATTCTGGATCAGCAATACGAGGATCGTAACCTTGGCGGGGAGCGCAATAGAAAAAATAAATATTTCCCGTTCGTCTAATGGCAAGACGATTGGCCTTGGACCAATTAATCGAAGTTCGAATCTTTGACGGGAAGCAAAGCGGTATAATTAACTAATGATTATCAGCCCATCAAGAAACTTTATATTTATCCACCTAGAAAAATGTGGCGGCACATCAATAGAGTCAGCACTAGAACCACATCTATATTGGTCAGATATGATTCTTGGCAGTACAGATTTTGGTGAAAGAATGCAACAACTATACTATGATCGATACAGTCGTGAAGAGGTAAATGAATATATGTTGTGGAAGCATTCAACTGCAAAAGATATTCATGCATTCATTGGACACGACGAGTGGAATTCACTCAATAAAATATCTACCGTAAGAAATCCAGAAGATCTAATCATCTCTTTATATAAGTTTTCAAGAATGACAATTAAATATCATATTGGTAGAATTCATAGGTCAACTTGGAAAGACTATTTAATGTCAGAAAACTTTCCACAGGTATATCCCTATACAGAAGGTTATATTCATGCCTATGTTGAATCACATATGGACGATAAGGGTATCAACGGTTTTGTAAATATACTATTAGATAAAGATTATCAATTTATTAAGCCTCAATTTGAAAGATTAAAGATAGATAGCAATACAAATATAGGCCGTGTGTTTGATTTATCTGATATAGATAATGGGTGGCAAGAGATTCTCGAAATGCTAGATCTTCCTTGGTACACACAATTAGAAAAACTTAACTCAAGTGAGCATGTAGACGTTGAACTATCTAGTAGATCAAAAAAAATAATTAAAAAGCATTTTGCTATTGACTATGATGTGCTTCCACAGTATACTGGTATCAATTGGTAAAAACATGCGAGTGTATCCCAGCGGCTAGAGGACGACGGCTCAAAACCGTTGTGTCGTGGGTTCGAATCCCACCACTCGTACAATAGTTAGACCAGACAATGTACGGACATTTAATATAAAATAATAAAAACCCTCATAACAATATGCTAATATTGTTACTAAGAGCGCCCCCCTTCTCTCCTAAAAAAAGGAGATGCGTGTAAATGAGGAAGAATGTGTTAATAGGTTTAATATTTTGGTTAGTAGTAGTTGTTATTGCGGTAACGGCAATTCTTATGACAACAGATGCTAAGGCAGAATCCGATAAGGTAAAAATATGCCATGCAACATCATCTGAAAAGAATCCATATACGAAAAATGAAGTGGATGTATCAAGCATAAATAATGAAAAGAATAAGTATCTTAATGGTCATGGTGATCATGAAAGAGACATCATTCCACCTTTCACTTACGAGTCATCTTCTTTTGAAGGAAGAAATTGGGATGATGCGGGTAAGAAGATATGGGAGAATGGCTGCAACATTGTAGAGCCAAGCCCAACACCCACTCCTACCCCCACACCTACCTCAACTCCAACACCTACTGTTACCCCAACACCCACAATTACACCCACGCCTACAGCGAGTCCTACACCTACCATAACGCCAACAGAAACACCAACAGCGTCTAGCAGCCCTACTCCCACAGTAGTGCCTAATCCACCCTATGTGCCGCCTGTTATAGTGCCTGTGCCAAGTAATCCTGTAACACCAACAGTAGTTCCAGAGCCAACTATGACTCAAGAGCCAACACCAATGCCAACAGTAACACCAGCACCAGTTCCAAGTCCTACAAAGACACCAATGCCAATTCCTACAGCAGTTGATGCTGGCGGGGGAGGGATGGTGGAGATTCCTTTTTTAACATCAAAGCCCCGCTGATTCCAGTAGGGATAAAAAAGGACAACTCAGTAGACATTCCAGAGGATATATCAACGGTGGGTTGGTATAAATATGGAGCGGCCCCAGGCTCAAAGGGGGGGTCAACTGTCATCGTAGGACACCGAGATGGCACTGATCCTGAGCCTGGGGCTTTTTACTATCTTAATAAGTTAAGCAGTAAAAATTCCATTGTGATTGAATACTTAAATTATACAGCAATCTATGCAGTAAAGAGTGTAAATATAATAAGTAAAAAGAATTTTTATAAAATATCTAAAGATATATTTTCACTAAAGGGTAAGCCAAGAATTACATTGATAAGTTGTATTGGTCCATATGATAAAAATAAGGGCGGGTATCAGAAGAACATTATTGTTACTGCTGAGCCATTGACGGGATACCCTTGGATACTCTACAATAGAGATCTAGACGGATAAGGAGCCTACTGTGGTTGCTAGGAGATCTAAGAAGTCTGATACGGAATTCATCCCAACTCCAGATCGACAAATGGAGATGCCTTCAGGATTCTGTATGACTGGTCATCATCATGACTGTAAGTATATCTTTATATCGGGTAAGTGTGGATGCGATTGTCATACACAAACACCAAAAACACAAATTGTAAGAGAAGAAGTTGCGTTTATTGCGGATAGTACCATTGATGATACTATCATTGATGTAACTAATGAAGAACTAATCATTATAGAAGATCCACGACCGTGGATTAAAAAATAGGAGGAAGTATGAATAAAGATTTGTATCTGACTACTCAGGAGTTTGCAGATCTAGTAGCAAAGACTATAATTGATCAAGGATATTTTAAGGCTGAGGATGTATGTCATCCAGAAGATCTATCTAGTGCGTTTATAATGATGAGTAATACTATTGGAACCACCCTATGTTGGGGAATTGACAAGGTACGAAACTCTCCTTCTAGTGATGTTAGGTATAAGTATGACAGTGCATATTGATGTTGTTGAAGGATACCCTGAGTTTCGTGGCAAACTGGTAAGAATATTTGCAAGGTGCATTGGATTAAGATTTGACCACGTTCTATTTGTTAATATAGTTGAGGAAGAAGAGGACAATGATAAGAGTAACGATTGAAATCGTACCATTTGGTAAGGAGGATAGGGCTAGAAAGATCGGCACTCTGCTCCTTGCCAATGATGGTGAGGGAACACATGAAACAGGAAACTATGCATATGTTTATGGATACACTGATAGGGATGTTTCAATGGCTCGCGGTACGATTAAGAAGTTCCCTCGCAGTCAAGGTGCTTGGGCACTTATAAAGAAGATCCTTAATAGCAAGTCAGAAGAAGATACAGTTCTTACTGATTTGCTTATGGAGCGTCTTGAATCATATAAAGGTGTATAATTAAATAGCGAGGGGATGAAAGGTTTCGACCTTGTTGGAATATGTGTGCGGCGTTTCAAGTGGAGTCTTGTAAACTACCAAATTATAATAAATGCAAATACACAAAACGCATTCGCCCTAGCAGCATAAGGGCCGTGTGGCAACGGCATAGGAACAGAATCGTTGCATAAAGCACCACAATGTAGTACAATTGCTTTAAACGCTAGAGCATAAACGTAACTGTTACACATAGGAATACAATGGGACAGGGGTTCGACTCCCCTCATCTCCACTGAAAGGATGGCAATGCCAGTTTATTTATATACCTGCAAGGATTGCGGGGACATGGAAGTAAGACAGGACATGTACGATAATACACTCAAGACATGTCCTAAGTGCAGCAACATTGGTCTTGCTAAAAGATTTGTTCCAGTAGGAGTAAAGTTTACTGGATCAGGATTTTATTCAACAGATAATAGGGGTAAGTAATGGAAACAGCATTGTTTATTGCAGTTTTAATATTTGTATATGGCTTTGGAATGTACCTTGGATGGGAAGCAAGAAAAGATTATTCTAGGAGAAAAGATGAATCCTGACCAGCCACAGTTTGAACTTTACTGGAGAGACGTAATTAGTAGAGAGATAGATATGTATAGACTAATGAATAATCATCTAATTAGTGAAGATACCCTTGAAGTATTAGATGAGTTGATTAAGTTTGTCGGAAATCCAACTCAATAAACAAATTAGGAGATTATTGTGAGTGCAGCAATTCATTGCGATGGTCCAGACTGTATTGGTTGGATGAAGATGGGCAGGGCATTTGCAGATAATGCAGGTTTCTTGTCAGTATATTGGGGCGATGGGCCAGACAATAATTTTGATTTCTGCTCTTGGGACTGTTGTATTAGGTATGGAGCGACAAAGCCACCATTAGTAATTATTGAGGAGTAGCATGTATCTTCCTGCTGATGAAGAGAGTGTAGGACCACACCATAATAAAAAGAAAGATACAAAGAGATGGTGTAAGGGTAAGGTGGGAAGAGAGCATGTTCTACATATAACTAAATCAAATTATGGTGGCACAAGCAATTGTAAAAATGCTCCTTGGTTTATTAGGAACAAGTCTGGTGAATTAAAACCATTCGATAGATATATTTGCTGGCATCAAAGGTCTTGTCAAAATTGCGGTAAGGTGCTAGAATATTGGTTACCAGCAGAAGAGTGCCCTGACTACAAGGAGACAAATGACTAGCAAGTGTCCAAACTGCGGCAACAAGGCATGTCAATGCTTTAGTTCTCCTTGTTGCGGAATGCTAATAACCAGTATTGATCTTACTTATAATGCACATTGTGGATACTGCGGAAGGAATTGGAATGAGTGATTCTACTTGGTATGACATAGCATACGCAAAAGGACGGATGGACGCTACCGTTGCTGCCGTGCAGCGGGTTGAAACGCTTAAGCCACGACTATGGATGACTACGTTTGAAGGAGGGTACGACTGCTGCGGATGCAGCACCCTACTTGACTTGTACGAAGACGCTGTTGACGCTATTAGAGGAGAACGTAGTGAGTGAATGGAAAAAGATCTATAGATCAGCAACACCTATGACTTCAACGGTAGAGATGGATACCCTTACCAGTAATCTGGTTCGCCCATTTGATTATGCATCAGATGGAACAGAGTCTTTCTATCCTTACATCCTTCCATCTGAACTCCCAAAGACTTTTGGTATCGGTGTTATTGTCGGTGCATCTGGCACAGGAAAATCTACCCTTCTTTCTGAGTTTGGAAAGTATGTCAAGCCACAATGGGACTATTCTAGTTCCATTGCCTCCCACTTCAATGATGCAGAAGATGCATCAGAGCGCCTTGCAGCCGCAGGACTTATGAGTATTCCAGAGTGGGTCAAGCCTTATCGGGTGCTGTCAAATGGACAGCAATTCCGTGCAGATCTAGCGAGGAGTATTAATAACTATGCTGTTCTTGATGAGTTTACTAGTGTTGTGGATCGTAACGTGGCAATGGCAGCGTCAACCGCGATGGCAAGATACATTCGAAAGAACGATGTACACAATGTTGTTGTGGCTACTTGTCATCGGGATGTTCTGGACTATCTTGAGCCTGACTGGGTAATTGATCTTGATAAGGGTCTGTGGACCACTGGGAGGTGGGTTCAACGACCTGAACTGGCTCTCACAATACATCCTGCCCACTACAGCATTTGGACTTACTTCTCTAAGTATCACTACCTCAGCGAAAACCTCAACAGAGCGTCACACAACTATGTGGCAATCTGGAATGATCAGTTAGTAGGATTCAATAGTGTCATCACAGCACCGTCAGGTACTTATAAGAATGCTTATCGGGGTCATCGTCTTGTCGTTCATCCTGACTATCAAGGGTTTGGTTTTGGACCGAAGATCAGCGAGGGAGTAGCGCAGCATTATATTGATAATGGTAAGCGTTACTTTGCCAAGACTTCCCACCCTCGTTTGGGTGGGTATAGAGATAGCAGTCCCCTCTGGAAACCTACTAGCAAGAATCATATGAAGCGTAGAGATTCAGAAGGACATGATCGTTGGAAGATTAATCCTGATCGTTGGTCTTTCTCTCATGAGTATATTGGAGTATAATGATTGATCTATGTGTTGGAGGATACTATGCATTACAAGATCATAAAGCATATACTCCAAATAAGTGCATCCATGTATTGGGTCCACGGCATCTAGAAGGAATTACAGAGGAAGTAAGAGTAGTAGCATTACCTGACTGTGACTGGGATCTTCTAGCATATGTAGAAGAAAAAGCAGAACAAATTAACATTATCTTTAACAACTAACGAAGGAGTGGCAATGCATATTTGTATGGAAGAGGTTAATCTTGTCATTGCAGCAATCCGAGATCTAGCCTTAATGCTTCCGATTATTCGTGTAAAGATCGGATTTTAAGTTATGAAAAAGATAACGACAGGCAATGGAACACATTACATTCTTGATGAAGATCATCGTTGTGCCCGTCGCATCAAAGGTGAGGGACGAAATGATATGCGTGGCGATGGTGAATGGTTCTATTACACCAGCATGGGGGCATGGGATAAGGAAGAAAACAAAATCGTCAGCCCTCCAGTAATTGGAATGCCAATCTTCTTTAACCTTACGGGTCATCGTGACTATGATTGGCGAATGACAACAACTGTTAGAAATATTGAGGAGGTAGAGGAATGATAGAGAAGATAGATCTAGATGCAATACTTGATACCCCTGTAGTCCCTGCCGATGCAGGAGAGTATGCAGAGGGGCTTACTAAGATTCTCAGCAGGATTCCCCCTCGTTGGGGACGTTGGGTTCAATGTGGCAAGGGTTGGTATCCTCTTCTTTGTGAACTTAATGAAAAACTTGCAGCAATCTTTCCAGATTACGAACTTCATCAAGTCAAGGAAAAGTTTGGTACTCTGAGGTACTACATTGGTTTCCCAGAACTAAACCCACAGTGCTGCCTAGATAGGTATGCTGAGCGTCCTGTAGAGGGTGCTGTAGACCCTAAATGGCTCTATGGTATTGAGCGTACTCTTCAAGAACAGTACGCTCTAGATCAATGGTTTTATGAGTTTGAAAAGCATCTAGAAGGTGAAGACCATGTTAATCAATGGGATGCACTAGAGCCAGAGCGTGATCGGAGACGAGAATGTTCTGACAAGATGCACAAGATCATTGACGAATATGAAGATCGAACAATGCGTACTTGCGAGACTTGTGGAAAAAACGCAGCACTTGCGTCAACAGGAGGGCGGGGTACTTGGTATAAGACCCTATGCACCCAATGTGCAGAAGAACTAGGATACATGATAATTGAGGAGGAAGATAATGAGTAGCGATGATTTCTTAGAATTCGGAATCATGCAATATGTAGAAGAGTTTGAAAGTCTCAAGATATACATTCACTTGAAGGATAAGACAATCCTTGCATTTGATAACGTTACACATGATCCTATTCGTTATAAAGGATGGATTAGTATTTATCACAAGTGGTTTAGTACTCAAGAGGTTTGCAGTATGATTCCTGCAAGTGATTTTTCATATGTTACTTATGTTACAACAGAACATAAGGAAAAGTCTAATGAGGAAGATTGAACTGAATATGGATTCCAGTGAAACTGAATCTGTTTCGTAATCCTGCCGTAGACCCTTATGTATCGCACATGAGGGTTATCTACGAGGATAATATGAGAAAGCAAACAGAAGAGTATTGGCGAACTAAGATTGCCATTGATATTCAAAATGAAGTAAACTTTCATGCTTGGGGTAACTACCTCAATGGAGGTTCTTGGGAAGAAGGAATGGCAAAGGCTAAAGAGATTGCCTTGGGGCGGTAGAGAAATCTACCGCCCTTTCTTTGTTCATCTACAGTTCATGGTAAGTTTCTCATAATATGTGGCTCCTGTCTTGATTTCTTGCTATGATTATCTCGTTGGAAAGTCCAACCATAACGATAGGAAAAATATATGCGGAAAGTTTTAGTGGCTACTGCTACAGCAGTTGCAGCAGTAATTGCATTGGCATCACCAGCACAAGCAGCAAACGGTATTGCGGGTGGTGGAGCATCATTCCCATACCCATTCATTTCAACCTGTGCAGCAGATTTCAACGGCTCACAGAGCAATTTCACAGTAAACTATACTTCAACGGGATCTGGTACTGGTAAGGGTAACTTTACAAAGGGTACGTTTGTATTCGCACAGACAGACAGCAAGTACACATCGGGCGAGCCAACCTTTGGTTGGGAATACATCCCCAACATTGGTGGAGCAATTGCTTTCCCAATCAATCTAACAAACACCAAGACAGGTAGAAGCCTTGGATCTTCAATTCAGTTAAAGAGAATTACTCTTGCAAAGATTCTTTCTGGAAACATCACTGCATGGAATAACAAGGAAATTCTTAATGACAATCCAAGGATTGCATCTGGCATTCCTGCAACACTAATTAAGGTAGTTTACCGTTCAGATACATCTGGCACAAGCAACAATGCACTTCAGTACCTCAATGCTTGGACACCAACAATCTGGCCGAAGGTTCAGGATGATTTCGGAACTGCATTTCCAAGCGGTAAGCCACTAGCAAGTTCAATTGCAGGCAAGGGTAATGCTGGAGTCATGGCATCAATCATTGCAACTGAAGGATCAATTGGTTATGTAGACTTAGGAGATGCAAAGGGCTACCCTGCTGCTCGTATTCAGAATGCACTTGGAGAATTCATTGCTCCATCCTCTAGTTCCGCTGCAAAGAACCTAGCCAACCAAACAAGTGTTGCATCAAATGGCCTTGTAACACTTAACTATAATGTCAAAGTTTCTGGTGCATACCCGCTAGCAATCTTTAGTTACATGCTTGTTCGCACTGATGGCAAGGGACCAAATGGTCTAGGCGTTCGTCAGTTTGCAGACTATGTAATTCAGAAGTGTGGTCCATCACGGGCTGCATCACTTGGATACGTTCCCGTTGGCGGCAAGGTTCTTGCTACAGCAAAGACTCTCGTCAACAACATCAAGTAAACTACATAGCGAAGGGCGGCAGAGAAATCTGTCGCCCTTTTCTATTGCACAAATATCCTTTATGCCCTATACTTATCATATACAAGAGAGGCGTAATTATGAGTACACATTTCCCTGAATGTATTAATTTTGCTGGGCCTTGCTGTCCTTGGATGGGTGACTGCACATGCCAATGCATCTGTGATATTCTCCGTGCTTGTGAAGAAAGAGTAACTAAGCAAAATGAAACTAACATCTTTGACCTGTACGATGCTGAATACGAAAATGGTTACGAAGATGGCATCAATGCAGCGATTGTAGCGGTACAAGAGTTGATGAATAAGCCTGGGGCACATGCAGAGCATTACATTTCAGCAATCGACCTATTAAGGAAATCGGAATGAGCATTCAGCGGTTTGACTATGCGGGGGTAGTCGGAGATATTGATTACGCAGAGGGAACATATGTAAGATATGAAGATCATCTATCTGCATTAGAGAGCATTATTGGTGATATTGTTGATAAGGCTTGGGCTAAAGGATATGCTGAGGCTGAAAAGTTTTTTACTAACTCATGCCTAGCGTGTGGCTATGCAGGAGAATGGTCCACATGGATATGTGAAGTTTGTGCGGCAGAATTACTTGAGGATGAGGATGAGGATTCTAAATGAAAGAGTTAATTAGTAAGTGGAAGTATTCTAAAAAGCGCGGGGCATGGATCATGAAATGGAAGCGTAGGAAAGTAAAGCCTCTTAGTATAAAGGAGAACCCATGAATCTATCAGATTTTATCTACATGCCAAATACTAACTCTTGGTATATCAAGAAGACAGCAACATATGTCTATCAATCTTATATGCAAAGTGTAGATAGGGAAACAGTAAGGCAGCATCTCGTTGATTGTGTTGGTAGTTATCCATCAGAAGAGTTGCTTGATACCCTTATAGGAGTGTGAGTTAACCATGACTGAGCAAGGTTCTGGTGGGAAAACTGCAATGAGGTGTCATTACTGCCAAGAGAGAGTTTATTTCTTTGAAGATGTAAGCGATCCATTGCATTATGATCGCTCACCGTTATGTACATATGGAAGCGTTATTAGATGGATGGAGGCTGTTCCTCATGAACGATCACTTAGATGAATGTCCAGAAGTTTTTATAGATTGTTATGGAACATTATGTGATTGTGAATACTCACACTTTTGTATCTGTGATGCGCTGCGGGCCTGCGAGGCTCGGGTCACCGCTCTGGCGACTCCAGAAACCGTGGCGCAAGCCGGGTATTGGTACGAGCAGGGCCAGCGTGACGCCATCGCTGCCGCCGTGAAGCGGGTAGAGGCGCTGCCGATCCCGCTAGACGAGGACCGCAGCATCGTGATGGATCGGATAGCGGTCATCGCCGCGATCAAGGTAGATCAGCCATGATTGAGCATTTACCAGAATGTTTCGAGCAGTGGCAGATCGCACGCAAATGCAACATCTGCGATGCGCTGCGTGCCTGCGAGGAGCGAGTGCGAGGCGAGGAGCAGCAGCGAATAGAGGCTGCCCTGAGGTCTGTCGGACAGCACGATGCGGCATGGGAGTTAGCCATCCGTGAAAGGACACTCCGAGATGCACGGGAAGCGATTATTGCAGCAAAGTCTTTAAACGTTGCAAGCAGTCATGCATTGGATAAAGAGGCACGGTTCATTTGGATGAACCATGCACTAGAGGCTATTGACGCATTACGAGAGGAAACTAATGACTGAGCATCTACCAGAGTGCTGGGCGAAGCATGAGAGTGATCCTCCAGCATGGTGCATCTGCGATGAACTCCTTGCCTGTGAAAAGCGGGTACTTGGAGAAGGAATCCAAAAACTACTAATTGCTGAAGGTGTTAGAGGATTTATAGAGTATGGTAAGTCTAGATGGAATAAAGGATATGAGATGGGATATGCAGTAGCGAAAGTCAAATACAAGAAACGACGGAGGATTAATGAATAAGGTAATCGTAATACAAGAAGTGTTGTATGGTACTAATGCTGGTCAAGGTATGACTGCATCAGGTGAAGGCGGGTACGACATTTGGATTAGAGATGAAAATAATTATATGGACTTTCTAGGATTCATCAAGGATGAAGAGTTAGTTAACACAATCATGTATTATGAAGACTTGGGAGATAGAGTAGAGATTAGGTATCTTCCACATGAGTGATAATGTAACATTCATACCCCTCGTAAATTAACATTACTCGCTAACAGAATGAGTTAGGTTCGCGCAAAAATAGAAGACACATCCTTGACACATGGTAGGTATCTACGATACAATTCATGCAGTGGATGAATTTCGCGGGGCAGTCAAAGTAAGTCTCATCACTATACATACACTAACAACCTATACATATACATGGTGTTTATAAGGTATACATATGGCTGAATAACCTATACATTCTCATGTAATGGATAGTATTATCCATAATACTGATACATAATTATGCCTAATTATGCACAATAATGCCTTAATATGCACAAATGTATGCATAATATACATAAAAGATGTTACTGATTATATATTTATGATTGAAGAATGAATTTTATAAGGGAATTGGGTTACAGAAAAAATGTATTCTTAATCATAATCTCTTAATAATGGGGCAAAACATGCAGAATTCCCCCCAAAACGTAGCCGTAATGGAGGAAAACCTGTATAAAACTATGAATTTATATATCCCAGTGGAGGATGGCAGAAACATAACAATTTCGTTACGGTTTTGGCAGGGCATATCGTAATGACATATAGTTACATGTGTTATATATATGTATAGGGAAATTCCTTATACCTTAGTATAGGAAGGTATGTATATGTATAGGGAAATCTTATACATTTATTATATCTATACCGCCTTGACAAGAGGGGGAACATGTGATAGCAGCACACAAGGCTATCTCTATCCTCCACTCAGGGGTAGCAGGAAAGTCCTTAGTAGTAAATAGACTACCTAATGCAAATGGTCCACCCGATCCTAATGCTGTTTCATTAACTTCCGCTACGCTCCAGTCAGCAGTATTCATTTCAAACAATCTACCTTGTGTTCCTATGAGAAATTCGGAGGTATGCTCAGGATCATGACTACTATATAGATCTATAGCACTACGCATATGTGATACTACGTCTGTTCGTAATGTCTTATAAGGATCTTCTCCTGCATCAGGCATATCAATGATTTCCATCAATTGCCCTACCCCCAGAGATCCTGAATAACCAAATACCCATTCATTATTAATATGCACCTTTGGGCGGGATAAAGAAAGGATAGTTGAATCATCTGATATACCTCTATCTGCACCTATATATACTGTAGTACCGTCTGTTATACCTACAACAATTGTCATTACTTCTCCTTTAGATTTCGGCATTCTTAAAATGGCCCTCGTAATGTCTACGAGATTATTATTATATACCCGGGAAGGATTTTCGGCATTCTTAAAAGGTGCCTCGTAATGTTTATAGGATTGTTATATATGCCCGGGCCGTTCCCCTAGCACCTAGAGAATCCTAGGGCTAGGGGGACAAGGGCTAAACCGCTACAGGCTCAAGAGGTGGCTGGTCTGATGCCTCAAATGCAGCAGACAAATCAGCATACTCTCCATCAGCAGGAATGTCAATGTACTCGCAGAACATATCCCAAGTCTCGTCAATAAACGAGGGAGAATCAGAAGCCTCATTGATAGTGGCATAACCATTGTCAACCATGTAGGCTAGTGGCAGTGCCACATCGTTATACTTGAAGAACTCCATCCATGCTTCGCTTGACTGAATGTCCTCCCTGTAGTAGGCCCATAGGTCACCTAGCACACTGCACTTATTGGAAAAGTCCATCTTGCACATACTCCTTATTCTGTCGGTCGTTCTTGATTTCCCACTTTACCTGCTCGCCAAACTCAACGATGCGCTCTACGATGATGCGAGGCTGAGCCTTCATCACCGTGTACATGGCAACATAGATCAGTTCTTGATCTGTGATACGCATGTCAGCGAATGCATCGACAACCTTGTCAGCGACTCGCTCTATACGTTTGATATCCATGTGCTTATTCTACCCCCTGCGCTATAGAATGTCAAGAGGTGGAAGGAAGGGAGTCAGTAGCGAATTGACTCCCCTCCCCTTTCCAACCTGCACGGTCCAGCATATCAACTTACGTTGCACCCCAACACCGTG